GCTGTTCTTACCGCCATAAAAAGCAGGGTGCCAGGTCAGCAGGCGGTGGGTGCCGTCCGGCGCTACGTCTCCCGCCATGGGCACATAGCCATCGCCGGAGCGCATGTGCCAACTTGTGTAGATATAGCCGCCGTCATCCCACTCTTTGATGGCCAACGCGGCAGAAAAGCAGTATACCGGCGCGGTCTCGCCGGTTACATCAAAATCATCTTCTATTTCAACGGCTAAAATTTCCATAGTGCCGTCGGCCAGGCTCTTGGCGTTGGCACGCACATACCAGGTCATGGGGTCGTTTTCAGCCCAATCGGCCACGCCTGTGCTGGCATCCGTCACCAAGGGAGCAGCGCTGCGCCCATCCGCCAAGTCATCCAGCGGGGTGCCGCTGGCATCGCCGCTCACACTTTCGTGGATGTTCCGCACCGTGTAGGTCTTATCGCCCCAGGCGGTGTCCAGCATGGCGGCAAAGCGTTCCAGGCAGCTGTACTTAGTCCCACCCTGCGCCACAGCAAACGGCCACCATCGCCGGAAAATAGTCTGCGTGTTGGTTCCGTCCAACATGGCAGCGTACATGCCGTCGGACGCGGGTACGGCTGCCTTTGCCTCTTCTGCACTTTTAGCCGCTGCATCGGCGCTGAATTTTGCTGCCGCAGCGCTGTTGGCAGAGGCTGCTGCCTGTTTGGAGGCTTCTTGGATGCTTTTATTAACTTCGGTTGATATATTATCAATACCATCTTCAATATGGTTTAAGTGTGAAGCTAACAACGTTTGACCAGAATAAAAATTTTGTTTTACATAGCTCATAATTTACCTCCTTATCCCAGCACCACACTGTCCAGTACCGCTTCACCCAGCACTGCAACATTTTCCTGTGTAACATCTCCGCGGATCATCGCGTCAATCTGGCTGTTAGTAATCTCGTCAATCACAGCTTCCGGGTTTGGGGTGTTGATAATCAGTCTCCCATCTGCATCCGCCGTCACGCTCGTAATGCCGGTGCCGCGCACCTTTACTGTACCCTTTGCCACATCACCATGTTTCAGCTCCAAATTGGCTTCTGTGGCATCGGCCTTGCTGGCACCAATTGTAAAATCAGTATCATTCAGCATTACCCAACCAGAGTTATAAATATATAAATCTCCGGGCGGCAGGTAATAAAACTTCCCGGCCAGCGGGGCCAATGGCAGCTCACTCACTCGTTCCAGATCGCTTCCAATCCGAACTCGCCCGCCGGCTGTGTCCCGGTAAGTGTTTCCCGTATCCAAGCAGCATACCAGCTGTCCATCCACAATAGGAGTTTTATCCAGCTGCGACTGTTGGATCTCGCATAAAGAAAGTTTTGACATCGTAAAACTCCTTTTTGTAACAATAAAAAAACCGCCTACCTGCGTACAGATAAGCGGTTTCGATTCAGTATTTAATTTGACAAATTTTGCATTGACAGTATAATAATAGCAGAACTAAGGCACCAACGTTTATTCCTTTTTTGCCATATCTTCCTCATAGACGTAATATACGGTCAAGCCTCCCATCTTCCGCAAGGCATTGTGGAGCGCCCCTACTTTGCCTTCCGGCGAATCCTTTTTGCCAGGATGTGATACTTATGCCGGATCTATCCGTTGTTGATACCATCGTCATTATTGGCGTTGTGTTCACCGGGGTACAAACTGTCGTAGCAGTTATTACGTTTTTTTTCGTGGTAATAAAAAGTAAAACCGCTCTGTCGCCCACAGAACGGTTTTTTTGCTATGGTGGTTTAGCCATTTGTAGTTTTATCGTAAACTGAGGCGCGACCGTCTATGTCGGTGCCTTAGTTCTACTATTATTATATATTCAACATCGTTGTTTATCAATACAATATAAAACCTTCGCTGCACAGTGCATGTTCTCCTTGTTTTGCAAAACACTGGCCCTGCAGCGAAGGCTATTTTTTATGTCAATTTGAAATAACTAACCACTTTGACATCTCAGCCAATGGTCTTCCAGGTAATAGCGCCCTCAACAACCTTCACGCGGGTATCCATGGTAGTGTTCAGGCCGTCAGCATACGCCTTGGCGGCATCACGGGCAGCATCAGCCTTGGTGGTTGCGTCAGCGGATGCAGCAGCAATGGCCTCGCTCTTGGCGGCAGCCAGCTGTTCAGTGCTTACCTTTGCATCCCAGGTGGCCTTCTGCTCATTGGTCACATGGATGTCGGCATTGGCAGTGTGGGCATCCAGTGCATCCTGTACAGCCTTGATCTTCTTGTCGGCTTCAGCCTTGGTGTAAGCGTCCGGCACAGCAACGTACAGGCCATCTTCCTCCACAGTGATGGAGTTGTTAGCCTTGGCGCTTACTTTAACACTCACACTGATCTTGTTATCAGCGGAAACAGTCACATTAGCGGTGGAAGTTGCCAGGCCAGTATAAATGTCAATCAGGCTGCCAACCGGGATCTTGATCACATCGCCACTGGTAATGGTCAGCTCAATGTTTTTGTCCTCGGCATTATAGGTACCGCTGTTCACAACCAGATCCTTGCCCAGCGCAATGGTCAGTTCGTCGCCGCCAAATACCGGCAGCTTGATGGTGCGGGTGCTTGCGTCATAAGTCGGTGCATGCACAACGCCAGTCAGGGTGGTAGCAACGGGGTCGCCGCCCTTGGCAACACTCAGCACCCCATCATTGTAGGTAACATCGGTAACAAACACACCCTTGCTGCCAACAACGCCCTCAATCTTGGCATCAACGTAGTCGGCAACAGCCTTTGTGGTCGGCACATTATCATCACTGGCGTTGGCAGCCGGGATCTCAGTTACGGTGGCCTTGTTCAGCTGGATATAGCTGGTGCCATTGAACACATGCAGGGTAAAGTCGCTGGTGCGCACATAAACAACGCCCTGCACCTGGCCGGAAGCAGGCAGGGTGCTTACCAGTTTGCAGCTCTTGGTGTATTCAACTGCGCCCTTAAAAATCTGCAAGGTGTCAGTCAAAAAATACAGGGTGTCGTTGTCCTTTACCTGCAGGGCTTCAAAGTTAGCTTTGGTACCATAATTAAATTTTACTTCTGCCATAATTATCTCTCCTTAAATTTCATGTTGTTTTTGTCGATTAAAATTCTTGCCAAACAAATCCAGTGCTTGCAGTGTTGAACGGTTCAACAGCAAACTTCCCGGTATCCAACAGCTGTACAATCCACGGCTCGTACTTGCCCGCGGTGTTTTTAATCATTACGGTCTGCCCGGCATAAGTGTCGCTGCTGTTGTTCAGCTGTTCATTGGCTTGCCCGTTGCTGTCAAAAACACGGGTACGGGGGCGGATCGCCTGTTTGCTCTTATCGTCACGGATGTAATAAAACTCCGATGTATCCTTGGTAATAACCAGGTCCTTCTCGTCAATAATTCCATTCGTAATCGCTGTATCCAGGTTTTCCGCGTTACCATAACCCAACTTGCTTGTGGTTGCCATTCTCCCAACTCCTTTCTCCATTTGTCGTTATATAGAAAAACGCAGGCGGCCAAGTCTTAAAACTCAACCACCCGCATATTTTCATCAGTTGTACTATCACCGCCGGAACCGCCGCCGCTCTTGATCTCTACCGCATTGCCAATCGGGCTTCCGTTGGCGGTCAGCTGCAGCATATCATTCTTGTAGCTCAGGTTGTCGGCCTTGTTGTTCATCATGGTGTTGCTCTTATCAATCATGGCCTTCAGCATGGCCTGCATCGCAATAATCCGCTGGTCCAAAGCATTCAGTGCTTCGTCCGGGATCGTGGCCGCCCAGTCGTAAACATCAACAATTTTAATTTCGCCCGGTCCAACCTTGCGGATGTACTGGGTGGTCCTGCCTTCAGCATCCATCTCAATGTTGCCAAAGGTCAGCTGGAACTCAATCACACCGGCCTCACTGGTCAGCGCTGTGTCAAGTGGCAGCTTATATTCCAGCTTGTTTTTATACAGCTCGTCACTTAGCGTCAAAAACTCGGTGCGATATTTCTTGCTCACCGGCAACCGGTATTCCAGCATCACCACATAGTCTCGCATGTCTTTGCCCTTATATTCCGGGTCAGCCAAAAAATGCAGGGTGTCTACCAGTTTGCTCTGCTGCATCACACGCTCCACCACACTGGCGGTCAGGGTATTGTCCTCGTTAATCAGGATTGTGTACATTGCTTGTCTCCTTTCCGCTCACAATGTAGTCAAACTCATTGCGGCTGATTTTGTCCTTGTGCCACAGCGCATTTAGGGTCGCCTCTTTTAATCGGCGATCCAAATACAACCGCCGCAAACTCTCCACAAAGTCACTCATAGCACACCTCCTTCAATCAGGCTCATGGTATAAGCATCAATAATAGCCTCAGGGGTTTTGGCCCCCAAGGCTTTCAGCTTATCATATTCGTAAACACTGATCTCTTCCAGCTGCACGGTATCGTATCCTGCCGCCGGAATGTTATAGTATCCGTCAACATGCCAGATGTAGCGCCCATCACTGCTCACAATTCCTTCGGCATCATCTGCTGTGCAGTTTACCATAATCCCGTGTTTCGCCTGGTATTTCACAAAACTCAGGTGGTCAAGGGTATCAATCACCTGGCCGTTATATATCACCTTGTAATACATTTCGTCCCTCAACCTCCTTTACACGCTGAACATCACGCGCACGCCATGCTGCTCATTCGGGGTAACATAGCTGTAAATCTGACCGTCTGCCGCAACCTGCAAAAAGTAATCTGCATACTGAACATTCGGGCTGCGTGTCCAATAAGTGGTGGCCGCGCCATCATCGTCATAGCAGATTCGGCTCTGATTATCCGTCATGTAACTGATCGTTGTGCCTTCATAAATATACGGCTCACTGTTCATGCTGGGGTTCAGCTCATATGCAGCCGGTATAAAGAAGTAACAATCCGCCGTTACAACTTCCTTGGATGTTCCGCCCGCACTGGATGTCACTTTTACCTGCTGGATCAACTGCTGCCATCCAATCGGCAAGGCATTCGGCAGCCGATTATCCAGGTAGGTGCGCAGCGTTGCTGCGGGCCAACCTCCATTGTTGTAATAGCTGCTGGTAATCGGCATCTTGCGTGCCAGCGTATTTTTCGCCAAAAACGTCATTGCGCAGCGCTTGTTTGTGTTATCGCTTAAATAATACTGCTTAAATCCGCACATCTCAAATTCGCGGGTTTCATGCGGCCATGCAGCCAGCTTCCGGCAGGCATTGTCACCTAGGTCTGCATACCAAACTTTCGCCCAGTACACATCACCCTTGGCAAACCGTTCATATTCCCCGTCATCTGCCTTGGCGCAACCAAACACCAGCGTTGCATTGGTCTGTGTAATTCGTCCACGGTTAATCTCGGTGTAAACAATGTCGTCACCGTAAATGTTGGCTGTATACACATGCAGGTTGTTTTCGCCCTTCTTGTGGCGCATTACCACCATGTCACGGGTTCCAACTGTGGCAGCCGTTGCGCTTTCGGTGCCCCAACTGATCTTGGCTCCATTATTGTTCCAAATGCGGATGCCGTTCATGCCGTTGGTTTCAAAACACTGCATCAGCACAGCATTGGCCGTATCGGTTGTGGTCATCCGGTAATCCACCGCCAGCACCCAGTCCCGGTCTTCCTTCAACAGCTGCACACCGGTGTCTACATAGTTGGTGCCATCAAAGGTCTTTTTCTCGTTGATCAAAACATTCTCTTCAATGTCAGAGTAGCTAAAGTCGTTGCCCAGCGTAATGGTCACAGCGTCCTTGGGGCTAACCACCTTATTCTCCACACCAACCTTTTTCATTGCGTAAATCTCAACCGGGCGCAAACTGCCAATCTCTTTGCCGTCAAAATAACCAGAGGTATATTCGCAGCTGTCATATACCGCATTGATATCCTTGTCTCCGTTCACATATCCGCCCTTGTCCCAATGGTCAAACAGGTAGAACTTATAGGCGCCTTCCTCCGCCGTGTAGGTCGGGGTATCGCCTTCGTACAACACCATGCTACCATAGGGGGCAACTGTTTTCTGCTTTTCCGCACCATTGTTCAGGTAGCGCACGGTATACTTTCGCACACTCTCGGTATATTTAGCCGTTACGGTCTGGTTAGTAAATACTGTAACAAACTCTGTGTCCCATCCGGCATAGTTAAAGTCAGTGCTCACCGTGCTCTTCTTGGTCGGCTTCGGAATCGGGTTTTCCGAACGGGTTACAGGGTCAACAGCCTTACCACCCTTGTCAATGTACTGCACATCTAAAACTGTGTGCTCGTCATCATCATTCACAAAGGTCCAGGTAAACTGTTCCACCAGCGTGTTGTAACTGATCTTCAAATCCGGCCACTGTGCATTAAACTCTGCCAGCTTCTTTTCACGCATAATGGGCACATGTACCTTGCCCTCCAGTACAGAGTGCTCGGTGTTATAGCCGTTCTCATCCAGTCCGGTCATCGTGTACAGCCGGTCAAGCAGCGCTGTATCCTCGCATTCCCAATCAAGGCCAGTCAGGCGCACGCGGTTCAAACCTGTGCATTTTTCCAACATAGCTTTCAGGTCAATGGTCGGACAGCTTTCCACAACCAGTGTGGTCAGGTTTTCATAGCCGTCAATCTTCAAATTGGTCAGGTGATTCAGGTTCTGTGCCGTCAGGCTTGCAATCGCAGGCAGTTCAGCCTTTTCAATCTTGCCGCCTTTGGCAAACGCCACACCGGTAATACCGCTGCCGCCGGCATAAAAATCGGTCAGGTTTACACATCCCGCCAAACTGATGGATTTCTTCAGGTTCGGCACATTCTGCAAATTCAGGTGCTCCAACAGCGTATTGTTACCAACCGCAAAGTCGGTCAGGTTTGTGTTGCGGTAGCCTTCGGTGCCGTTGCCAACCTGCAAGTCGGTCAATTTCGCACCATGGCTAAAATCAACATACCCAGGGTAAAACCCACTAATGTCGCCAATGCTCTGTATCAGGCTGGCATTGTAAACATAAACCTCGGTATCGTTCATGGCTGCAATCGGGCACTCAATCGTGTAGGTCTGGCCGCGCTTACCGCGCATTTTTACCGGGTTGGAGCCATACAAAACACTCACATAGGTATCTGCATACGGGCGGATATGGAACGTACCGTCCGGCTGCACACCTGTCCAGTTGGTCGGGGTATAGCCGCGGATCGTCATATCATCAGCCGTGCAGGTCGTACCGCTGTACTTGCTCGCAATATACTTTTCCTGGTACTTCTGGTACTGACGGCGCTGGTGGCGCTTGTTGCCGTGCATCATCGGCAGGTAACTGGTCGTTCCATTGTCTTCATAGGTGCGGAAATATTTGCGCCGCATATCCATGATCCAAAGCTTTTCGGGCTTCACATCCTGGTACGCCTCAATCTTGCGCAAAATACGGTTTGCACTCCAGGCCAAAGCGCTCTCACGGTTCAGGTACATCTTCTGCAAGTCGTCCGCAAAAAGATCTCGTACTTTGCACCACAGCTTGCTGTCTGCCGCGTTAAACACGCTCTTGGTTCCAATAGTGTCGGTATCCTCATAGCCGTAAGTCAATGTCAATCCGCCCTCGTTGTCGTTGCCCTGGCAGGTATCATTATCATAATCCATGCAAAAATCCCAATGGATCAGATCTTCTGTGTGGGGGAACACATTCTTGGCGCGGTTATCCACCATTGTGTGGCGCTCAGTGAACAGATAAAAGAACAGCACACTGTCCTTGATAAAGTGGTCCTCAAAGTGGGTCTTAAACTCTTCATCATCTGCATTTACTACCCAGGTCAGCAAGCTCTGCCAGGCATTCTTTGCCGCCTGTTTTTCTTCCTCGGTGCAGTTTTTGCTAATATAACGGAACTCAAAGCTGTGTTCGCCGTCCCAGGTTTCCTGGCTCAGATCATCACTCAAAAAGCGGGTCTGGGCATCGGTGTTGTTGTCGATCTCAACAATAACTTCCTTGTGGTTTTCGGGGTCCATGCCCTGGGTGTCATTGTTCTTCTTGCTGTTGCCAATATCACCGCAGGCGTAAAAATGCCACTGACCGTCCTTAAACACCGTAGCGTTCTCCACGTCCGTCTCCTGGATAAACACCACACACGGGTAAAACGCCATCGTATCGCGCACCTTCGGGTTATCTTTCTTTGCCTGGCGAATATATGGGTTAAACGTGTTGTAATCATCTGCAATGCAGGCGTTGTTTGCGTTTTCAGAGCTTGCAATGTTTACCTTGATATTAAAATATTTCTCCGGGATACTGTTCTCGGTCAAGGTATAGGTGCTGCCGGTGCTGTCGTCGCCAAACGTAAATCCGCCTGAACAGTTAATGTCAATGTTTCGGCCGCTCTCGCCATACGCATTGGAGCTGGTGCCCTGTCCTTTATGGCTGCCGGTCGCGGTCCAGTTATCCTCCACAGCGCGTCCGTTCTTGTAAATCTGCTGGATGGTGGTATTAAAAACCTCATTCTTTTTGCCGGTCGTAAAGGTCGGGGCGCTGATCTTGATAATGCGCAGGTCCGGGCATTTTTCGGCCAAAAGGTCAGCATCCAATTCGCCGCTCACGTTGGTAATATCGTTGCGGTTATAGCGTTCAATCATCAGCTCGGCGTTCTTGGCATCCGCAATAAAGTTGTCCAGGATCTCATCGTCCGTCAGCTCCATGCCGTAGGTCTTCATGCGGTATACCTGCACATCACAGTCCGCAGAACCAATCGTAATGCCAACCGGGCTTGCCTGTGTAAAGTTGTCGCTTGCATCGTACAGTTCCACCTTACAGGGGATACCGTCGCACCATAGCACCATCTCTTTATACTTGCTGTCCGGCAAAATATTGAACTCAAACTCCAAAAAGTCATCTTCGCAAATCGGCAGCTCAATGCGGTTCTGCTGGCTGGTCAGTGTAATCTTCTGTGCCTGTACCGTCAAACCAACGTTGCCATTTGCGCAGGTTAGTGCCGTAGCATCGTAGTCTCGCACATTGGTGGTCTTAAACACCAGCTTAAAGTTCTTACCCTTCTTTTTGGCATCGTCCGCAAATAGCTTATAATCCAGCGTGGCGGTAGTTCCGGCTTTCACGCAAAAGTAAGTATCGCCGTCCTCGTCAATCTGGTAGCCGCCATTGCTCCAGTCAAAGTTGTCGCTTACCGTCATTGAGGTATTGCCATCGGTCCACAGGCGGTTTTCGTCCGCATTGGTTCGGCCAGATGGGTTAAAATCAAACATCAGGTTGGTTTTCACCGGCTCAATGTTAATACCCAGCTCGGTAATTTTTACATTGATGGTCTTTACCGTCTCGCCGCAGGTAATGGTCAGCACATGGCTGCCAATCTCACTGCTCTTGTACGTCCAGGTCTGTTTGTTGCGTCCTACCGTCAGCTTGCTGGCAACAACGCCATCCACAGCCAGGGTCACATTTGTGTTGCTGCTGGCCGGGTCATACACGGTATAGCTGATCGCAACATTGCTATACTGCTTGGCACTGTAATCCAGCACGGCGCAACTGATAATCGGAGTATTATTGCCCTCTTCCACCCACATAATATCGTGGCGCAGGGTGTTGCTTGTCACCTGTTTGCCATTGATCTCCGCCGTCATGCTCACTTCCAGCAGGTGGCTGCCGTGCTTCTGGGTGGGCAAATTGTAGGTCATCTGGCGGCCTGTCACTGCAGTGCTTGTTCCGCCAATCGCCTTGCCATCCAACTTGAAGCTGATGTTTTTGGTAATATTGCCATACGGAGTAAACCGGTAAGTTACTTCTCCAGAATAAAAAAGAGAGTCATCAAAAATGCTCTCCAAATAAAACTCAACAACATTAACCGACCAGTTCTTGCTGCCCACACTGCCCATGCTGTCCGTAACCTGTAGCCGCACGGTGTTGTCGCCGCTGTGCAAGTATTGCGTCACATCAAAGGTGTTCTTGCCCTGGGTGATGGTCGTGGTTGCCACCTTGGTGTTGCCCACATACCAGTTGCCAGTCGCATTGCCGGTGTCATCGCCAGCATTGTCCACACTCGTAAACTTAAAGCCGATCAATGCACTGTCGCCCTGAACTACCGTCAGGCTGCTGTCACCAATTCGTTCAATGGTAATGGTGCTAGTTGCCTCACCGCCACCACCGCCACCACCTTTAATGGTAACAACAGTCTTGGTTGTGCCGTCTTCCAACAGGCTCAAATGACCGTCATCACTGGTGTAAGTAATGTCGTACTCATGACCGTTGCTTGGCTTAATATCTTTGATCTTTTCCTGGATTTCTGCAATATCGCTGTTTGCCGTATCCACACTGCCCTGTAAAGCTTTCACGGTATTTTTGGTCACAGTCAAATCATTGGTAAATCCATCCAGAGCAGTTTTGTCCGCCTTATCGGCCAGCAGTTTGTCGGTTGCTTCCTTATTATAATAATCACTCTGCAAGGTGTTCGGCAGGTCGCCCACACTATCCTGCAAAGCTTTCACGGCCTCGTTGTTGCTGGTCTTGTATTCATCCAGCGCTGTGCTTACCGGGTCTACCGCCGCGCTGATCTTAGCATCCACTGTCTTGCCATATGCGGTCGTCCACTCTGCGCTGGGGTCGGTGCTCAAGGTTACAGTTTTAATCACCGCATCGCCGTTATAAAATGTTAAAGCACGGGTGCTTGCATCATACGCGCAGTTAAAAGCCGCCAATCCGTCGATCCCAGAAATCTTACCTTCCAACAGTGTAACAAAGCTGTCCACTTCTTCCTTGTTATAATACTTGGCAAGCTCCGTGGTCAGCTCAGTTTTCTTGGTGTAGTTGGTGTCAAGGTCACTCTGCAGCTCCTGTTTAATTCCTGCTGCCGCATTCTGGATCTTATTATCCACACCCGCCGCAGCGTTGGCTGCATCCTGGGCACTGGCCTGTGCGGCACTGGCATAGCTGGAAGCCTGGCCAACCTTCTCGTCCATCAGGGCAACAAAGCTTGTGTACCAGTCGTTGTCCGGTTCCACCATCTTGGTGCCACTCAAAGCCTCCAAGATATTCAGCTCACCGTTTGGTCGTGTGCGCCACATATAGGTCTCGCTGCGTTCATTTACACCGGTTGCAGTGATCTCAAAGCGCACTGTCCCCTTCTTGCTTGTCACACTATTTGTAACCAGCCAATAGAACCGGATTGTATCCTCGTTGTAGGTAACATTGATCGGCGTGGCATATGCTTCCTGTCCGTCCACGTTCAAGTAATGTACCTGTAGCATCATCTGCATCAAATCAATGCCGTCATATCGCCGCGGCATCTTAAACGGGATCACCTGGCTGTTGGTTTCCTGGGTAATGTTGATCTGGCTCTCGTCCATCACAACATTTTTCATCTCGTCAATGGTCGAAAACGCATCGTCGTTATATTGGCTGTACCACAGGTATTTTTCCCTGGGTGTGTAGCCGCCGTCATCATTGGCCTGCGCCTCCGGCATATCAACCACCGCGGCCATGGGGGCAGCCTCAGCCTGCAATGCCACTGGCTCTGCTTTGGCCGCCATCTCAGCCGCCATCCGTTTCGACTCTTCAAAACTTAATGCCATGTTTTCCTCCTCCCATTTCTATTTTTCAAACAAACAATACAATATGGGCGTGGCACTTATCGCCATCGCTGTTCAGCTTCACGCGCCATTGGGTGTATGCTGTGGATGTGTTCAAAGCCTGCTGCTTGTATACAGCCTGCAGTCCGCTTCCGCTGTCCCACACGTCCGTCCAGTTGCTGCCGTCGTTACTGGCCTGTACCCACACTCGGTTAAGTCTGTTTTCTGTTCCGGTCTTACTCACACTGACAACAACCCATGCGTGCTGGCAACCGCCAGTCGTCACCACGTTGCTGTAATGGTCGCCATTGGTTGTGTCCTTATCAATCGTTGCAATTCGGCTTCCGGCTTTACCAGTCAGGTCGGCAATGCTTTCGCCGTTCACAATCTTATCTTCTGTGCAGCCAATCCCTTTGCGGAAATCGGCCAAGTTCACGCGCACTTCCGGTGCCCAAAAATTGCCGTCACTTTTGTATGCACCCTCGTCAATATTACGCAGCGCAAAATACTCGCTGTCGGTTCCAAAACCCATGTCATGGGCAAAGCCGTAGCTGCGCCTGGTCAGGGTACCCTGCGTGCAGTTGCCATTCTTATCAATAAACTTCTTGTCGCTGGCCACATCATTGGCGGTTGCCGCATTGGTGGTGTCATCCTCCAACAGGGCTTTGGCCGCCGTGCTTGCGGTTCCCCACAGCCACATCACGTTATCGTAATAGCATCCACTGTAAATATCGTTGGTTTTCTGGTTGTCTGTGGCTACACACAGCCGGGTCACACCGTCTTTTTTCTGCACGGTCATCTTGGTGCTTTCGCGCTCGCCGCCCTGCAGCTGGGTCGTGGCAGAATAAGTCTTGATAGATCCTTTCACCAACTTACCATCTACCCAGGCAGTTTTTCCTTCCAGGATAGATTTTTCATCCGCAGTGCCCGGCGTATTGCTGCCCAGCCCGCTTGCGCTAATCGCACCGCCGCTGTAATAGCCGGCCTTGATCTGGTAACTCTCGCCGTTGGCCAACTCTGCCGTTACATTGCCGTAATTCTGCATGGTGCCGGTTTTCAGGGTTTTGTTCTTGCTGTAAAATGTCTGTCCTGCCAGCACCTGGTCCGGCAAAGCAGTCGTGGCAGCCAGCTTGGAAGCCCCAATGCCGCTGCCGTTAGTAAAATTTACAATGTTTCTCCTCGTATCGTACTGAAAAATCACCCATTGCCCGGCACCAATCGCACCGTCACCCAGCCTCTCTGTGCCGCAGTAGGCGTTGCTGGTCATGTCTTTGCCATTGATCACCAGTCTGTGCCCGTCACTGAACGCCGTGGTAAAATATGCTTTGCCGTTAGCCGCGTTGCTGTAACTGCTTCCGCTCTTGCATGTCAGGGTATGGGTCCCGCCGCTGTAACTGTAGCTGTATTCATGGATCATCATGTCGGGGTCAAACTTGCCGTCAATGATGTAATTCACCGCTCCGGCATAGTGCTGCTCCAGTGCAGTAATCGCATGTTTCACATGGTTAATGTCCGCTGCTTTAATAATGTATTTGCGCAGGCCGCTGTTCTGGTTCAGGTAATTGCTGGCCTCGGTATACTTGCCGTCTGCCAGGTACTTGGTGTACTGGGCTGCCGCTGCGGCATGGCCGCTGTCCAGGTCGGCATTGTCTTCAAACGTATCAATACCTTCCGGGAACTTTGTATAGGTATCTGCCATTGCTTATCACACTCCTGTCTCATCTTTTACAGGGTACGGGTAATACGGGTAAAACCTCATCAGCGTCACATCCATCGTTCCCTGCCCCAAGCTCTTATCAATCTTTTTAATAATAAATTGAACGGCTGTCTTGCCGCCCATGTAACGCGGGCAGTATTCAACCTTGGTGTTCACATCCAACCACGGCACCAGCAGCATCTTTACCGTAATGCTGTCGGTTAATCGCGCCCGCTTCCATAGCTCGTATTCAGCCACATCCAAAATGCCGTCATCTGTGGTGTAATTGTCGTATTCACCGCCGCTCAAAACTACATTGCGCCGTCCAATTCGTTCAATGCTGAACGGGCTGTTCAAAAACTGATCGTCCTCCTCATACCCTTCAATATCCGGGTTGGCGGTACTCACAACTTCCAAATTCTGGCAGTTCTCGGTTTCTTTCAGCTTGTCCAGCTCTTCCTCACTCGGTTTTGTATCTTTCAGCATTACCATGGCGTGCGGCTGTACCTGCCCATAAAAATAAAAGCGCCCTTTGCCGCCATTCTCATTCGGGGAATAATCGGCATCGTAGCGCACCACATATTGTACTTTTGGTTTCATACAGTCCTGCTTGGCCTTTTTGTTGTTGCCGGCTTCATCTGTGCTGATGGTATACAGGCTCAAAACATCGGTCACAACCGCATCGCTGCTCTCTGTTGCTTTGGCGCTGATCTTCATCTGGTACCCTTTGTTGGCATCGTATAGGTCGGCCACATTGTCCGGCGGCGTAAACAAAATCAGCTTCTTACCGCTCAATGCCAACCCAACCACGTTTAATGTCATGGTTTTATTTGTCGTATCCACCACTAGGTCTGTGCAGCTCACATCCGGGCTTGCCGCAGCGCCAAACACCTCTACGCAGTTTCGCACCTCGCTGTAATCCACCGTTGCGTCTTCGCTGATGATCAAATCATTGAACACATCGGCATTCAGCACCAGCGGGTCATCCTCACAGCTTGGGATCTGCTGGCATTTGAACACATCATCATCAAAAAATATTTCAAACGGGTAATATAAATCCCGCAACTGTGTCAAAATTGTCCACACACTGGTCGCCGCATCAAACTCCTGGTCATAAGGGATCGTTCGGTTCCAATATTCCACAAATACTTTGTTGATTCCCACTTCCTGTAATAGCTCCACCATTGCCCTGCGGATTCCGCCCCCGGCCTTAAACACGGTTTTAATACCTGTCAGCTGTCCGGCCAACGTGTCATTCAGCATTGCTGTCAAGTCCATACAGTTAATGGTCAGGCTCCGGGTCTGCATGTCATAGTTGTATCCGTTCTGGCTGAACACATATACCCCCTGGCTGTACCAGATAATATCGTCCAGCATCGGGGTCTTCACACCAATGTAAATCCAAACATACTTGTTCATCCACTCGCTCTCGCTGTACTGGCTGATCGCATGTTTTTCATCCAGCACAATGGTAGAAGTGTACGTTCGCCGGATGTCCGCATCTGCATCTACGGAAATTCTTCCCTCGGTCGTAATGCCCTGCAAACTGTCAATCGTCTTCATCCGGTCGTTTAGCAAGTCAATGCGGGTGTACAGCTCAATGTTATGGGAGTATAAGGTTCGTATGTCTTCTGTGCTTGGCACATACATCGCGCATCAGCTCCCTTCAATATCTTCTGCAATAAACCCGTTGCGGTACAAATCGGTGCTGCTTTCCAAGCTGCCAATTTCCACAAAATCAAACGCCACGGCAACCTTGTCATAATGGTCACTGTAGCTGATACTCGGCTGATTGATAATGTTCGCCATCCAGCTGCGTCCGTCAAACAGCTTCAAGATCTTCGGCTTCTTGTTGGTGCACCAGTCCACAAACTGCTTGCGGTACCGGGCACCGCCATCTCCGTCATAATCATCCGTGTCAAAACTGTATTTCAGCACAGTAGCCGTAAAATTGCCCTGTTCATAGTTCAGGTCGCTGCCGTAAATCACATACGGGTAACGGCTACTCATAGTTTCCACCACACTGTTTGGCTGTGTTCTGGTCGTACTGGTCACGCTGGCATCAAATAATAGGTGGTAACTAATGTCTCCGTCAGTCAGCACCGCACCGTCAAAGCTGCTCAAAATCTTGTTCGTGAACATATCCTGCTCGGCATCGTCAATAATCGGCACAAACGCATACTCATACTCGGTATTGCGCCCGTCTGCGTACCAATCAATGTGTACCCAGTTGTTCAGTTCTTTTTCCCATTCCTTCAGGGTTTCATCATTCACCGGGGTTGGCCGGTGCTTGGTCGCCAGGGTGATCCAGTTGTAGGTTCCAACCCGGCGTCGCTTTAACCGCATCTCGCTGATCTGTTCCGCCCGGTAGCGCAGGTTGCCGCCCAGGGTATCACCGTTAAAGGCCGCATAAATGGCCGTCTGAGCCTGCCATCCATTGTCCAGATTGTACTTGCCGTAATCCTTGTCGGCATCGCGGCTTAACAGCAGGTCGTCATAAACACCGTTCTGCAACTTCAGCACATTCAGCGCCTCATTATAGGGCGGGTATGGCAAAATCGCATTCTGCCCCATCAAAATATCGGCTCCCACAATCATTCCACACCCCTCCTTTACTCCCAGTGCAGCTCAAACAGGCCGCCCTGGTTTTTCAAATACACCTTAAACCAACCACTTGGCGCACTGGTTTTTACATTGCTCTGCAAACAGTATCCGCCGCAGGTCAGTTCCAGGTAATAACATGTTTTCTTTTCGTTCGTCTGATAGTTGTAGGCATTGCTGCTGTAATCGTCCGCAATATCGCGGCGGCATAAAAACAGCTTCAAAGCATACGGATCTTCGTCCATTGTTGGCATACTGATCCCGTTGCTCCGTTTGTTCCACAGCCCAATCAGCAGCTTGTTCCAGCGGTCGCTTCTCATGTTCAGCCCCAGGGCATAGCTGCTGTCCACCACGCTTCCTTCTTCCACATGGCTGCCCTGTACCTTAAATCCGTCTTTGAACGTCATGTCGGCCTTAACCGGGTCAGTGTCATCCACTGTTAGGTCTACTGCCTGGTCCCCGGCCGATCCGCTTACATAGTGGTAGTCATCCTTGTTGTCGTTGCGGTCCTTGCCCTCAATCGTCACAACATAAGATTTCACCCAAATGCAGCCCTCTTCATAATGGTTTTCCAGCGCCACAGCCGCATAGCCGTCACCGCCCACATAGCCAATCAGCAGCTCACAAAATCTAGTGTCCAGCTTCATGCCATGCTGGGTAATGCCCTGTGCTCTGGCGTAATAAGTCGTGTCGTTGCGTAAGTTGCTGATAATATACGCCTTGTCCGGCACCCGCAGTGTCTCGCTGCTTTTTACTAGGCTCTTGCTGGCATCATACAGTTCAATCGTATATTCGTTCAGCTCTTCGCCCTGGGTGCTCTCATATTGCACTGTAAACTCAAAAGCACTGTATTCAATGTTGGTTTTGTCCTTTGTGCTGATCTCTTTGAACTTAAATACAGGTGTCTCCACACAATAAAACAGCAGAATGTCACTCCATTCGCTCCACGCACTGTCCTGTCCGCATACCCGTACCTTAATGCCAAACGCCGCGCTGCTGTTTGTAATGCTGCTGGCCTTCAAAGTAAACTCGGATCTCTGGGTACTCACCTCACCACTCTGGTAAGTTGGGCTGCCCAGTTCCTCTGCACTCATGGCATTAGCCCAAATTTGTGCCTCCACCTTGGTAATCACACCAATGTATCGGAACCGGAATGTATAATCTTTTGTCGCATCAAATGCTGATACGGTATATAATGCTGGTTTGCTCATCCTCCCGCCACTCCCCTCCCTCTCTAAACAATAAAAGCCGCCCAACCAATCAATGTCAGGCGGTTATTCTTATCTTTCAATAATGCTATTGGCTTATGTTTATTTTACGCTTTCTTCCGGCTTATCCTCTGCTGCATCAACCGGTGTTTCCGCGGCCTTTTCTGCCGTAGCCTTCTTAGCCGCTTCCATCTCTTCCTGTATCGCGCTCTTGCGGATATTCTGCACATCACGCAGCAAACTCTCCAAAATCAGCTCCACTGCATACGGCGGCAATCCAACCTGGTTCACACCGTCACAAATGTAAGTCTTTAACTGTTCGCATTTCAAATTAAAATTTTCCATCATAAAATCTCCTCCCTAAAATTAAACCAAAATGCCGCCAATAAACCGCAGCCCATGCTGTTTCAATTTTACATCGGTCACATAACCCTGCGCATTTTTTACAAGCTCAATACCATAAACAAACGGTACGGCCTGGGTGTTTGCGTCAAGAGTGGCCACTTCTTTGCTGCCGTCCCAGCCAAGTGTTTGGCCGCCCCAGTTAGTGGTGCCATCATAAACATAAAAAGATGGAACACTACTTCCGGTTTTATATAATTGAATATTTCCGCGAGATTGGATTGTTGCAAAATCGGATACAAGTCTTCCATTACTTCCGTCTTTTTGAGCTGTTAAGGTTCCTGTTATATTATTAAAAGCCAACGCCGGTGTCGTTACCCTATTCTTATTGATATAAGTCGTTGGAGCAGCCCCACTTTCGCCGCCTCTAAAACTAAGCTGGCTTCCTTCCAACATCATAGTATCTGTGTGTGTTGTCGTGTTTTCAGTCGTATCATGAGAATATGTATTCATTATCAATAACGCATCTGCAATTTGAACAACATTCTCTTCGCCGTAACTTTCATCATAACCATGAAGTTGTGCAAGCACATTATCCCCAGATTTAATAAGAATAGAATTTTTATCAAGCGTTGTAATAAACTTCCCATCAGTCGTATGAATCACTGAATTATCTAGGTCAAAGTAAACACTGCCATCCTTTGAGCTAATCTTGCCCGTCTTGATCAAATCAGAGTTGATCTCGCCAGATTTAATATAGGTCGCATTAAAATACACATTCCCATCTTCAATAAACATGCCCTGGCTTGCTCCATTATTGGTCAACCGATTAAAGATATCCTCCTGCGTCAGCTTCTTATCAACTGCATCAATCACCTCGTCCTTGTTCGTGTAATTGTCTTTCTTGCCCCAATCACCGGCATCATATGTCTCGCCTTTCGCCTTGGGTTTTCCACAAACAAGCACTTCTGCCCCCGTGTACCACAAATCACCTTCGTCATACGGCGGGTCAGGGTGTTCGTCCTTGCTGGCATCTGCCGTAAACACGCGCCGCTTTCCGTCCGCCGTATCTTGAGCCTTGCTGGCAGCCTCAAGTGCATTGGTTATATCCTCGTCCTGTACCAGTTCCCATTTGTAATCATCGTCTCCTTCCGTAAAACGATAAGCTTTGCCAGTTTTTGTGTTAAAAAATAAATCGTCAACATGTTTAGCCTTATCTTCATCTGTCGTCCAGCTCTTGGCCGGCTCGTTATCCAGCGTAGGGTCATAGGCGTAAAAGTACTGCTCGGCTTTGCTGTCAATCTGGTCCTGCATATCTTTCGTTACGTCATCCACATAATCTTTCACTTCGTCTTTGCTGGCGTAACTATCCTTTTTTACCCAGTCACTGGCATTATATTTGTCACTGGCCGTGCGTGCTACCGTACAAACCAGAATGTCTTCTCCATTAAACCACAAATCGCCCGTGTCATACGGCGGCTCCGGGTGTTCCCCCTTGCTGGCATCAGCTGTAAATACCTGGCGCTTACCATCTCCGGTATCTTGTGCCTTGCTTGCGGCTTCCAGCGTATCCAGCGTTTCCTTATCTGTCACTTCTACCCAGCTGCCGGTTTTTGTTTCATCATTGTATGTCCACTGCCAGCCTTTTTTGCTGTCAGTGTTATAAAACAAATCGCCGTTGTGCGCTTTCTTTGCGGTGCCGTCTTTCCAACTCATGGCAGGCCAGTTCTCAAGCGTTGGGTCATAGTTATAAAAATACTGTTCAACCTTGCCGTCCACCTGTTCCTGCAGCTTGTCAACCTTATTCACATAATCTTTCAAGTTTTCCTCAACCTTGTCCTGCTTCAACAGGTTCCGGTCAATTTCATACGGCTTAATGTACAGCCGCTTAAAGTCATTCTGCGGGGCAATCACAGCCACAGCATCGTTCACCTGGAACAGCGCATTACTCGCAATGGTGTATTCCTTGCCAAAAGCCGCCACTACATAGCCGCTGTGGTCATCCAGCACCTTCACAATTGTGCCAACAGCTGTACGGTCAAACTTGGCATTGTTAACCAGTCTCTCGCAGTAACGCTTCACCTCTTTTGCCAGGTCTTTCAGCCCCGCAATGGCATCATCCAATGTGTTCTTCGCCATAGCTTTTCCTCCAAAATAAAAAAGCCGGGCAGCCACATAGGCCACCCGGTATATCGTCATCGTACTTATCGCTTAAACCAATATTTCTTTACATCTGATTTTTCATCATAACAAAGCTCAACGTATTTAATTTCTCCTCTGGGAATCATAACAATTCGGTCATCCATTGTTGTAAGGACATTACCCTCTTTATCTAAAACATCGTATCCAGATAAAAGTAATACGTTCTTTTTATCATCCATTCCAACATAAGAACCACTAAAATCGTTCTCGCAGTCTGTATAGACTACCATATTGGTTCCACGTTTATAGTCAATAACATCTTCCCACACGCTATCGCTTGGGGACCATTTGAACAGCTTATGCAACACCTGCTTAATTTTCACGTTCCTGCGTAGAACAGAAAGAACGGCAGCAATAACGCAAGCCATGGCATACTGTAACTTCTTGGTTGGTACCACCTGCATAAGCAGAAAACTAATTACCACAGAATAGACCAGGTAATGTTGAGGCAACTGTTTGTCAAGCAGCCGGTTATAAATCCATAACATCAATAAACCAGGCACCACATACTGCAAAATAGCAGGAATCATGGCAACTAGCTCGTTTAAGTATTGTGTTATTTCCATCACTTATTTTCCTTTTTGTCCTCTGCTTTTTTCCAAGAGGAGCTATTTTTATTGTTCTTGGCTTCCGGGTTAAACGTAAACTCCGTGTTCGGCTTGTTTTGGCTCTCAGTTTTTGCCATCGGTATAACACTTCCTACTTTATTATAATAGGGTCATTATACCATACCGTATAGCTCAATTCCAAGCAGATTTTCAAACAATAAAAAGCACCGAGAAGTAATTGCTCCCCGGTGTATCGTCATTTATTCAGGTTTTTCGTTTTCATGACTATCTCTAAAGTCTATCGGCTCACTCGTAGGCGGATACCGAAAAGTAAACACATATTTGTCATTGTAATGGGTAAACGCGAATTCACCCTTCCCTAAAATATCCATTCCGATTAAAATATCTTCATCGTTACTACCGGTAATAAATTCAGGCATAAAGCGTTCAGCCGCTTTCATCCGGTGCTCAATAATAAGCCCGGCACGGTACACTTTTACACCTTCCTGCCTACCAGCGGCAGTGTTCGCATCACTAAGTAATACAGGTTTTAGCTCTGCCTTTTCTGCCAACCGTTTAGAAATACTGGTATATGTCGCCCCAGTGTCAACAACCGCTCTTACAGGATATGTTTTGCCATTAGCCAAAACTTCTACATTCAGAACAATACTATTTTGCTCCAACTCTTTTATTGCGGTAAACGGCGGCATAACTACACATCCTTAAAAAAAGCATTTTCGTTGCCGATAATAAGGATAATTTCCAAAACACGGTTGAGTTAAACAATTTTCGTCGCCAAGTATCGGCATTGCTGCTACTGCACAATCTAACCAAGTGTCACCTGTGCAAACAATGGCCTGATTTTTAATTGTAACCCAGCAGTTATATTTATTTTTTAGCTCTGCAAAATTAGCTTTATACCATTCCCAGTCTTTTTGCAAAGTCTTATCCTCAAACACCGGTTTTTCACATGATACCACAGTCTGCATTCAAATTCAACCTCGCAATCTTACTGGTTTTCAACTTTCTACCTTATTGTATAAGGGACCTAACCGCTGATTCCTCTCGGTTGGTTTCCCTCTGTCCTGTTTTTGACACCTCCCACGATTGAAATCGTGGGATTCCTGGGCGGCGTGGCAAGGTTCATCACCAAGCCGTGTCTGAAACAGCGAGTTATGCGGTTTCCCACCATACGCTACGGGTGTAGCGCACAATGAGCATCCAGCCTAACCTAATAGGTTGACCAACATACTTGTCTGCATTCCCAGTTCTTTTAAGTGCATCCTCCAAAGGGAGTTTCACCTCTTGCGAGGCAGCTCTTTAATGAGGGAGTGTCGAACCCCCAAAAAGTTTTTGTTTAGAATCCAATACTTGCAGGAAGAGAACTTCCAACCGCCTGCAAGCGCTGTTTTGTATTTTCGTGCATTTCTAAAAATGCAGGAAAAGTCGAATTAAGTGTTTCCATATTGTACTGCAAAGATTCGATATCTATATGTTCAAGCAGGAAGGCGGAATATAAGTCACGCTGAACTATATCACCGCTGCGGAGGTGAGCCATTCGCTCGGATAGTTTCTTTTTGGTATAGCTTTCGTCTGTATGGTCAAACTGCGAGGCTTTCGTTTCAAAGGTGCTGACCTTGATAACGCTGCCTCCGTAACGGCTTGCCTTCTTCCCCAGAATAGAGATAAACATTGCAGGCGCACAACGACTCAACGATTTGCCAAACCGCTTTTTAGTATGTGCTCTACCGGTTTTTGGATTGATTTTTGTTTCTTTACTGCGCTTCTGCAGGGCTTTATAGTTCATATCTTCAACTACGAACTCGTTACCATAGGCAAGCAATTCGTTGGCGAGAATGTTATGCTCCATTTTGCGAATATCAGCCAACTTGCGGTACAGGTTACGCAGTTTTGCACGCAGTCGATAATACCTTTTGCTGTATTTCCACTTGCGCTTTTGCTTGTGTCCATGCTGCCGCTTCAGCCTTTTAATTGTGCCATCCGGATTATAAAGTTTCGGATTTGAAGCGCGGCGCGAACGGTCCATTGCACGGAGTGTAGAAGCGATTTCGTTCACGAGGCTTTTCGCCTGCGCTCTTGCAGACGGAGCAAGTATACGGAGGTCACAAACATCCTTACCGCTAAAGGCAATAGTTTGTGTGCCAATGTCTATACCGACACGCCCCTGCTCAACAGGATGTTTTGCAACACCGTTACTGTCACACTTGATAGGAGGATAGCCTTCAAGGACAATTTGGGCATAATACTTCCATTTAGTGCCGACCCATTTGCGAATTATACGGCAGTATTTAACGCCGCATTTGAGCGCCTCCTGTTGGTACCATCCCGTTTGAGTATTTGGATTACGCAATGTCAATGGGAATGTATAATCCCCATAAATAAGGCGTAGTTCACCTTTGCCAATGGAAGTTTTGACTTTTGCCGTAGCAGCAGCAATCTCTTTTTCCATTTGTGCTTTTACTTCATCAGGAAGAACAACTTCTTCGTCTTTTTTGGCGTCTGGTCTTCTGTACGCATCGAAGTATTTTTTCTCAATAGAGTTTTTAACTTTCTTCTTGGCGGAGTTAATAACACTTGTCGTGTGATTCGCTGGACGAAGCATTATTCCGGTAGTATTGTTCTTCCCGGATATTGAAGATACATATTCAAGCTTTTTATAGTGGACTTCTTTTCCTTTATCATAAAAGAAAGATGACCACGCTGCCCAAACTGCAGTGGCAATCGACTGTGCCACATGAGAATTGATAGCATAATGCTTTGCATAGGGCGCAACCATCGTGTGAAAGGCATTTTCAGAGAAGCGATGTTCTTTAAGCATCTTTTCGCGCTGCTTAAAAAGTGCTTTCTGCTCATCACTATCGGGAGCAGCTTTAGCGATAGCCGCCATTAACTCACGATATTTGCGTGTCTTACGCAATTGATGCCACATTTTCGTGGTCGTGTTGACAAGTTGATTATAGATAATGCCGCACTTCTTGAATTCTTTGTACAAGAGTTCTTGTTCGTTAAGACCTATAGCCATCGGCAGTGTCAATACAAACGAAGGCGTACTATTCTTGCTCCCGAATGCCATGATTACCCTCCTCTCGTTTTTTGTTCTTCAACATAGCGTTGAATTGTAGCATTGGACACATCGCCAGCGGTACTTACAAAGTAGCTACGAGTCCACATTTGCATTTCAATATTTGGAAAGAACTCCTGTTTGAGCTGTCGACTCGTGTTTCCTTTGATAATTTTCATGACATCTGCAGCACTCAAAATTGGCGGTGCATTCACGAAAAGATGACAATGATCAACATGGCATTCCATTGCCAAGATCACGATGTCGTTCTGTTCACAGATTTGGGCTACAAGCTCCTTGAATCGAGCTTCAAACCCAGCTACAAGAAACAGTTTTCTACGATAGCGCGGACAGAATACAAAGTGATAATTTATCATAGAAACGGTGGTTTTGGTGCGTCTGTAGTTTCTTTTCATGTATCTATTATATCATATTTTAGATAAACGTTTGTTAAAGATATATGAACTTTATAACACAATACCGTCATATTTCGATTATATAAATCGACCCGGAAAAGTCATTGCTGTCGGCCTTTCATCCCACGGTTGAAACCGTGGGCTTTCTCGGCCTTCATTTTGTAATTACCGCTTGCTGAACTCCTGCGCCATAATGGAACCAATGTTCTGGTGCAAAATGCGGCCAAAATTCTCAACGTCATTCACACCGTTCATCACAATGTTAATGTCGCCAATGTGTACGCCGCTGCTGCCAGCACTGGCCAACTCAGCGTTCACATTCCCCATCCGCTTCAAAATAGCACTCTCCACAAAAGCTTCCGGGTTAATTGCTGCGCTGAACAGCCGGCGGGTCAGGTTCCCCGGCACAACGCCGTCCCCAACCTCCAGGCTGGTATAGCGTCCGGCTTCCGGCTGCCGTACAACAATCTCAGGTCCAGCCTCATCAACACGCGCACGTTCAAAGGCCGCAACGTTCATAATGCCGGTTGCATGGTTGGCGCGAGTGATCTCGTTTTTCTCCCATTGCAGCTCTTTCTTCTGCTTTTCAATCTCAGCATTATCTTCGTTGTACTTCTTTTCCACTACCTTAATTTGCAACTCAAGGTCTTCAACCTCTTTGGTCTTATCCTTAATCTGCTTCAAAACATCAACATAGTGGTTCTTAAAGTCCGTCAGCACATCCATGCGCTGGCCCAGGATTTTTTCTTCCCAGTCAGCCCCAAGCCGCGCTACGGTATTGATTCGGTTCTGCTCGGTTTCGTAAGCGTCCGCAACCTCTTCCCATTTGCTCTTATACTCTTCCAGCTGGTCAATCAGCTTCTTGTTCTGCTCAATCTGATCTTCCACATAGTCCGTCTGGCGCATGTTTTCCGTGTAATCAGAGGTGATTTTATCAATCATGCTCTGGTCCATGTTCAAGATCATCTGATCGGCATTGTCACCGTACAGCTTGCGCAAAATCTCAAGGTTTTTGGCATTAGTATAAGCATTTTGGGCATCATCCAGCTTTTCTTTGTAATCGTTGTAAGCGTCAATCTTGTCCTGGTTGGCCTGCTTTTTGTCCTCCAGCTCTTTTTCCAGGGCCTCTTTTTCTTTGGTCAGTTTATCAATGGCGTCATTGTGCTCTTTGTCGCGCAAGGCATCATTGTAATCTTCTTCGGCGCTCTTAACAGCACTTTCGTCGGCTTCCCAAACAAAGCCCTTGCCCTCACGGTACACGCGCACATTCTTGGCGGATAATGCAGCATCCAGCGCAGCTTTCTTCTGTGCCAGGCTAATAGCCTCTTCCTGTGCATCGTTGGCCTCGTTCAGCTTATCAATCTCATCCTGCAGCGCATCAATCCGCGGTTGGTAACTGTCCTCCAATTCGTCATTGGCTTTTTCCAGTTCTTTGACCCGCTGCTCAATTACCCAGTTGGCACCATTGATAGCGGAATCCAGGTTGTCTTTGTCCTTCTCCAGCTTCTCTTTTAGGTCATCCCATTGGTGTTCCAGCCGGTCAATTTCTTTGTCAATGCGGTTGGTTACAGTCTTAATAATGCCATCCAGAACCGTTTGCTCTTTTTCCAGTTCCTTAATAACCTTTTCAATGGCCTCTTTCTGGTCTTCCAACACCTTTTTCTGTGCTTCATAGGTTTCTTTCAGCGCCTGGGCCTTCTTGTCCAATGCGTCAATCGCCGCACTTTGGGCATCGGTTGCGCCCTTGTTACTGCTCTTGCCGGATTTAGGCTTGGCACCACTAAAACCGCTAAGACCATAGCCATTCATTACGGCTAAACTCTTTTCAAGATCTTCAAGCTGTTTCTGGGCATCTTTAGCTTTGGCTTTCTCTTTTTCTAGATTTGAATTAAGCTGGTCTAGTTTGTTGTTAAACTCTGACGTAGGACCAATCGGATATGAAAGGCTGTTCCAGCTAGAGTAGTCAGAAATACCAAACGCTGCGGCTTTATTATAATCATTTATCGCACTAATAGCGTTATTACTATAAGGCGCGGAGCCAACTGACGGAATAGAACCAATGGCACCATATAACTCTTTCAGAATTTTAATTTCATTTTGATACTGTACAATACGATCATTTGTCTGCTGGATAGTTACTTTCGTGGAGTTAATCTGGCTTTGTACTTGAGCAATCATGGCGCTCTTCATCGTGCCAAATTTGCCTTCCAAAATACTCTGGCTGATACTTACAACACCATTCTCAACTTCCATGTCGTTGATCAGCTCAGGATAAACCGCCAACAAAGCCTGTAAGGATTCACTGCTTAGGTATCCTTGTTCGCCCATATCCTTAAATGCGGATTCAAGAGCTTTGGTTTGTTTGTAACAGTTACTGGTACTATCAGTAAAGTTAGAGAAGAAATTCTGTAAATCACCGGCTGCATCAAACTGCCAGTCATCATCGCTACCATTACCCTTACTCTGCTCTTCATGTAATGCTTGCAACTGGGCAATAAGTCCTTCAATACTAACACCATATTTATCTGCCAAGTCGGCAGCTTCTTTATAAGCATCACTGCCTTCTTTAATCGCTTGCCCACCATTGATCGCATCGTTCAGCGCCTTAACACTATCCTCGCCGTTAGCTACAGATTGCGTAAAGTCGTTGGTAGCCTGGGTAATGAGAGGAATATTGTTAATGTATAGATTCCAGAAATTCAAGAAGGCTTGCTCGTTATCCGACAAATTTTTAATACGTTCCTGGTATTTGCTCTTGTCGTCATCTGAAGTAAACTCATTTGGGGCGTTATTGAGCAACGTATCCATCTCGGTGGTATAATCGTCGCCAATACTTTTAATATATTCTTTTGAGTCCTTTTGGAACTTCTCAAGTTCAACCCTACGTTCCTCGTAAGCGGCTTTGAACATCTTGCCATTAGCAAAATCTTCATCAAGCTGAATCAGAGCTTCAATCGACTTTTTGTAATCGCCGACTGCTTGTTCCATTCGTTCGTCTTGATTACCACTATATGTACCAGTAAGCCCTAAATTTCTAAGGCCAGCAGAAATACTAATCCTATCTGTTGTTTTTGTATCCTGCTGTTCATATACCGCACTTCTGGTATCTTCCGCAGTTATATCTGCCAACTGCTGTGCCAACTCAAGGTTTGTTTCCAGTTGTTTTTTTTGTTGCTTCAGTAAATCAAGACTCTTTTGGTCTACAATATCACCAGTAGTAGAACTCCGACATTCATCCATCTTGGCCTTGAGTTCTTCAATCTGTTGGGTAAGCTCTTCAACCTTTTGGGTGGCTTCTTCATGCTTCTGGCTCATCTCGGCCGCTTTATCACGGGCATTCTCATAGGCGTGAACTGCATTATCGATCTTCTCTGCAACCACGCTTACAATAGCACCAATTACCGCAGCAGCAACCGCTGTAGCAATAGTACCAAGCAGCGCTTTCCCAAACGCCTTCGCCACGCTGGTTGCCGTCTTTGTGCTGGCCGTGTATACCTTCATCACGTCATCCAGATTGTTGGTATTTTGCGCAACGTCCTTGGCTATCTGGCTGGAATCGCCTAAGATTTCATCAAAGGCTTTTGTTTTTTCTTGAGCGGCGGTTGTGGTATCAGTAATACCCTTCAACCTTTCAACATATTTCTGAAGAGCTGCCGTATCTGCCTCTACTTGGGCACTATCCATAAAACCAGTTGTGTTTTTGAACCAATCTTGTATCTTTTGTTGTGTAGATGATTATTGTGTGATATAATCATTACAAAGGTTATAATTACTAGTTCAAAAGGAGAACAGGAATTATGAATAACGATCTATATGTTATTTGTCCTCATTGTGGATACGTTGATCTACAGTTCGATGCCTCAAAATTTCCTATTTGTAAATGTTGCAGTTATGAAGAACCAACAACTATGTCTATGGACGACATGCGAAATTTTGTTAAAACCTTGAACCTGTCAGTTGTCAATATAAATAATAATGAACTTGGTCCTATTGTGTTTACATCGGACGATCCTAGGGATGAAGCCCTCCGTGAAAAATACGTCTACCCCAGTGAACACTTTAGCAAAAAAGCTTACAATGATATGCTTGAATATGATCGTAAAGAACGTAAGCGTTTGCGAGAATATTGGGATACCGCTGGACGATCTGAACAGCCAAAGCCTAAATGCCCCACCTGCGGCAGTACCAACCTGCGCAAAGTGTCTGTGGGTGCAAAGGCCGTGTCCGTGGGCCTGTTCGGTATCTTTAGCCAGAAAGTAAAAAAGACTTGGCATTGTAACAGCTGTGGATATGAATGGTAATGCTGCGCAGTGCGGTGTAGAATAAGGGATGAAGAGCATATGGCTGAAAATAAACTAATAAATAAACTAATGCTGATTTGCCATGCTCAGGTATACTTTGTGCATGATACTGCAGTTGAACTTCAACCTACAGTACAAACCCTTCTAGTTTATGAAACACTGCCGGAAAAGTTTCCTGCAGAAATATTTAAGATAGAAGAGCTTGGAGTGTCGCGCGATGACGATGTTCGTATTTTTAGCCTTGAAAAACCTATTGGTAAAGCGCTCTATGATATTCAAAAATGGATTGATTATACATCAACAACAGGCAAACATTGTTGTCTGCATATGACAAATATCATATATTTTATACAAGATACAAAACTTGATGATATTATTTACTACCAGCCTGTCATACATGCAAGGTTTAATTGTCCATATTGTTCTTCTGAATTGTTTTTTGCACAAGCGACTTATGCTTATTACACTGACGAAGGTACAAAGTTCGATACAAAAGGCTACTGTTATTGTTATTACTGTAAAATGCCATTCTTATATGGCGCTCGTACACTTAACCGCGGTACCCTGTACTTTGAAGTTGAAAAATATAGCCTATCAGATGCAAAACGGATTGCCTTCAAAGTTCCCGATATTGCAGAAAAAACATCGAAGCGAAAACCATATAAATCTATCCCATTCCCTGACGCTAATCTTTCTGTTCCACCTAAAAGCAACAAGCCCATTGTGGTACATGTCTTTGCGGAAAAATGTTATTGTCGGCATTGCTCAAATAAGTACGGCACAAACACTGTCGAAAGTCATACCGCATATGTTCTCACTGCTGATAAACGCTGTGTTCCTGTCAACGTTGAGTTCTGCACAGCTTGCGGTAAATACTTCATGAACTATCGCTCTTATAACGATTACTGCAAACAGTACGGTCCTCTTTTACTTGAAGTGGAATTCTCTCGTGATTGCAACACTGGCAATGATAGAATGTCTAGCCTTGCTCGTAATTCTATACTCAGCCGCTGCGGTTATCATGCTCGTGCAGAAATTCCAAAATCTCAACGCCAGGCAGTTCTTGCTTATATTCTGGAATCAAAGCGTGCTAATAAGAGCGAGATTAAATCAATACTCTCTTTCTTGATGGATTTCAATTCAACAAAGCCCAGTATGGAAGGCACGATCAGTCGCTGGAACGAGGACTATATTTTTGTTGATAATTATAAGCTCGGTTCTCAGCCGATAGAATCCCTTGTCAAACTCGCTCAGGGCGGCAACATAAGTGAAAGATATCGTTGGATGTAACTGCGTAGCAGGTCTCCCCTTACCGGGTTCCTGACAAACAAGGTGGACCGGGTGTGTGTGAAGTGCAAGACAAGATATTGATGCAAAACTAAAACTAGAAAGGAACGGATTTATCATGCCCACTATCAATATTAACTCCCCATCTGGAATGGCCGCATTAAAGGCCGCAGCACTCAAGGCCGCAAAGGAACATTACAACAAAGAAGGAATAGAAGTTGAATGCCCTGTGTGTGGTATAAAATTCATTGTAAAGCCAGACCATACCACCTGTCCACACTGTAATAAAAGCATAGTAGTTACATTTGAATAACCACTGTAAATCCCTTCAGCTGTTCTTCCAATTCCGCTGCAAGTGCTTTGGTTTTATTCAGTTGGGCTTCAAGTTCTTTAGCCTTTTCTATAGCTTCATCAACGCCGGTAATTTTAACAGGAATTTTACAATCATTCATAAGATCACCCCCTTGTTGCAATATAAGATTGACCTGGTGTGCGTAAAATGTAAAACAAGGTATTAAGGGATTGTATAACTCGTTTTCTCCTGCAAAAGCAACGGTCGCAGATGTTAATATTATTTTATGGCCTGCCACAGCAGAATCAGCCCGGTAATTTGCATCAACAGGGAGACTGTCAATTTCCCGTTCCAATCTTGTTTTATTCAGATCAACTTCTTTCAGCTTTGCCTTATAGCCCTCCAGTTTTTTATCCACTGCTTTCGTGTCAATTTGTGTCTTTGAGAAACCTTGATTCAGCTCTTGAAATCATAATCACCCCTCCGTTCCTTTATTTTTGGGGCAATTAAAACATCCGCCGTTATAAATTCCCATCATCGCAAACTTGTCCATCTGCTCCGCTTGGTTTGCCGTCAATCTTTTGCAGTTGATTGCTACTTCCCAAATAGCGTATTCGCATTTGTAAATCATTGCGTCTTGTTCAGAACTGTACTCTCGCTCAAACAGTACCTTGCGCTGGCAAGGCTTCAAAATACCTTCCATAAATGCCATAAAAATTTCCTCTCAAAAATACCAAAAGCCCCGGCCATTAAAGGTCAGGGCTTATCTTTATATATAACCTTCTTACGGCTTTCCCGTAATGTTCTGACTGTCTTTCTTCCCGTCTGGTTTTCACCATGGAATAGGGCTACCCATACAGTCGATGAACCAAAACACCAAAGTTCACACATCTTCTTCTGCGTACATCCCTGCACGCGGTGTCTCGGCTGCTGATTAAGCATTGTTTACGCGGGTTAGCACCACCCCGTAGGGGCGGCTTTTCTCTCAGCATACTGCATCCGCATACTTGTTTCTGCCTTTCGGCTCCATAGTGTTCCATTACCGGCTCACTATGGCTATGCGGCTCTTAGCCTTTCCCAGCATTTTGGGTATTTAATTATTTGGCACCTGCATCCTACACAACTATTCCCCTTGTGTAAACGGGCATACAATTCACCACTGGTGCCTTTGTTCTTAATAAGTGACGTTACAAGCCCTGTACTAATACCAACTGCACTAGCTGGTATTAGTCCAATATTATCAACAAGCTTCACAGCTTCATCAGCAGCATTAGTAATCCATGTTGCCAATTCGATAAACTTTTTAACTATATCGCTATCCAGCACATCCTTAGAAAGCTTCTCAAATGCTGCTGTGAACTGCGAAATCTTACCATTGATGCTATCAAGGTAAGTCTCGTTTTCTTTTGTGGCGCTGCCGGCAGATTCAGCGGCAGTCTTGGCGGCATTCTGCGCGTCCTTCCAGTTGTCCAGCATACCGGAAACAACGTTAGCGCGGTTCTTGCCAGCAACCTGTTCCAACAGAGATGCTTTGTCAACATCGTTCATCTTTTTCCAAACGTTGGCAATGTCTTCCATGATTTCATAGGTGGACTTAAAATCCCCGCTCTTGGTTAAAATATCAAATCCGCCCTTACCGTCAACATTGGTCAACGCCTTGATCTGGTCACGTAGTTTAGAGGTGCTTACTGCTACATCATCAGTGCTTTCGCCCATCTGTTCAAGTTCGGTCTTTGCACCACGGATACGCAGCGACAACACCTTCAGTGCATTACCTACCGATTCAGGGTCCTGCGCAACATCATTGGCAGCCACAATCATACCAATACTCTGGTCTAACGTGTTGCCTGCGGTATGCAAGGCAGATGCCGAGCGCTGTAGCGCACTGCCAACTCCAGCCGAGGAGATGGCATAATTATTCAAGCTGTTACTTTCACGGATCAACCGTTACTGACCGTAAACAATACGGCGGGTAGTCATTTCTGGCTACCTCTCATGTTTCAAGTATTAGGTTATTGCATGAGTTCGGACTGTATATTACCGATGTCTTATCGGAACTTACTTCAACATACCTGTTGCCAGGTATATCCTGCAGTCTCTAGGGATTTATAGAATTTAACGATTTTATTTTCAACTTGTTCCGCAGTTAAAGTGTATGGCAATCTTAACAACGGAATTTTATTATGTTTGCAATAATTATTTTTTATACTGTCTCTTTTTTGAATGGCGTTTAATTCTTTTTCACCACCCCACAAATCAATAGCCTTAAAATGTTGTTGCCCATCATATTCAATAAGAAATAAGACATCATCATTATTTTTTATTGCAAAATCAAAATGTAAAACTTTTTTATCTCTACAATCGTCAAAGGAATACTGCATCTCATAGTCGTAATGATACTTTTTAAGAATATTTTCAATAAGTCGTTCACCCGATGACTTTATTGCACAACCACAAGACGCGACATGCCCATCTAAAACTCGTGCAGGTAATTCAACAAAATGATTACCGCATATACCGCATTCGCATTCCCATAACCATTGCCCTTTGTTGTTCTTTTTATACTGGTGCAATAATTTAACACCATACATCGTTACAGTATTAGTAAAATCTTTTGTATTTGCAGCGCTAGTTCTTTCTTTGTGAAGGCAGCCACAAGATTGTGTATGCCCATTTACAAGATCTGCATTTGCAACGCTTGTAACGTTTCCGCAATCACACCTGCACAAACATTTTGTAGGCCGGGTGTTCCAATCCATTGAAAGAACGGTTAACCTTCCAAACTTATTACCAGTAAGATCTTTTCGTAAGCTTTTTATTCTGCGTTTTGCTGTATCGCACCCACAAGAAGTTTTCCCACTATGCAGTAGTGCATCAGCAGTTGTAGTAATTGTATTCCCACAATCGCACCTACATACGCATCGTGCTCGTGGCTTTCCTCCTTGTGGTCCAATGCAATTATAAATCATTTCAAGTACAACCAATTTTCCGTAGCGATTGCCAGTTAAATCTTTTCGTTTGTTAGAGATTGTTCCTTTAATAAACTGACCTTTGTTATTTCTTGTACACATAAAAAAATAACCTCCCTATTGCCATACAGGAAGTTATCGTTAAATTCCATATCTTTCCTCGGTCTTGGGTGCCTCCACCCTTTAACCGATATAGTAAATTTGGGGCAATGTTGTTTACCCACCTCATTAAATTTATCAACAATGCTGGTTACATCTTTTGCTTCAACGCCAAACGCTTTCATTGTGGAAATGATAGATTCACTGGCGTCATTGACACTAGAAATTCCATCCCCCACATGTTGGTACAGGACGGCCGCGTCAGCCAATTCTTTGGAATCTTTCAAATTGTAACCTAACCGTGCAAAATCAGCACTGGCCGTTACAATATCGCTGATAGAAGCGCCCAGGTTCTTTGCTCGCGTACCGGCATCATCCAAAAACACATCGTATGTATTGTCAGTTTCGTCTGTAACCTTTTTCAGCTCGGTCATGGCAGAATCAATATTCACCACGTTCTGGTAAATCTGTCGTAACCCTTGCTGAACCATGTTAATTACCTGGCTGGCAAACTGACTCTTGATATTTGTCTCAAACAGCTTTTTGAACTTCATCGCCAGCGTGTCAGTTTCAAGGCCAGCATCCTGTACTGCTTTTTTCAGTTCTGCAAATTCCTTAGATGCTTTGCTTGCATATTCCTGTCCGTTTTGCTGTGTGATTTTCCCGGATTTTAGCAATTCCTGGTAGTGTTCAATATACTCAAGATACCGTGCATACATCGCAGGATCAGTTGTAATTTTAGAGTTATTAGCCAAATACCTCTGTGCTGTATACAAAGTATTAGAAACACTCTTAATATAAGTGTTCACATCACGCTGAGATTTAAGACTGCCATTAAACTTATCAGCTTCCGCCTTTGTTTCGCCAATCTTTGTCCTAACAACGTTTAGCGCATCAGAGACACTTTCAATCGGCGTTTTGGCATCCTTGAATTGTTTGGCCATTTCAGCAATAAAAGTTGGAACGTCAGCCGCAGATTTAACCTGTTCAGCTTTTTTAGCCATGCTTTCAAGAGCGCCTTTGGTCTGCTTGTAGACACCATTGTCTCCGCCAAGTTCTTTGAATCCTTTATTACCAGCACTCCGCTGCAAAGTCGTTAGCATCGTCTGGTAGTTTGCCAAAAAGTCCTTAATCTGCTCAAACTGGCGTTCATTACTTCTAGTACCATTGTCAGCCATGGTATCATTGGCCGTCTTTACTGCTGTCGTAAATTTGTTAGCAGCATCCTGGCCATTTTTCATGGCGGTTACGAGCTTGTCAAAATTATCGGAACTCCAATCATCCTCATATGATTTGCGGGCGTTTTCTATTGTAGTCTTAGACTCCTCAAGTTCTTTCCGCAGGCGTGTAATCTTAGCACTTTCTGCGCCGTCAACATTCAAATTCAGAGCTTTGTTAATCGCGGAAGTTGGGTCGATATTTTTTAATTCTTCTTTTTGGTCAGCGACGGATTTAACAGCTTTTGAAGTAGTGCTAATCACTCCATCAGTTACCTTAGCAATTCCTTGCTCAATGTCGGTTAAGTTTTTGTCGTAGTCATTCAAAGCCTTTAATGACACTATATCCTTTTTATCCAGTGCAGATTCTAACTGTGTACCAAGACGCTTTGTGTCTACTTCAATTTGCTCTAATGCACTATGAAACTCATTAAAAGCTTTACCGTTACCTTCAATCTCTTTGCCCTTATCGATCGTGTTATTCAACGCATCAAATCGCTGCTGTAATTCTGTAGCAATAGCCTGCCGCTGTTCAAGGTCTTGCGCACTCTTAATTGCGCTTTGCTCTGCCGATTTGGCCGCTTCCAGGGTTTCTTTATTAACCTGTTTTACCCCTTCCGCCATCTCAGTGGTCCGTCTAACAATATTTGCCCATGTTGTTGCGGCTTTTTCGCTACCATTATAAAAGGCAGTAATGTCATCATTCAGTTCAGCAAATTGCTTAGTATAACTATCTTTTACAGCGCCTTCCGGCATCTGCTTAATCATTGCACCAAGATTACCGGTCTTCATTGCCAGCGATGTTACATGACTATTATCAGGGCTGGTTTGTAGCATCGCGTCCTTGCGGATCTTAGTGGATATTTTCTTAATCTGCTCATCAACAGAGTTGTTAATCAGCTCCGCAAACTGGTCCATGTTTACATCGTCGGTCATGGTTTTCAGTTTGGCAAGGTCCGTCATGCTGTCCGTAATGCTCTTGGCCGCATTCGTTAGGCTATTAAATACGGCAGTAATTTCCGCAAAGCCATTCACAATGTCAGTCTTGGCCTTTTTGGCATCGACTGTACTTTGCTGTGCCTTGGCAAGTTTTGCATCAAGGCCGCTGGTATCTTTCAGCGTAGCCAGCGCCTGACTCAATGCTTCATCCAGTGTTGCCTTAAATCGCTGTGTGGCTTCTGCTACTGCTGCATCAACTTTCGGCGTCACCGTCTTGCCGTTCTCATCTTTCGGCAGTTCAACACTGTTAATGGCACTCAGCTCACCAATGGACTTCTTATAAAAATCAACGATATTATTGATAAAGTTTCCAAGCTTGCGGTAAGTTGTTGCATTCTTGCTGCCATCAATCTCTGCCACTTTGTCCAGGTTTTCCTGTAACCCTGCTGCAATGTTAGCATAACTGGTAAACAGCCGTTTCAATCGGTTCCCGGCGTTTACAAGGGTCTTTACACTAGCATCAATTGTTCCGCTGGCCTGTGCAGCTTCGCTCAGTGCGGTGGTAGCCCGGCCAACCTTTTCGCCAGCATTATTCAGGGTCGCACCAACAGTTTCCATCTGGGCAGAAAGCTCCTGTGCAGCACTCTGCTGTTGTTTTGCCGCATCGGCCGTTGTAGTCGCTGTACGCTCGCCAGTGGTTTTATAAGCCAGAATAATAGCGTTTACTTCATCAGATGCCGCAATAATCTGCGCTGCTTTTTCAGCAAACCCATTTGTCGCAGCTCCAATCTTTGCAAACTTGGTAAATATCGTGTGGATCTGAGTGCTGGCTTCGTTCGCTTTTGTAACACTGGCGGCCACATCATCCATGCTGGCAGTCTCAGCAGTGGCTTTCTTTCCACGCTTGGCCTTGATTACGGTTCCGTCCATCAGGCTGGCAGTATTTTTAATGTCTGCCAAGGATTCACTATACTGCTTAAAAGTATTGTTCAGGGCAATTGCAGCCTCAATCATGGGGCGGGTCGCTTCTTTTGCTCCGTCTGCACTGGTAGCTGCTGTTTTCAATTCACCTGTAATGGTGTTAATGGAATTACTTGCTCTGGTAATGGCATTTTTTACTGCATCCGCTGCCTTCTCAGCGTTCAATACCAACTGCTGCAGCTTTACAGCTTCATCAACATCGGTAGTATCCGCTTTCTGCGTCTTTTTGCCGCCGCGCTTTCCTTTGGCCGTTTTATCTTCCTTGGTTAAACTGGTCAAAAAGGCCGTCGAGATTGCCAAAGTTTTATTGATGCTCTCAATGGCCGCATTAAATTCAGCAGCTTTTGTTTTGGTTGTTTCAAGCTTCGGGTTGCTCTCTGCCACAGAATTAACGAACGCAGAAACTTTATCCAGAACATCTTTTACCTTGCTTGGGTTAATTGCCGAAAGCGTTTCAAGCAAGGTTTTCGCATCATCAGCCTTGTCTTTACCGTCTGTAATACCGGTGGCCTCAGATTTTAATTTTGAAATTTCTTCTGCAATCTGCTCTTTTTGCTTAACTAAAGTTTGAAGTGCGTTGATACTTTCTTGAGTAGCTTTTACAATGGACTGTTCAGCCTCCAGTGTTTTTTGCTTTGCAGCAGTAACAAGGTCTTGTTTTTCAGTCATTGTATTAAGCTGGGAAATGATGGTCTCGGTAGCAGTCTTTATACGAGCTGTTATCTCAGTGTCATCCAAATCCGATTCTTTTGCAGTTTTTAGCTTTGTTTGCTCGTTGCTTATTCCAGTAGTTCTATTTTGAAGCTCTCTTTTTCGTTGTTCAATCTTTCCTTCAGCAGTTTGAATTGCACTATCAAGACCAGATACCATTTGGTTCTTTACACTATCAGGCAAAACGCCAATAGTCGAAGCAATCTCAACCCAATACTCCTGGTAATCTTTTGCAGCAGTCTTAACCTCTTCTTCTGTCGATGTAGAACTTAACACTTTTTGACGGGCTTCATTTAATTTTTCAAACAAGCGTTTAAGAGTCGCAGTATAATTCAAAGCAGCAGAATTTAATTCCTCAGACGCATTCATATCCATTGCGCTGATTACCGTTTTGAATTTTTCTGCTATCTTGTCAGAATCTTCTCCAAGTCCCACCAACTGATCGTCTACATAATCAGCAAAGCTGTCATATCTTGATTCTCCAGTATTTTTATCAACGTCTTCCCAATTCGCGATATCTTCAAAAGTATTAAAAACTTGTTTAATTTTATTATCTTCATTTTCAACATTTGCAATAGTGTTTTTAATTTCTGCTGTTCCTTTATTAAAGCTATTGCTCATTAAAGAAAAATAAGTGTTTATGCCTTCACTAATATTGTCAGAGCTTTCTTTCAAACCTTTTTTTAGGGAGGGGTCAGTAAGAACACTCAAGAGATTCTGTTGAAAAGAAGAAATTTCATTAGAAACATCGTTTCCTTTTTTTGCTTCCCCGCTATCGTTAGAATTTGTAGTTTCTTTGTTTACTTCGTTAATAAGAGTTCTGATATCAGAAATATTTTCTTTTATTTTTTGGTACTGCTTTATTTTTGTATTAAGAATAGAAATTTCAGTATCTTTATTTATACTGTTTTTAAGTTCTCGTTCTTGTGTCGCAGTGAGTTTGGTTTCTTCATTTAGCTGCTTTTGTGCAGCAATCTGCTCTTGGGTGACGCTGGCAATTTCTTTTCGTTTCTGTACACTACCAGTAAGTAGATTTATGTTAGAAGTGAGTGCTGCCTGTTCTCGTTTTTGTGCCTGCTCAATAACACCAGCTGCCTGCTGGGCACTTTTTGCATAGTTGTCAATGGCTTTCATAGTATTAGCCATTGCTTTTTCCATCGTCCCGGAAATGGTTTTGCTGATGCTCTTTAGCTGTGTCTTTAGGTTTTTATCGCCAATCTGTACATTAAACTTTTTGTTTTTCGCAATCTCATCCAGTTTCCCCTGCACACTACCGCCGTCAGGTTCAACTTTTACCTTAATACTTAAATCTTCCGCCATATACTTTCCCCCTTACGGTTCGGCTCAAGCCTTCAAAGGCCGATTCTTTTCAAATCAGCCGCTCAAGACAAGAGCCGAAGCTCTCGTCGCGTTAGTTATCAGGGAACTGCTCTTTTATGGCTTTCACAATCTCTCCATGTACGGCGCTGTTCCCATCTGCGATTTCTTTTGCCGTGTTTGCCACAAACGGGCGCGGGTGCAAATAGGCCGCATCAGGTGGCGAACCCCAAATGTTTTTCACATCGCCCTTCTCCACCATCTCAGCAAGCGGTGTATTGGTGCCGGTTTTGTATTGCCCACCAACGGCTGATTCATTCGGCACACCAATATCCTTTACCGTAAGCACATGTTCTCTTACGCTGCTCACCACGCTGCTGTCGGCTTCCAATGCCCCTTCGCCCTGGCCGCGGCGCTCATATACTTTTGGCTGGTATACATCCAGTACATCTTCCTTGATATGCCTTTTCAAACAATTCTCCACAGCCGTTTTCGCCCCGCCATTTAGTGCCAGGTTAATTCGCCGCTGCAGTTCCAGTTCCAGCCCTTTCTGTGTGCTTACCATCTTGGCCATTTAACTCTCCTTGCCGTTCACAACCTCAATCTTCACGGGTGGCTTCTTTGCGGGCTGCTCTCCTTCGCGCACTTTCTTTACCAGATCAGCCAAAAATTCCTGGTCTCCCAGCTGGCTCAAATTCCCTGCAATTTCTGCAAAGGCGTCTGCAATCCGGTCAAGCGGGTCCGGGTGGTTGATTGCATCAAATACCTTCATGTATTTTTCTTTCCGGTCTTTCATCTCGGCTTCACATGCCTCATAAAGTCCCGCTGTAATCACCGCAATATCCGGGTCTTCCACAATCTCAATGCCCTGTCGGCTGTAAACAAAGTCGCACATCTCATCTGTGTCCATCTTGTCCAGCTCCGCTTCCGGGGCAAAAAAGGTAATCACCGCAATGCGCCAAGCATAATCAAACAGCGCGTAATACTGCTTGCCGTCCTTCTCGCACATGTCGCAAACAAAATCCACAAACCGGATTCTGTCACCCACACGGATGTTCTTCTTAATTTCCATAAAAAACTCCTTACAAAATAAAAAGCCCCGCCCTTTTCAGGCGGAGCCGTGTTCATGTTCTATTCGGGTACCATGCCTTAATTTTGTCATGCTCAACAAACTTTTCTGTCGTTTCCTAGCATAATCACAGTTTACAGCGTGTCGTAATCCATCCACCCACCACGCCGTTTACGGTACACAATCCAGCGCAAATGCTCGTCCGGGTACAGGTAATCAAACATCTTCCGCTTCATCAGTGCCACAGTATCCGGGCATCCCTTGGTGTCAATTACCTCTGTCGTGCCGTCTTTATACTTCAACCAAAAATCAGCCACATAGTTAATGGCTCGCACCGTCTCCATTCTTCCCCCACGTTCCTTGCGGTACTTTGGCTGTAGCTCATAGGGTTTCTGCAGCTGATAGTCCACAATCTCTCCGCTGGCAACCCCCGGCAGCACAACATCCTTGTAATACTTCATCTCAAGTTCAGAGTCAAACACAATCCCGTCATAGGTGCGTTTGCTCTTGTCACGGCTCACATTATACTTGCTTCGTCCGCTTACTTGCACAGCTCAATCTTCCCGTCTGCAATCTTGAACTTAACCACATCGCCAACGGCATAGCCGTCTTTCACCGGCACCTGGTAGCCGTGCCCGTCACATTCAAAACCCATGTAGCCGCGTTCCTTGCTGTAGTATACAACCACGCCCTTCAGCGGGCGCACCTGGCGCTTCAGGGGCACTTTGGGCGGGGCAGCAGTTTCAACAGGTTCAATCTTCACATCGGCAATACCGCCGGTATTCTTGTCTTCCATGCACGCTACTCCTTTCGTGTTCTAAAAATGGAGGAGCTTTTCGCTCCCCCACGGATCAAACATCACAATTCAAACCTATATATAATAAGGTAGGGATTTGCGTTGATCACTCCATAAAGTTCATGGCGTAAACGTCGCCGTCCTGGTTGGCCATGCAGTCAAAGGTGATAGAAACAGTGGTCGGATCACCAGTGTTCTGGAAAGCCAGGCTGAAACTTGCCTGAGGCTGAGCCTTGTAGTAAACCAGCTCGCACTGCACCATCTCATCGTCCTCGGTCTTGAACGGCATCATACCGTGGATCTCAAAGGCACGCGGGAATGTGTCAGAATCAAACTTGACAGTCTGAACACCATCGCTCTTGTCGTAGAAGTAGTAAGCAATATAATTCTTGCCGTCCTGCAGGCTAGAACCAGTAACCTTCTTTTCATTGGTGGAAAGATCACTAATCTCAGTACCAGCGTCGTCAGAAACAGCAAAAACCTGCACAGTGCCGGCCTTCGGGGTTTCACTCAGCTCAATACCTTCGGAGGTGGCGGTCAGCACCTCGCGCTTCATAATCTTTGCAACCTTGCCAATGTCCTGGCCGCTCAGCAGGGCAAACAGCTTAACAGGCATGATCTGGGTATCAACCTTCAGGGTGCCTGCACGCTCGCCATCAAAGCCAACACGGTTCGGTGCGCCCTGGCCGCCCTTTGCAAACACGCGGTTTGCGGTAAAGTCAGTGGTGGTCACGTTGGCAAAATCAATGGGCAGAAAAACTTTCTTGGTCTTGTAATCAAGCAGAACCAGATCAGCAACTTCACGGTTCGCCATATTCGGATTTACAGCCATATCTTAATCCTCCGTTATTGTTTATCAGTCTCCATGTGTTTGTACCAGCCGCCAAGGTCGTTCTCGCCACCCCATACGGCATAGTTCATGTCATGGATCTCATTTTGTTTTTTTATATTCTGACGGTTAAAAGTGTCATGCACCTGGTACACCGTCAAATCATAAATATTCGTATAATTCAGGCTGTTATGGTTTGTCGCCAGCGCAGAGATAATGTTCCCCAACTCCAAATCATGGTTACTCTTATGCCCTTTTCGTTTCGATTTTTCATATTCAGCCTTTTTCTTTTGGAATCGTTCATAAAACTTGCGGGCAGCCTCATTTTTGAACTTCAAGTTTTCCTCTCGCTTCTGGTCTATGTACGCGGTTTGCAGGCAAATGTCGCAAATCTCTGCCCAGTTATCTCGCGTTATGGAACCATCAATCAGGATCTTATCGTCCACCTCGGTTTTATTCACCAGTACAGCATGGTGCGCTTCATCATATTCAAGTGGCGCATCAATAAAAAAGGCCAGTGCGGCAACCATCTCCGCCTGGCTTTCTTTGCTCATACTCAATAAATCAAAGGTGTTAATGGTGGCTTTTTCCTCCTCGCTCAAAGCTTCATACGGGTTCTCCTGCCCTGTTACCTTGGCAATGTCTTCAAACATCTCCTGCGGTGTCAGCAGCAAGGTACTTAGCGCAAACTGATAGCTCATATAGCCGCGCTTGTTAATGTCGCTCAGTCGGGGCGAGTGTACTCTGCCCACATTTTTCACCATAAAACCTTCGGGGTTCAGCAGTTCATAGTACGGTACTTTCACTTTGCGCCACCCATCTTGCGGTTGAACGCCATCACCTCGTATGTAATGCAGCGGCCGTAATAGTTATTATTCGGCTTGTATACATCGTTGTTCAGTAACCGTACCTTCCCAATTCCAAAATCTTCGCTGCCGTTCAGCAAACGGTCAACATTCATAGCCAACACATCGGCCTTCGTCCCCAGCACGCCGGGGTGTCGGTAACTCTTCATTACCTTCTTATTGCAATAGGCAAAAATGTACAGGTACACTCTGTATGCCGTATCGCTCGGTGCCTTAGCCACCACGGTCTCCATGCACAGGTAGGTGTCCGCCGTTTCATTGATCTCCGGCACATACTCAAACTCGTAAATATGTCCGGTACTAATGCTCTTATCGCCCAGTAGCATCTCGTCCGTGTCGGCATCATCGTCCACGTGTCCAAGCAGCAGGTTAATAATGGTGTCGTCCTGTGCCAGCAGGGCGGCTACTTTGTGTTTGTATTCTCCCAGCTCACTCAGGTTCATACGTCCACCACCTTCACTGCAATGCTGTCTGTGCTCTTGCCGTCCGGTGCCACAACCGTCAGTTTCACGGTAGCTCCATTCAGCGCGGCATTATCCTCTGCGCATACCCGGCAGCTTTCCCCAGTCACCCGGTTCCACTGCACACTGTTGGCAAGGTATACCTTTGTTTCAAGTGTTTTATCATCAACGCTCAGGCTCCAGGTGCATCCCGGCAGCGGCTTGCCATCTACTGTGGCCTTAAAAATCTTGCCGCGCCCGCAAATGCGCACTTTGGGTTCGCCCGCGTATTTAATAATCACTTCGCCGTCCTCCGGTGCTTGCTTTACCTCCTGGTAATCACATAGCATCTTTTCGGCGTTATCTTGTTCTTCCACATGCTGGTCTTGTTCAAGGTTCAAAACCAAAAATCCCGTCTGGGCGTCATTCCAGTCATAGCGTTCTGTCATAGCGTCCACACAGGTTACACGGTACGTCTTTGGCTTGCCATTGATTTGCTCCATCATCAGGCGTTTCCCTACGTCCAGCAAAGCTGATTCCTCATCATACGGTATTTTCACCTGGAACTCGCGGCTGGAAATGGTCATGTATACATCTTCGTTCAGGTTGGAAAAATACGGCTTGTCCACAACCGCCCACCGGGTAATAATTTCCCCAGTCTCATGGTTCTGCCACTGGATACTCCGGTTACATAGCTCAATTTTGCCGCGCACGGTTATTTCATCGTCCGCATCGCGCTCTGTAATCAGCCAATGGCTTTTACTAAACAGCATAATTTTTCCAATCTCAAAGTTGTCGCCCGGCATGGTGCGTATAATCTTCTGGTTTGTCACCGTACTGCTAATAATCATCATGTGGTGTGGTACCCCTTCAATCTCTACCTCTTTATAGGCAGGGGAATCAGGCCCCATTCTCAGCGTGTCCCGTTTGCTCTTTTCAACCATCCGGTCACGCCGCGTACTTCCGTGTCTGCCAAGCATAGCAGCATATGTCTCATAGTTCATACGCTACCACCTCACTCAGTCAAACTCGAAATTTCCCCATTGCGGAAAGAGTACAGGTTAATCTCCTTCATCTGCTGCCGCTCTGTCGTGGTCAGCAGGGTCGTCATCTTCTCCAACAGGTTGGCTGGCGAAAACAACGTAAAATCCTTTGTGCTCAATCCGTTCTGCAATGCGTCTGTGTTATAAACATACTGGCGCACAAAATGCACAATCATGCCCAGCGCCAAAATATCCTTCTCGCGGTTCGTCAGCGTAATGTTGAACGCCAGCAGGTCATCTTCTCTATCATTCAGGTCCTGTTTGCACACATCCTCAAAATCGCTAATCGCCATCTTCAAAAGATCCAGTTGCATTGCTTCTCTTGTCACCGCATCGTAGTCCAGGAACTCATAGTTGCGGACTTGGCCACGGTAACGCTCATAAACTTCCTCGTATCTTGTGCCCATTGGCCCGCACCATCCCTCTCATTATTCTTCGGTTCCGCCGATCGTCACAATCTCAACGCCGCTCTTGCGGGTTCTGGGTTTCTTGGGTGCCTCCAACGCAACGGATTCTTCCAAATCGCAATCCAGCACATCGTTCAATGCTTTAATCATGGCACGGCTATCCAGCTGGTCTGCCTTCAGCATCTCCTTTGCGCGGATACGGATGCTGTCGCGCATCCCCTCTCTCATCTTAGGCACCTTCTCGCGGATCTCATCCGGGGTCCACTTAAATACCTCGTCAAAGTTCTCCGTGGTCAGCGCATTCTTGTAATAACGTTCCACACCCAGCTTGCGCAATACGTTGGCGTCCTCAATCAAAATCCAGTTATCACGGAAAAACCGCGGCTGGCTGCCACGCATTACAAGCAGCTCGGCGTAGTCCATCTCCTGCACCTCGCCAAACTCGGTCCACTCAACGGTGTAGCCAGGGTTGCGGGTCGAAGCATAAAACAAGTTGCCATGGGTGCCGTTCTTGCATTCCACCATGGTCTCATTGGTAATCTTCGCAGTTGCCAAAACATACCTCCAAAATATTCCTTATATAAAAAAAGAACCCCGCCTTGCGGCAGGGGTATCGTTCAGCTTAAAATCATGCAAACTTGTAGCTGCCAAAGTCGCGGTCCAGAATAATGGAAATACCGGTACGCTTGGTCATCAGGAATTCCTGGGTCAGGTCGGCCTTGTTCATCGGGTCGCCCATCAGCATGGTAACTTCACCCTCGGTAACGCGCTTCACGGGCTTGGTGTCGCCGGCAAAAATGTAAACAGTGTCGTCAGGCAGAATAAACTCAGTAGAGCCGATCTTGTGGCGCTGCTTCATCGCAACCATCGGGGTGCCGGCAATGTGACCCAGGTATCCCATGCTGTACAGGTCGCTCTTGGCCTGCTCACCCATGGTAGCAGTGGTAATCTTGCGCAGTGCCTTGCGGGTGCCAACAATCGTAGCGGTGTCGCCGGTAGAAGCCTCAATGTGCTCAATCAGGTCCAGCAGCTTGTCCTCATTGTAAGAACCGCTCTGGGTATAAACGGGGTCAAGCTTGGTAAACATGCTGGTCCATGCCAGATAAGCGCTGTCCAGATCGTACTGGGTAAAGCTGCGGCCAACAGTATCAACCAGGTCATTAAAGTCAATGCGGCCAGCCAGCACGCGGTTCATTTCCTCGTAAACCTTCACAGCACGCAGCTGGGTATTCACGGTAATGTCCTGGCCGGCTTCCAGGCGCTGACGGCGGATGCCCTGGGTGCCTTCAGCAATATCGGCAACAGTCAGCAGGCACGGCTTGGTGGTATGGAAAATGTTGGTATCACCCAGAGAGGTGTTGCGGTCCTCAATAAAATTGGTAAAGAACTCGTCACCCTTCAGGCCCTCTTCACTGACCTTTTCAATCAGAACTTCGGTAATAGCAAACAGGTTGCTGCATTTACCGTCGCGGATATCCTTGTAGCTCATGCTGGTCTTGCCATTATTAGCCTCAATCATGGCCTGGCGCAGAACTTCCTGGCTGTCTTTCACGCTGTATTCGCCCAGGTGGCCATGGTAGCCATCAACGGCCAGCTTAATCAGTTTCTCATCCATGTTAATACTCCTTTACATATAAAGATAGGTGCAGCCATAGGCCACACCAGTAATTAGTTATAACTAACTCGCTGATACAAAAATTAGGCGATCACGTCAACGATGTAATAGGTATACTGGCCATCGCCAAAGCCAACCTTCACAGGATCACGCTTGATCGCACCAAAAACATTGTCAGCAGAAGCATCAGCCTCAATTTTCAGCTTGGTAGAACCATCAGCAAAGGCAACAAACTTGCCCTTTTCGGGGGTGCCGTCAAAAGCTTCAGCAGTAACGCGGAAAGAATCAGCGCCGGCAACCAGCAGGTAAGCACGAACAGGCTTGCCAGCCTCGTTCTCCCACTCGGTCAGGTAATGGGTGCGGGTCTCATCGTAAAACAGCTCAACGCCGGCAACCAGGGCCAGCATAGGGCGCTTGGAATCAGCAGCAGGTGCTTCAGCCTTGTAGGTTTCAGGGCCGATTGCATCACCAATCACAACAATGTTGCCATTATCAATGGCGGCAGGGCTGCCATCCTTGTAAAAAACAACACTCTTCAGGTAGGCAGGGTTGCTGGAACCAACCAGCATATCGGTGCCAACAACAGCATGTTTAATGTTAGCCATAATATGTAACTCCTTTTTTTTTTACTCTTTTGTATGCAGGTAACGTTCAAACAGGTCACCATAGCGCTTCTCTTTTTTCTGGGTTCCATTCACGCCAAACCGTACCTTGTTTACCTCGCCCTTCTTTTCTTTGGACGGAACATAACTGAACTCAGCGGCCTTTTTGCCCAACAGCTTGTAGCAAGCATCTTCCAAAACGGTAAACTCCATCGTCTTGTTATCTCGCAGCTTGGCATAATCAGCATCGCCATCCAGCTTCTGATCCATAACGGCAAACAGCTGTTCGCGTTTAGCGTTCTCTTCTTCTTTGGCAGCATCAGCCTCGGCCGCAACGTAAGCATCATATTTCGGCTTCATCTCGTCATACTCTGCTTTCAGTTCGCTGTACTGCTTGTTGGCAGCCTCCAGTTTTTCGGTCTGCTCTTTGGCCTTATCGCCCATGGTGCTGTACAACGCGGGCACGCCCATATCGGCACTGCCTTCATCCCAGGCTTCGTACTTTACCTTCATGCGTTTCTTGCTGGCAAAATCAACTTTCACGTTGTCGCCATCCATGGTAAAGGTAAAGCTGTAGATCTTCCAATCCTGGCAATCCATCACAACAACAAGGTCGTCCTGCACATCCTGCAGCCAATAGCGGCTCACTTCATAGCCCCACGGGTCAATCATGGTTTCAGCGCTAATGGCCTCGTTTACTTCGTTCAGCTTGTCGCGCAGGTTCAGGCTGTAATCCGCAGCAGGTTCGCCGCCTTCCTGTTCTGCAGCGCCTTCCGGTTCTGCCGGGGGGTCGGGTTCTGCAGGTTCAGCAGCAGGTTCTGCGGCCGGCTCACTTTCCGGTTCACCCTGCGGCTCTTCCGGCTCTGCAGATTTTGCCGCAGCCATCTCTTCACACTTCGCTTTCAGTTCCTCAATGGTGATTTCCTCCAAAGAGAACTCCAGCGTAGAAGCGTCAATGCCGTAAGAAGCCAGAATTTCTTCTTTTTCTTTCAAGCAATCGTCTCCTTTCGCAAAATTATCTATCTGAGCCTCCTTGGAGGATTCAGATCTCTGTAAAGCTGTGTATTCCGCCAGCATATCCTTAACCTGGCTCGCAATCGTCGCGGCGGTAAAATTCGCCGTAACTGTGCTGCCCGTCATTGCTGGTCGGATTTGCGGGTCAGTGGTGGAAAGCACGCAGCAGCCATCAAAATCAAAATTCTGCACAACATAGTAGCCGTCCTTATCCACATAGCCTTCCATGTTGGTGATCTCCATGCTCTGCCCTTTCACCACATCCCGCTCAAAAATCCCACAGGAATCGTCAAACTTGGTCCACAGCAACCCGTCAACGCGCAAATATTCCCGTGTTTTTCCTGTGCCGTCATCCCGACTTACCCAGCGCGGGTTGCAGCTTTCCGGTATCACACCGTAAGCGCTGCCGGCATATACATATCGAATCCCGTCCTCGTCCACAATCAGCTCATGTTCGTGGCCCTTAAAATCAAGCTCGTCATCGTCATTCTGCTCAATGTATCCAAGGATCGGGGTATTCGCAATACTCTTTGCTGCCCGGTCAACTACCTCTTTTTCAAACCGCGATCCGTTCAGGTTGCCGCCAGTATGTAGCACATCAATCGTCACGTTAATAAAACGCGCATCTTTGCCCATCACTTCTCCGGTTTTTTCAAAGGTAATTGGCAGGCGGTTCAACCGCTCACTCACATCCAATCACCCCGTAAACTAAAAAAGGCCGCTTGCATAGCGGTCTCTCAAAAGTAATTTCGTTTTTTCTGCTGTGCGGCAAACTCCTGCACAGCCTTCAAATCATCGTCGTCAAGTTCAAAAATATATACTGTATGGCCGCCACTGTCGCGCTCTTCCCGCATCAATTTCTTTTTCTGGCGCAGCAAATATAGTACCACGTCACGGCCGCGTACCTTAACTTCGCGCTTCATCGTTCACTCAGCCTCCTGTCGCCAGGTCTTCCTCGCTGCTGTTTTCGCCTGCGTCTGTCAGCGCCTTACCTTCACTTGCATTGGTGGGGCGTCCGCCTTCATCTGTCGCGGCATCACTGTTAGCAGCGCTCTGCGTATTGGAGCTTATCAGCGGCACCTCATTGGCCGACAGGTTCAATACCGTGTTCTCCAGGTACTGCATGTTCTCCACATCGCTTGGGCTGTATCCGCTTGTTGCCATAATGGCACTGCGCACCGGCATTCCGTACTGGCCATCTTTTACAAGGCGGTCATGCACTTCTTGCCGATTAAAATACGTCACATCTAAAATATTTACCTTAAACTTAACTGCCGTCGAAACACTCTTTAATTTACGGTTGATCCAGCGTTCAATCTGCCGCATCATCGCAAACACAATCATCTGGTCATTCACGGTAGAAAGGCTCAGCGTAGAGCTGCTGGGGTCTTCACCGCCACCAAACAAGATGTTGTTTACACCCGCCTGTTTCCACATCGAATTTTCGGCTTTTGCCACATCGTCACTGCCGCTTACAGCTCCACTTTTTTCAAAGTCCCAGCTGCTGATCTTCATCGGACTCATAATCGCGCCAATGTTCTCCGGCAGCACGTTGCACAGCATGTCGTAAAACTCTTTGCACAGGTCATAGTCAATCAAAAATGTACCGTCATCCCCCACCGGGATCTCCAGCGCCAACGCCTTGTAATTATTCACTTCGCTGGCATCCTTGCTGATCGCCCGGTAGTCTTCAATATCCGCCAGTGCGCTGAACAAGCTCACAAACGGCGGGATCGGCACATACGTCTGCTCGTTTACTTTCAAACAGATAGAATTCTCACTTGACAGCTCCTGCCACTTCAAGCCGGAATCCTTCTGGTACGCATTGTACATCGTGGTAAATTCCGGCGGAAAATTTGGTAATCGCTCATTGTGGGAATCAAAGTAAGAAAAATTGAACGCAAAGTTGTATACACCATCCTCAATGCTGCTGATCTTGCAATAGTCTGCATCCAGCTGCTGGAAGGTGTAGCTATCGTTCGTTTCCCATGCGTATCCGTAATACACATCATCACGGAACGCCACCATCAACGCCCGGCTGAACTCGTGCCGCAGGTTCATCTTTTCCAACTGTGCCGTCACCGCATAGTAACCTTTTTTGAACTTTTGCAGGTTTACATTCTTGGAATAATCAATGCCATACGGCACCACAATGTAACTGAACGTGCTCATGTTGGCAAAATACTGGATCAGCCGCCTGTAATAGTTCGAAATATTGAACAGGTATTGGCTCATCTGCCGCAACTGCACTTCATAGTTGGCCGGGTTCCCCAAATAGGTAACAATCTGGCTCTTGGTATACTTTTTATAAGTAGGGTTGTAGTCGCGGTTATTTTTCAGGTCGCGGATCTTCACGTTTGCCAGGTTCGCATACCGTACCTTACTCATAAATTCCGTCAATGGCACAAAGCTTTTCTTGCCGTCCGGGCTGATCATGGCGACCTTTTTCTGCTGTATTTCTTCCATATAGCCGCCTGCCACTCAAAATGTGTTGAAATATACTCAAACACATCGAGAAATTGAAGTCCTTGCGGATACTTCTTACTGCTTCACTGTGTATGCTTTTGCAATCCGTAAACAGATACGCTACTCACAAGTTCTTGTACACTCCACAGTCGTGAATTCCTGCGATAGCCCGCAGTACATACTTACGCTTGCTTTTATTATGCAACTTCGTAAGTTAAAGCATCTCTTAGATTAAGAGCAGCATTAAAGTCCCTATCCTCGATATAGCCACAATCACAACGGTATATTCTATCTGAAAGCTTCAAATCTTTCTTGATAGTACCACAACAGTGACATATTTTGGATGATGGATACCATCTGTCTACAACTCTTAATTCAATACCATTTTCATTGCACTTAGCTTTGAGCTTGGTTCTAAATTCATAGAACTTTTGTGATGCAACGGCTTTTGCGAGATGCCTGTTCTTCATCATACCTTTTACATTTAAGTCTTCAATCGTTATGTAAGATGGCTTGGTTTTTACCATCTCTGCAATTGTTTTATTGATGTAATCGGTACGGATATTATCTATCCTGTGATGAAGTCTTTGTACTTTGAGCTTTTGCTTTTGTATATTCTTTTGAGTGGACTCTCCTTCCTTTAATTTTTCGTATTTAAGAGAGAGACACCTTTGTTCTCGAATAAGTTGTCTCTCAAGTTTTTTAAGCCTTGCTGATTTGTTAATGTTTTGATATGTTTTACCGTTTGATACAATGGCGAAGTCTTTCAATCCGAGGTCTATGCCAATTCCTTCGCCGAAATGATCGACTGCTTTGTTGTCAGAGACCTCCACAAGAGCCGAAACATAGTACCTGCCAGCCTTTATGGAAACCGAACCGCTTTTAATCACATATCCATCTTTAGTAGTTGGGATATATCCTTTTTCCTTGATACGAACCCAACCAAGTGATGGAATTTTAATCCGGTGTCTTTCGCAGCAACAATCTTGAGGATTATTCTTTACGAAATACATTTTTACATCGGACTTGCCTTTCTTTTTGAAATTAGGAAAGGCGCTTTCGTGATTGAAAAATCTTGTAAATGCGGTCTGTCCGTTATTTACTGACTGCGTTACAGCTTTTGAATATGCTTCCTTGATCCACAAATACTCCGGATGCTGTGGAAGATATTTGTTGTTAAGCCAGACTCTAAATTTACTGCTGCTCATGAATTTTTCCCCATCTTCGTGGAGCTTTTTGTTATGAGCCAAATAGAAGTTATAAATAAATCTGCAGGTTCCTATCGTCTTACGAATCTTGATTTTTTGCTCGACCGTCGGATTTATTTCTGTCTTGAAGCTTTTTAGCAATTTCCTCTTATCCTCCATGAGCATGTTTCAACACATTTAATCACCATTGACAATGATTTTAATTACTTAAAGTTCTCTCCTTAATGCCGCAGTCTGGGCGCTCTAAAGTTCATTTCAATCTTCTTATTGCGCATAAAGTTTTTGCTCATCATGCGTTCAACCTGCAGCGCAATGTAATAGTTGTAGCTCAGGCTGCTGTAACGGTCCTTGCGTGCGCCGGGCTTCTCATGCACACGGATCAAATTATTCGTTGCTTCATATTCCAGGTTCACCAGCTCATTTACAGCCAATCCGGTATTGATGTACGGCATCTGCAGTGCCATCTTCTCCATGGGTGAAAGCTTGTCGTAACCTTTAATGTTCGCCCGCAAAATCTCTTCGCAGTCATATTCGGATTCCAAAAACCGGATTCTCCCCTGTTGGATTCCGCTTCGCAACGCAATTGTCACATCATTATTAAACTGGCTGCTGCCCATGATCGCCCAAATCACCTTGGGTGCCGTCTTGTCGGGGCACCGCTCCTGGAAATCCGGGTTATTGCAGCAGTTCAGCGGTGGGTATGTCTCGCCTGTTTCTGGGTCATAGCACTCGTGCATCAGCAGATCCATAATAGGAGCACCAAGACCCTTTGCGTCAATGCCAATGTAGTCACACTCAAAATACTTAAAGTAGCGGCGTAGCTTCAGCACCAAATCCTGCGTAATAATACCCTCGCAATTTTCGGTGTACACCATGTTGCTGGTACACTTGCCTGTACTGTCGGGCACCAAACTGTTCAAAAAGATGCTTGTGGCGTCATTGTCGCGGCGCTTAGAACTCATCAGGGCAATATCAACGGTTAAAATTCGCTTCTCGCCAGTCTTCTTGGCCGGCAACTGGCAAGCCGCCTTACTGTTCAAAATCATATTTGGCGCATAGAACGCTTTTATGATCTTACGCTGCTTGTTGATATCGTCAAAGCTAAATAGCCCGCCGTCTGTCGTTCCAATAAACAGCGCCTCATTTTCCATGCGGAACCGTATGTCAGAAAACGTCGATTCTGTCATCTCGTCTTCTACCTGGCTCTTCAGCAGCAGGTTTTCCTTAATACTCATCTGGTACGGGAATCGGAAACAATAGTAATTTTTCGTGGTGTCAAACATGTTCACAAAGTAATCCTTGCACAAATCCCATGACCAGTGCTGTTCAAACCATGCAGAGCTTAGGTACATCTGCTGGTTGCGTTCCGCCAAATGGGCGTACTTGGGGTTGTCCATGTAGCCAGGGTGGCGGATATAGTTCAAAAACTTCTTCAAAACCAGATCCAGCACTTCCTTGTCAACCATGCGGTACTCGTCAATGATCAGCAGGCTTGCACGGCCGCCACGGGCAGTATCTGCGGCGGTCACAACCTCAATCACACTGTCATTGCGGAAGGTTATCTTCGCTACACTCTGATTTATCGTTATATCTTTTATCTCACTGCGCAGTAATGGGCTTCGCGGCACCAACTCCTGCTCAATCTTTTTCAGTACCAAGCTGCCCTGGTTTCGCGTTTTGCTCGCAATCACAATCAAGCTGCCTGGGTACAAGATCGCTTTCCAACAGCAGAAAATTGCACATAGGAACGTTTTTCCTAGACCACGCGCCGCTATAAAACAAAAATTTGTGCATAGCGCCATGCAATAAATCAAAATCTGTTGGAACATCTTCAGGTTTACGTTCAAATAATCCTTGCAAAATCTCTGCGGGTTCGCCCGGTAAAAGCTGGCCCACAGCGCCACGGCATTCATGATCCGGCTTGTCTTATCTTCCGTAACCTCTCTTGCAGTTTTCTTCACCATTCAGGAACCACCTCACTCTCCGGGGGTGCCAAAAATGGCGTTGCGGATACTCTCGTTCTCTTCCTCTTCTCCGCCGGTGTATTCAGGTCGGTGCGCCGTATAAGGTGCCATGCCTTCCTCGTATTCTTTCTGCCACGGGTTCTTGATCTTAAACAGCTCCATCATTGGCCCTGTCACCCAAGTACGGAAATATTTGCCAATCCCATCCACATCTTTCCATTCAGGCGCAGCTTCCGGGATCGGCCTTTTGTCTTCCCACTTTTTAATCAAAGTGCCAAAGGTATTTGCCTCTGCCAGCGCATTATCGTTCGTCTGGTTTGGCTTAATATTGGCGCTGCCCAACAGGTTCTGCAAAGTATCACTAGCCTCTTTTACTTTCTTGGTGTCACCCGTCTGGTATGCCTTGGTCAGCATAATCTGCGCCATACTGATTGCTTTGAACAATTCTTCCTGCGCCTTGGTGGAGCACTCATACCGGGTAATCCAGTCCTTGTATTCATTATCCAGCCGCACATACTCGGCCTCGTTAAACCCTGGCCCCCAAAACCCAACCATGCGCTGGCTTACCTTGCCGCCGTTTGGTCGTGTTTCGCTGATATCGCTTACATCATTGATCACCCGCCCGTTGATTTCTTCCAGGTAGGTATCAAAGGTCTTGCCATGGTTCTGGGTCATGTTGCAATGTCTGATCCAAGCTGTCATCCGGCTTGTGTTCGGGGCGTGCTTTGCCGTGCTTTTCAGCAGGCCCTCGCTGTAATAAATGTCAAACAGCATGCACACCCGTTTCATGGCTTCATCCTCATTGCCCAGCGCCTGGGTATAATGGTCAACCAGCTTGTCCATGCAGCTCTTGCATACCGGGAAGTAATGGTTGTTCCCTCGCCATAGCTCACTCTGCGCAGGGGAAAAATTATCCTTTTGGTGCATGAACCGCTTGCCGCAACAGGCGCAAACAAAATACGCAGGCCCATCGTCCTCTGCCATCATGCGGCGGATCTTGGCCTGCGCTTCTGCGTTTTCTCGTAAAATTGTAGCTTTATTTTTAGAGCCTTTCGGTCTTCCGGCCATGTTCAGTCACCAGCCTTATCGGCGCGGTTCCCGTTCTCATCATAATCACGGAAGTTGTTCCGGCACTTGTTCCAAAACTCCACCACATCCATCAATTTCTGGCTGCGCTTAAACACACAGTAGCTTGTCTGGGTAATGGGGTTTATCTGCCGGCTCTCATAGCTCAAACCAAACGCCTTCAAAAAATTCGTAAGCCGCGCCGAATAACTGCAAAAGTATTCGGGCTGCTTCTTCTCATACTCACCCACTCTAAAGACCATCCCCTCTCATCAAAAAATCCCACGCTCTAATCCAGCGTAATATCGTAACAGCAGTCCACGCCGTAAGCATTCACCACCAGCACGTTCTGCTCTGGTTTATTTCGCAATCTCTTATCCATGCAGTAGCTGTCCGCGCCATCCACACAGCCGCTTTCGTATACTTTCGTATCGTATACAGTCGTCAGGGCATTGGTGTGGCGGTGTCCCATCAGCACAATGTCAGGCTTATCACCTGTCATCATAGTCAAGGTCTGTACCACGCTGCCCGGTGTGTCTTTGTCACCATGCACTGCATACACCAGTCGGCCGCGTACCATAAAGTCCGCAATCGTCTCGTCAATCGTATTCTGGTATGTTTCTACATTGCCCAGTGCCGCACAGCGTGCGTCCACAATATAAGTCACAAGCTTGTCCAGGTATTCACCGTGCTGGTTATCTTCCTTGGCGGGGAACACCCGGCTATGGTTGCCCGGCACACTATAAATGTATACATGTTCAAACATGCGGCTCAGTTCAGCCACAAACCAACTCACGGCTTCCCCGGCGCTGATTACCTGGTCTACTACATTCTCGTTGTTTTCCAACCGATTGTTCAGGTGGATCTCACCGTTTACCAGGTCGCCGCCCAGCACCAAAAAACAATTCTGGCCATTGTGGCGCTGCTGGATCACATACACCTTTTCTGCATAGCGCTTCAACCGGGCACGCAGCACCTGTTGGTCAAAGCTGTTGTAAAGGTTCTCAATCTTGACTCCCGCATGCAGGTCGGTCAGGTGAACAATCAGGTCGGTCGTCAGTGCCTCTGTACTAACCACCCCAATGTGTTCAAAAGTCTCCGGCTTATAAGCGCTGAACCGCCGTTCAATCAGCTCTCGCATGCTCTCTCCACGGGCTTGTACCCGCATCAGGCGGCTCACTTCATTGCGCTCGTCCCGCAGCTTGACCTTTTCTTTCTCCAGCTCGCGGCGCTGCTCTTTAATCTCGCCCAAAATCTGTTGGGCGTCACTCAGATTAGTTTCACTGGCGTGCGCCAGTATACTGAACGCCTTCCAGTTCTTGCGGTATACGCACTCATCCTTGTCCTGGCCCAGCTCTTTATTGATCACATCCGCAACATCGTCCCAGGTGCCAATCTGGTCCTTGGCAGCACAAATGCGGTAGATGTATTCATTATCAGTTTCCTTGGCAAGCTTGTGCAGTTCAAGCATTCACGTCACCCCGTGTATTCACAATTCCGGCGTGGTGCTTGTCACGCTCCATCTCAGCCAAAGCTTCCTGCGCAAAATAGTTGTTGGGCAAAGCCTGCAGCACATACGGCAGCTCGTCCACCATCGTCTTGTTCACGGTCGTAACCATATGCACACCGGGGAACTTCTTACGCAACATTTTTGCTTCTTCCTTAGAAATAACAATCATACCTTAAAAACTCCTTATAAAAAAATAATCTGAGAATAAAAGAACCCCCGGCCATAATGGTCAGGGGCACTCTACCCTCTATAATCATATATAGGGGGTTTTCAGCTTCAAGCGTTACAAGGTATTATTTTTGTTTCTGTAGCGGGTCACGCGGGCCAATGTCTTGGCGTTTTTCTCCAATTCCGCGCAGGTCTTGCAGTAGTGTGCCTTGGCATTCCACGCAATCTCTTCCCCGCACTTTTCGCAGTACCGGTTGTCAAACAGCCCGATCTCTGCGCACAATTTATCCATATCCAACCGGTTATTCTCTGCCGTCACATCCCAGCAGTAAGCAACTTCGCTTTTGTGATCATAAAACGGGTACTCATACAAACAGCCAATCCGCCCCGGACCCGGCTTGCAAGTAATTCGGTTCAATATACCGCACTTGTCACTCAGCACATCCAGCTCCACCGGCGCTTCATAACCGTCCCACCAGTTCGCGCCATCAATGTGTATCGCTGTCACATCTCGCCCAAAGCAAGAGCAAAACTGTTTGATCCTGTATCGGTTCATCAGATCCAGCGTGTCACTACCATTCAGCCGGCACATAACAATCACGCCAAGCAAAACCTTCACCTGTCGCTGCGTCAGCCCATAAGTACGGATCGCCAGCCGGATGTAAGTCAGGTCGCTCTCATAAATGTAGATCTTATCAACCTGCCGCAGTCCACACTTCTTCAGCTGTTTTTTCTTGTACTGCTGGATTAGGTCCAACCGGTCATACTGCCTTATGTACTTGGGGTCTGTATGGGCCAGCTGCATATCTGCACAAAAATCTGGCTCATACCCACTCTGCGCCAACAGCCTCCGTAACAGCCGTGGGCTTTCATTGTAATCGTCAAAGTTATCCAGCAGCATCTTTTCATTGCAATAATAGCTGTAATACATTACCCCTCTCCTCCTTCAATCGGTTCAATGTTCAGTTCGTTGCCAACCGGCACCAGGGCATAACGCTTACCCAGGTACTCGTATTCACCGTCATCGCACAGCTGCGGCAAGCAAATGTTCACCTGCTGGATGTTCTCTACAATGCCGGTGCCGGCCACCACCCACATAAACTTCTTGCTGCGGCGGGGGTATTTCTGGTAGCAAAGCATCACTGCAATGTTGGCCAGCTCTTTGGGGTCAAGGCAAATCTCTGCACACCGGGCACGGAACTTGTTATAGTACAGCTGCCAGTCAACCTCAAAGTTGGCGGCAAACTCCTTTGTAACTCCCTCAGCCTCCAGCTCATCTTTGAACCGGTCAAAGTAACGGCAATGGTGTTCAGTTTCTGCCAGCTCGGCTACCGTTTTATTAAACTCAAAGTAGATTTTTTCAATCGCATCAAAATGCTCCTGGCTAAATCCCACCTCCGCGTCAATCATAATTGTGTAATCAAACCCGTCACTCCTTTTGTGGCGCAGCCCGTCCGCCCACTTTTCAATAACCCAACACATCTCATTCATGTTGCTGTGGGCGCAGCTCAGGCACTTCATCCGCTTGTAGTACGGGCTTGCATACTTCATAAAATACGGCAAAGGTCTGCCATACTTGGCAATCTGCCGCGGTACCGGGTACAGCACACCGGTTTTGGCGAAGTCAATAGCTTTCGTTTTTTTCAATTATCCCGTATGTCACCATACAGGCCAGACTATCTCTTCCATGTTTCCATGGCCACGCGCTTGGCGTCCGGGCTATCATCTCCCGGCCTACAGGGCTACACTCATCACCCTTAGTCGTTACACCTTCAATAATTACAAATAACTGGCAATCAAAGCTTGGCACGGTATTGTCTTTATACTTTATTATTTTTTTTACTTGACATCCTTAAAAGTGATCCCTCTATGAATGCCATTTATTTTTGAAGAACTACATCCGTACATTCTTGCAACCTGGCTTTCGTTGTAGCCTTCTGCCAATAATGCTCGAATCTTCCTAACTTCTTCTTCTGTTAAGATATGTCGTTTTCTGACAGAAGCTTTACTTCTAATATAATCATCCCAACCAGGAACAATAATATGGCCCCAGGAACGCTCATGAGATATAGAAGATATCGTAGAATATTTCTGCCCGTAACGTGTGGCCACCTCTTTAATGGAATCTCCGTGAACAAGATCTTCCTTGATATATGCAACTAATGATTCATTTAATACTGCAAAAGGTGACTTTGAACCAAGGTTTGCATAGCGAATACGCTCCTTTGTTTCATCTGTGACAACTCGGTTTTTCATATATTCGCTACGAGTCTTCCTGAACACCTGATCGTACTCACGCTCTGGACGCTTCATATCCTTCACGCGCTTATCTTTATAATAAGAGTTGCCGCCTTCCTGTGTATTGTAGCCATTCTCAACACTATCGAACATTTTTATATACTTTCGCTCCAAGTTATCTAGCTTTGAGTCATCATTTTCAATCTCTAAAATTTCAAACACAAAACTATCTTGACCGTAAATCTTATAGTCGTCAATAAATTTTTGAGTATGACCACTGTTGCACTTAAATCCGCTTACATACTTTAGAAAACGTTTACGGAACCCAGCTCTTGTTTGACCAATGTAAACTTTGCCATTCTTTATGTTTTTAATAATATAGATACCATGATTTTTCTCGTCCTCAATCTTTATATTGTAAATCACCATTTTCACCTCCTTCCGGTGTAACAAATCGGTTTTCAAAATAATAAAGTATAAAGAGTTTCACCGTTAGCCGCCTATTAGGCGACACTGCTGATAAGGCATTCACGCGGTTTTACAACGGCGAAGCCACCGTTGGTTATGGAGAGCAGATCAACATACCGGGCGTATGTCTCTTTCTGCTTCTCAGTTTTTGGTGTTTTGTTGTGGTAGCAGCTCGCGTAATTGGAAATCTCACCAATCAAACTCTTCAAGCTGCGCATAATGCACGCCGTGCGGTTCTGGATCGTGTCCTTCTCCGCCAGCGCAGTTACTTTATCTTCAATGTCAATTACAATTTTTGCGTTCCTGTCCACACCCTTCATCATCAAAGGGCTGTCAAGAAGCAAAGTAAGATCTCCATCGTAGTCGGCCCCGTTAAGCCGTTGCGGGGTAATACTCTTGCAATTAACAATCAACGTGTTCACCAACTGGCCGCAATATTTTTCCAGCAGCGGGTTGGTCACACCCTTCAGGATCACATGCTCGCTCTTGCAAATGTGTGGGTTGCGTTCAATCAGCCGTTCGCCAAGCGTTGTTCCTGTTCTGTCAAAACTGTAAAACTCATCCGCCTCCAGCGCCCCCTTTAAGGGTAGCCCGGCAATGTGTTCCATCAGCATGATCAGGTCAGGCACTAAGAACTTAAAACTACCGCGCAGCCACAACTTGCCGCACTTCATGTCGTCCTTATATTTTCCAAGCAGGTTGGTTATGTATTTTCGCACCCCCTCCTCTTTCAGCATCTCCGGGTTCTTCAAAATCGCCGCGCAATAATTATTCAGCGGTTTGTGCCGGTCAGCCAGCATACCCAAAAAGCAGTAGGTGTATACCGGGTCACCGTTCTCAATCTTTTCAACCCAATCAATGCTGTAATCTGCCAGGTGCTCAAACTCGTCCACCGGCAAATCCAGGTCCTGCAAAATCTGGTAATTACCGCGGGTGTATAGCGGTTCTGTGTCAATGTCAAACTGCCACTTTGCAATGCCAATGCAGTGCTTGTTCTTCTTGAACTGGTACCAGTATTCTTCCCAGTCCGCAATCGTGCCGGTCTTCTTAAAATACTTGTACCCCTTGTACATACTCTCACACGCAATAATCTTTGGTTCCGCGCCGGGGCTTACGTCATGCTCCACGCCCCAAATGTCTTTAATAAACCGTACCCCGCGTTCTGCAAAAAACGTTTCATAATCCATCTGGTTCAGCACACCCTTAAAGTACGGCATCCGCCACACCACACTGGTCACAGGTGTTTCGCTGCCCAACCGTCGCTGTATCTCCTGCATAATCTTGGGGTGGGCAATCCCGCAGCCGTCAAAGGCGTTTATCTCAATGTCGCGGGTAGTTTCTGCAATGTCTTTCTGCACCCACTCGCGGTCAGCCCCGGTTTTGCGGTCTTTGAACTGGATCTTGCGGTCATATACATATTTAATGTTCTGGTTTGGTATAGTCACAAAACAGTCCGGCACCACCACAATGGTCGGGTACCAGTTCTCAATGCAGTGGCAACTGGAAAAGCACAAACCACGGTAGGCGAGATATTTCGAAATTATTGTCGTATCTATGTTAATCCCCATCGTGATTCTCACGTCAAGGTCGTGGGCCAACCGCCTGTCCACAAAGCTCAAGATACCCTGCCGCACCATACTGGCGCTGCGTTCACTCAGCACAAACTCTTGCTTTCCAATCTTAAACCCGTGCTGGATCAACCGCTTCATGGCCGCCTTCTTGTTCTGGCCACCCACGCAATCCACAAACACAACAAACCGATTGTACTCGTTGCTCTCGTATGTAAGCAGCCGGATCTGCCGGAACAGCATGTTATCACCCTGCTTTACATAAAAGCGCTCTTCCTCCTCCTGGCTGATCTGGATGTTATAGTCATGGTTGATAATGTAGGTCAGGTTCAATTTTCGCACAATATATAGTGGTGGTGCGAACATTACTCGTCCTCCTTGTTATTCGGGTCATCCTTTTTGTTCTCGGCTTTTTCCAGGTTGTAAATCTTTTCAATGCTAACCTGCCCGCTGTCAAACGCCTCACGGGAAAGTGCCGCCCACAGCAGCGCGTACAAAACCGGCAGCGCCACAAAAATTCCAACCGTGGCCACAGTGCCCAACATCTGCAACGCCAGCCGGATCACCACGATGCAGCTTCCAACCAGCACCATGGCCTTAAATCCCTGCCACAGGTCATGCAGAAAATTTGTCAGTATCAACAAAGTTTCAGCTTCTTTCTTGTTCAAAGTTTTATACCTCCAAAAAATATTTTTTCGTAGAAAAGGTAAAGTGGGCAATATACGTTCGTTTTGCTTAGAATATTTCATCCTCACACAATCCCCAGTCACTGTAATTGTCAGGCGGCATCCCCCACCCATCACAAAACTGGGTGTTGTACAACTCTTCCATCGGCGGCTCTGGTGCGGGTTCCTGTTCCGGTTCTGGCATCACCTCCTCTGCTGGTTCTGGTTTATCCTCCACTCCGCATGTCTGGCCTGCCGGGTACCAGTTGGAGCCTGCCCGGTTGGGTTTGCGCCGGTACCGGTTCTTTGTTTCGCGCACAACCTTCTCCACCATGTTGTCGCCACACATTAGCGGGAGCGCCAAAATCATCTCCGGCCGGTCAGATTCCAAACGCCCTTTTTCAATCGCTCCATAGTACGGCACTACCAATCCACACTGGTACATAACTCGGATTGCGTTTGATACGGTCTTATCAGCCAGGTGCAGTTCTTTGGCAATCGCTTTAATGTATCCTACCCACGTCGCCACAAACCCCATCTTCTCCTTGCCGTATGTACGCTGCCACAAGCGGTACCTCAACCGCAGGTAACAGTAGATCCGGTACAGATTGTTCGTGCCACGCCCTGTAGAATAGGCAGCGGATACTCTGTTCAACAGCAAAAAATATTCGTTTGAAGATAGTGAAGCATAACCAAACTTTCCATCCTTCTCGTCTTTGCCAAACACCTCATTCAAATCTTTGAACCGGTACTTAAAGGGCTTAGTCGCTTTTGCCTTATCGTATCCATCTGTCACAATCACGCCACGCGCCCCCAAAAACTCAACCGCTTCTGCTGCACGGTTATAGTATCTACGATGCTGACAATCTTTTCCAAACGTTCCAGCCAGTTCAACCAGCTCAGCCAAGCTTGTGTAACTGTAAAACCGCATGTCGTAAAACGGTGAATACTTCGCGTACATCACCATATAAACTGGCAATAATTCTTGAACATCACGGTTAAAAATCAGCTCTTCCGGCACCTGCACTACCTGCTTTGCTAAATAGGAACCGTTCGTATACATTAAAAACACTCCTTTGTGATAGTAAAAACGGCCAAAAATCAATCATTCAATTCTTAAAAATTGGCTCAAAAACCGCATTTTGAAAAGCGACCTCCAAAAACGTAGCGTAAACGAAAGTTCAATACGCCCATAAACGAGGGAAAAACCCGGAAAAAACAAACACTCACTTACGCTTAATAAGAAAAATCTTAAGAAAAGAAAAATAAGAGGTACTTTGGCTCGGCATTTGGTTCTCCGGGAATTTGTGGTTGCCGACCATTTCGCTTGTTCTGCGTGCATCCCAAGCTCAACCGTACCTCATGACTGTGTGGGCGCATGGGTTTGGTGAAATCGCGTCCTTGGTTCTTTTCGTTCCTGGTTTTATACAATCTCCCAGGCCGTAACGTGTCGATTCAAAAATAGTCCCAGGTCATAGCGCTGTCCGTTCAAGTCAAGCCATTGGTGTGTTCCTCTGGTTTTCAGGCCGTTGCAGGTCACTGCTCGTTTATCCAGCCCTGGCTGATCCGGTGCTGATAAAATCACGCTTTTCCCTTTTGCGTTAAACAGTTCTTCCGGGCATAGTGGCCGCAGCTCAAAAGGTAATGGCGTAACGGTACTGATTGCTTGGTTGTGGTCGTCCCAATCGCGCCAGGTTTGTATTTCAACCAGATCTTCTTCGTCCCACACTGTAGGCTCGTCTCCTAGCGCTTTTAACGCATCTTCACGGCTTATGTATTGCATGTCGTATCTCCTTGTATTGTGGCTCACAGCGCGTCCCTGCGCGTCTCAGGCCATGTTATACCGTGCGGTGTCGCGGTTTATGAATAGATCTCTGGTTCCGGCATTATCGGTTCATCAAAACAGCCCAACCCAAAATCTCCCGGCCAATATTCGCCCTGCAGCCATTCGCTCTGGCTCTGAATAATTTCGTCCAGGTTGTCAGGATCTTTCACCATGTTCATTGGCATCAGCAGCGGTAGGTACTCGCCTTCGTCGTCCATGATAGTAAACAGGCTGGCCAGATCGTCCGCCGTTGCGCTTTGTAATTTTTCAAGCCTTGTCATAAGTTCGGCGCAGGAGACCCGCGACTTCAGTCGTGGGCTATTGACGTGAACTTTTTGTAATATTTCTTGGCGATATGTAGTGATGTTGTTGTTATCTTCCACGCGCCAAAAATCAGTAGCGTCCATACAGCCCCCAATGCCAACAGCATCAGCGGTCCCCATAGGTAAATCATCAGTATGGCGTCCACCGTAGATTCCCATGCCTCGCTCATTTGCTACCTCCGGTACCCAGGTCTCGCATCATCTCGTCGGTCAGGTAGTACACGGTGCTGGCATATCGATCTTCGAATGATCCGTTATCATATGTGGTGCGGTCGTAACAATCAGCCTTGTAGCTGTAATCTTCATCAGAATATTTTATGGTGACGTAATCTACATCCTTGGTTTCTTCTTTTACGGCCCCATCATCCTGTATCACGCCGCAATGTAGGTATGTGTCAGCGCCGCAAATGCCGCCATACCGGTTTGTATACGGCCGCGTTTCAAGTAATGCGTATGAGATCTTGTGCGTGGCCTGTACAGTGGTTACACTCACAGCTTTTGGCGCTTTAGCTTCTAAGTCAAGGCCTAAGTGTACAGCAGCTCCAGCAGCCAATACCGCAGTGGCCACAGCGCAAGCGTAAGTTATAGCACTGGCGATTTTTAACTTTGACATAAAGTTTCTCCTTATAAGTTGCAGTCTAGAATCTCGAAACTGTCAAGCAGAGTACCGAACGAATTCTCCCAGTCCTTATAGTCTTCCTGCGTAATATCTGTTACTGGGTTAAGCACAATCCAGTCGTGCAGCTGCCGCATCTCGTCAAGCAATAATTGCAGGTTACTGGCAGTCTCTTTCTTGCGGATTTCAAATTCTTCATTGGTCATTTGTGCATTCCTACCTCATCTCGGCATTGGCCGATATCTATTCATGTCGCAATAGCCGCTCAAAGTGTGCATATCGTAGATCATACTGTTTACTACCTCATCACGGCTAAAACCATAACGATCGGCAAAATCCACCATATCTTCAAACATTAAGGCGATCGTGCGGTTGTAATCTTTGATATGTTCAGTTTGTACCTGTTCACCAACGATATAAGTTGCGGGTCTTTTATATTCAGGGTCAATGGTAGGCTGCTCGTCAATGCTATCAAGCACATCATTTGTGTCATAAGTTCTATCGTCAAGCCCTTTGGCCAGCCATTCAACCTGCATGGCATCAGCATCAATCAATCGCATTGTGGTTTTTCTCCTTATCCAAGATCAAGTTTACCTACTGGCTTTCAGCTACCACGCCATAATTCAATCGTCATGCCGCACCTCTTTTATTCCGGCAACGGCCGGTATTTATTCATATCGCAGTAACCGCTCATAGCGTTCATGTCGTGCAGCATCTCGCTTACTACCTCATTCCGGTCAAGGCCATTGCGGTCTGCATAATCTACCATGTCTTCAAACATTACGGCGATTGTATGTGTGTAATCCTTAATGTGTTCCGTCTGTGGCTGTACGGAATATCTAAAGCATGTTTGTTCCATTGTTAAAAATCTCCAAAGTTATTATTTAAGAATGAGGATTGGTAGCAGCTATAGCGCTCGGTTCCATATTGTCACCAAAGTAAAATTTATGTACGCCCTTGGCCCCTACCCAGTGGTCAAAACTTTCATCAAAGCTGTCACTATGTACTGCAGCCGGCACCTGAATAATGCAGGGCACTTTCTGCGCCACCATATCGTCTTTGCACCAACCGCTGTTGCAGGTCCCGCAGCAAGGTTCCAGTACCAGGTCGTCAAACGGGAACATCATATCGCAATAACCTTTGATATATTCGTCATAAACCCGTTCCGCGTTGTGTTCATAAGGCGTATCACCCCAGTCATCGCCGTACCATTCCACCAGGCCATCATCACCCAGGTAGAACCGTACCAGGTTGCCCTTGCGTTCAAAGTCGATAATTTTCATGCCTGAGTTTCCTCCTTGGCGGCCTCATATTCAGCCTCAAACATCTTGGCCGTATCTGCCGGCAGTTCATGCCTGCTGTACATGGCCGCAGTCCGCCGCACCAACTCGCACGGGTCAGGATTATTTGCCCCAAACTCCGCGTTCAGCTCGCTTTGCGTCACCGGCCACTTAAATCCAAAGTCTTTACGCTTGATTTTGCACAGCGGCGCTCCTTCATGCCAGAACACAATGCCCTCCATAGCGACCAGCTCCAACCCGCGCCGGATTCCCTCAAAGCTTGGGTCCGGAATGTCAATACTGATCGTGCCATGCCGTACCAGCACATCCTTGTCCAGCCCGTAGGGATTCTTCTGGAAGTGCGGTCCAATCGCCTCATAAGTTGCATCCGGCAGGTTCTCCCGGCTGTTGTTTCGCGCCGCCACAAACCATTTGTCTGCGGGGTTATCTGCCGCCACTTTCACCCAGTGGGGCCAGTGGCCAGTTACCGGGTCTGGCTCGTCACACGGAATCGCGCCCTCCGGCACTGCTCTACCAGGCTTGGCGTCAAAGCGCTTGTAGAATTCGCCGTTAATAATCGCACAGCAAGCACCGTCAAGCTTCAATGTGGCAATGCTCTCATCCGTCAGCGCCGCTTCACAGCCCGGCATAATCTCGTCACGGATTCCGGTAATCTTGTGGCCACTGAATTCGCGCTTATATAAGGTTGGAATTTTCTTCATTGGTTTTTTTTACCTCCAAAGCTTTGTTAAATATTCAAGTGTCAATCTTGATGCTGCGCATAACGACATCGGCAACAGGTTCGCCCGTCAATGCGCACAGGCAGGCGTAACGGCCAATCCATTCATTGAACTCTACGTTCTCGTTAAAGGTGATTTGTACATAGTTGGCAGAATAGCCATGACTTTTCGCCCATGTGTCCGGCGTGCCATTGTCGCACTCCAAGCAAACATGCCGGCGGCCTAGATCTGATTCAATAAACCAAACCATGCTGACACCCTGCTCACATAGCGTGGTCATCATTTTCCGGGCGCTCAGTTTTGCGCTACATATCTCTTCCGTACTCCAGTGGATCATCTGGCCGGACAGATACTCTACGCACGCATCATCCACGGCCTTATGTGCCGCCTTTGGGTCTCTCACATCAATCGTCACACTGCGCAGCGTGGTTAGATCTGGTGTAACAGCCGGTGTAAGTAACGTACAGCAGTTCGGGTCAAGCTTCAGCTCACTGGCCGCCAGCACACCGCTCGGCTGCAGCCACCGCCCATAGGGGATCTGGTCGTCCGTCACTTTGGTAATAACAAACGTATCGCCCTCGCAGGCCGCATATTGGCGTATACCTGCCCGGTGTGTTTTGGTAATTCGCACCTTGTCACCCGGTTTTACCAAACAATATCTGGCGGAGCTATTGATGGTGCCTGTATTGTGATTTTTCATGAATTATTTGCCTCCTTCATTTGCGAAAACTTGTATTTAGTAAAGGTAAAAAAGTGGGTGCTTGCCAGGCACCCAAATTCAGTGGGCATCGCTATACGGTCGCTAACGGCGGCACTCCTAACACTGTATCTACCGCCATTGCCGTTGCATCAATCTGCTCCTGGCTTAAGCCAATGTAGCGCATCGTAATGCTCTGGCTGCTGTGGTGGAACTTGTTTTGCAGCGTTTCCATCACCTGGCCAGCCGGCAGCCCGGCCTCTGTCATGGCGTGGTTTGCAGCATAGCCATAGGTCTTGCGCAAGCTGTGGGTACTAATATGCTCTTTAATTCCGCACTCTTTGGCTGCTTGGTTCAAGATCCGCCACACCTGGGTTTCATCCAGCGGCTGCGGCACTCCCTTGGGGCTTCGCATACTCTGGAACAATGGCCAGCCTGGCTTCAGCACATTCATGGTTCGGCCCCGCATCTCTTCAATCAGGGCGGTAATCGCGCCTGCTGCCAGCGGGGTAATCAGGTCATTGGTGCGCTTGCCGGTCTTTTCATTGATGATAATAACGCGGTGGCGCGGGCAGTTGTGCTCACAATCCCACACATCATCCACGGTAAGGCGTAAAAGATCGCCCACGCGCAGGCCCAGTGTCACACCACATATAAATAAGGTATAGTTTCGCTGCCTGTTATACGGGCGTCCCTGGGTGTGCAGGTAGGTGGCTATGGCGTTAAAGTCCTCGCGGCTGCGGATCGGCTCTGCCGGCGTTGGTTTTGCCACACCATTGGTTTTTACCAGACTCAGTTTGGGCTGGGCATAGCGGGCGGCACGGGCTTTCTTACTGCGGTTCCGCTGGCGCGGCTGTGGTGTTTCGCGTACCAGCTTATAACCCATGGCGGATGCCAGCTGTTCCATCAGGGCATTGTGGCCGTCAGCATCGGCACTTGCCTGCATCATTGCCATCAGTAAGCTTGCGGCGCCTTGTAGGTCCAGCCCACCCTTGGCCTCTGTGGCCTCCTGCATAGTAATAGTGCGGGGGATAAAGTGAGCTACGCTGTTTCTTTTTTTCATGGTGGGCTTCCCTCCTGTGTGGTGTGTCCTGCGGAGCTTTATCCTGCGGAGCTTTATCTTATGGTTCTATTATAGCACTGCTAATTACAAGAAGTCAACAGTGGCAAAAAATAAATTTCAGGAGAAAGCGTAACAGGCTGCGCCTGGGGCATTTCAGGCTCCGCCTGTAGGGGCGTGGGTTTTTAGGCTGCGCCTGACCATGTTACGGTGCCGTTATACTCCTGCGGGAGTACCCACTCAAGGGGACCCACCCAAAGGGACCCGATCGGTGTTGTAATGGAAACTATCCCCCCCACCACCACCTGCGGTGGCGGGACCTAACTTCTCCACCGCCTGCGGCAGCGGAATCTCAATTCGCCTCCGTAGGGTGCCTTCCTTTATATATATGGCACGCTAGAGGCCAAAACAGCACTCACAGAGCCTGCAGCCGTCTTATAGTGGTGCCTATTGCCAGGATTTGCCATGGAATTGCTGGGATTTAACCTCCGGTGGGGCCAATGTTGGGGCGTTTCGGGGTTGTAAAGCGGCGTTTCGGACTGCTCCGAGGCGTTTTCGAGCGGAAATTATGCGTTTTTTAGCGTTTTGGCGCTGTTTTTGTGCGTTTTAGTGGCCAAATCGTGCGTTTTTATGGCGTTTTTGTGTAAAAAAATAAGGCCCCAAAGGAGCCTGGAAAGCGGATTGTTATGCGGTTTTCTCCGAGAAATGGAACGATTAAAGAAACGGGGATCTAGAGGGAGGAAAGTGGAGGAAGGGAGGTGTTTGGAGAAAGGAGAAGAGGAGGTTGGGAGGTTGAATAGGGAGAAGTGGCGTAGGTACGTTGGTTTGTGTTTTGAGAGCCGGGAGTGAGATGGAATAACTGACCCATTTTCCACATTCTCACGTTATTTTTTCTTTTTAACCTGCCCCCCTATGCAAACTATTGAACGTGGTTTGCAATTAGTGGATTTTTGGCGGTATAGCGTCAAATTTTATCCTGTACAGCCCCATATTTAGTACGCCTTGCCCACTTTACACACCACATTTTGCGGATTTGTACCTTTATATACGCGTAAAGCGCCCCCGTGGGTGTGCCTGCAAAAATCAGGTCAAAATTCTACTGTGGTATTATGTGATTGTCGAAAGCGACACGGACAAAACCCGCTAACGCGGTATCCATAATCGCCCACGGCATAGCACCTAGACAACTGAACATACACACACGCTTTTGTCAATAGGTACCCTTGCCTGTTGTCTACCGTTCCGGCGGTATGGCAAGGGCAGAATCAAGAGAGTCAAGCGGCTATTAACAAAAGCCCTAGTTGTAAACTTGTGCAATACATGCGCAAAAAGTGTTTCTTGTAGGAACCCGGCCATGCACCAAAAGTGCGGTAGGGATAGGGTATAGCTGTACCCTTTAGACACTGTGAGAACGTGGGTTAGCACCATATGAGAGAACACAAGTTTTCAGCCCGAAAAGTGTGCAAATGTTTAGTAAGAGGGTGTCAAAAGCTTGAGCTGTACCCTAACAGTACGATTCAAGTGAAGTATCTTGATAATTGAATAACATGCTAGAAATACGTTTTTCTAGGTACCCGGAAGCAAATCGAGCCTATGTAAGGGCGTTTGTAGGAACGCGCCGCACTTGTGGTTGAAGGATTAGGTGAGACTGAATAACCGGTTCAACAAAGCACTAACAGTCACAGTTAGAAAAAAATGTGGCCGCCCTGCATTCCGCGGGGATAGTCTCCAGAAACTACCGCTATTCGGGTTAGCGGCAAGTCAGGAAAATGCACGGATATAAAGTCGTCCCCCAAACGGCGGAAGTTCCGGCTGGTAGTCTGATTAAAGTTGCGTGCGTATACGCTGACTACACTTTGCAAACTTTACACTTTCAAGCCTTGGAATGTCAAATCAAATAATCTAGTCAAGGTTTGGAATAGCAAGTACATAATCCCAGCGCAGCCCAGCGGGTCACTGCTTCTTGGCCCGCCCCCACTGCCCGAAAGGGCAGAAATTTGTAGTTTACCACAGAGCTTACCACTCTGTCAATATTTTATCGCCGAAAGGCAAGAAAGGAAGTATCTTATGTTCACTTCTACCGCTACTGCTATCGTTACCGCCGCCCGTTCTGTCAACACTAACCGCACCCGTGGGGATGATGACAAGAAGTTCGCAACCAACGTTGCCCGCTTCAAGGCCGTCAAGAACGGCACTATCGAAAAGGGCAAAATGCCCGACCCCGACAAGCGTGAGTGGGTACTTTCCCAGGAAGATTGGAACGACCTCTGTGACGCTGAATCCGCCGTCTACCTGTCTGCCAAGGGTCTGAATACCTGCAAGCCGGAAGACCTCGACCAGCGCAAGAAGTTTTTGGCCGATGACCTGACCCGTCTTCTTCGTCTGTGTGACCCCGATTTGCGTGTCGGCTCTACCCAGGCCGGTATTCACTTCTTTGAGAATATCCGCGCTTTCGCTGTCAAGAACGATGTTTTCAACGATGGCAAAGCATATCATGTCAACGTTGCTTTGAATGCTTTCATCAAGAAGCTGGAACTTGAATTGGCGGTCGTTTTGAACGGCACCACCTTTGCCCCCGACTGGGAGCGCGACTACCAGAAGGCTATGTCCACCCTGCCCAAGCGTATCCGCAAGGCCAAGAAAGCCCTGGCCGACCGTGAAAAAGACTTGGAAACTGCCAAGAAGGAACTTGATTTTATTCAGAAAACCATTAGCAAGGTGGCCGCCAAAAACCACACCAAAGAGATGGACGAACAGGTGTCCGCCGCGACCAAGAAGGTCACGAACATTGAAGGCCAGATTGAATCTATCAAAGCCGCCATCACTGACCTGGAAGAAAAGCATGGCAAGGCCATTGAAGAACATTCTGCCAAGCTGGAAGAAGAGCGCCAGAAGGCCGCTGGCGTCACTGCCCCCACCATTAAAGGCTAAGACATCCCTATGCCCGGAGTTGGTAGGCCGGGGGAAGAAAGCCTCCTACCACCATTTTCAAAAGCAAATCCAAACCATGAAACGAAAGGAAGCCCCACCATGAAAAAGCTAACAAAATCCCTCACCCGCTTTACCCTGTTCAGCGCCGCCGCGTGCGCCATTCTCTTTGGCCTTCCCGCTCTGGCTACTCGCCACCCCTTCATTCTGTTGGCCGTTTCCCTTTCCGTTTTGATTCTGGCCGTGTATGCCATTCACAAACCGGTGGCCAAACCCAAAGCAGCAAAGCACCGTACCGCCACCCACCGCAAGGCGGCCTGACCCCATCATAAACATCATGAATAAGTTCTTTGCGCTCTGACTTCACCGCCAGGGCGTTTTTTATTGCATCATAGCATGAAATGAAAGGAAGTCTCCCAAATGAAACCTCGCCGCATTCTCTCCGCCCTCCTCCTCTCCCTCGGCCTTATCCTCTTGACCTTCGCCGCCACCTGCCGCCTGGTTATGACCAACATCCAAATTGATTATGACCCGTCCAGCCCTGCAACCATCACTCTCACCGTCTTTGGCCAGTCGGATGAATACGCCCTGGCCATTGATGCCGATTGAACCATGAATTGAAAAATGAAAGGAAGTACCTAAAATGTTGAATTCTCTTTATGCCCTCATCCTCACCGATTCCCTTCACCTGCCCACCATCATCGGCTATTTCAATACCCATCCCGCCGCCAGCCAAGCCCGCCACACTGCCCGCGCCTGGCTGGAAGATGAATCCCAGTCGGTCGAAAGCCTCAAGTGGTGCTCCGCCGCCGCAATGAACATCCTTGACCAGTGCCACACCGCCATCGAAAAGAACCCCGCGCACTATATAGACCTGCGCATTCGGCCTGTCGATGACCTCTCTGACCCCGAAACAACCCCGTTCCGCGTCTATTATGAAACCGCAACCGGCGACCGTCACTTCACCGTTATGAAAGCCGTCACAGATCTCGCCGCTTCCCGTATCGTTTCCCACACCGTCCCCGACTGTACAGTTATCGTAACGGCCTTCCCGGATGAACATATTGAAACCGTTGGCTACACGGAAGTCAAGCCGGAAATGCTGGATGCCCTCGCCCTTCATCAGCCCAAACCCACTGCCAGTTCCCTCATTGAATTCGCCAAGCTGGCCGAATCCGGCACCATCACCCGCAGCCAGTTTGAAACCTTTGCCCATCACGCCGTCAACTCTCCCCTGCCCAATGAAAACTTCACGGACCTCAACGCGCTTGCCGATGCCCTCCGCAAGGCCCTGGATGAAGGCACCCAGATCATTCTCTGATTGAAAGGAGTCCGCAATGAAACTGCAATACCACAAAATCCACGGCGTGGATAAGTCCATCTGTACCGCAGAGCAGAAGATCGCCTATAACATGGCCTCCCGCATCTATGGCGATATCCGTTTTGCCAAAGCCTGGCAGCAGTATGATTCCGGCAAGGTTCCCGCCTTCCTCCAAAATGATTGGGAATCCAAAGCAATTCGAGAATACTTTACCACCTGGCAGCGCGATTATAACAAAGCCTCCGCTTATTACAACGAAGACGCAATCTTCAGTGCCCTGCGTGCCGGCCTGCATGATTTTATCTGCCACCACGGCCCCATCTTCACCACCTATAAAGAAGTCGGCCAGGCGTTTCCCGCCTACTACCTCTAAGCTCCGCTGAAAGGAAGTACCAAAATGATTGTTATAAAAGAAAATGAACGTCTTTACGCAACCTCCTGGCAGTATAACTCTGCCCGCATCCTCACCCGCCTGGCCCAGCTCATCACCGCCCAGGGCGGCAAAGTGAAACCCTTGTATCCCGCCGTCATCTCTGACCGCAACCTGGAAGAAGCCTGCACCGCAACGCAGCGCCGCATTGAATCCTATTCAACCTTCCATCCCAAAGTGCGGGAACCGCTGATTTCCAATCTCCAAAAGGAACTCGCCCTCTTCCAGTCCATCCCCAACGCTCCCATCACCGTCACCCACACCAGTTATATCAACTTCGCAATGAACGGCGTTTACTACTCCTATAGCCTGGATAATAACCCCTTCTATCCCTTCCACTACATCAAAACCCCTATCGATCCCAAAAGCGAAACCTACTCCGGCGATGCCTGTCTGGAAGAAAGCTCCAAGTCCTGGCTTACTGACCCGCTTATCGGCTTTGGCTGTCCTGATTCCGAGATTGAATCCGCTGCCGGGGCTATCTTCTCCCTGCTCCTTGCCGCCCCACTCTCCACCATTCGCCACGATACCAAGCGCATCTTTGAAACCGTCCCTGTCAAAGAGCGCCGCATCAAGATTGATTTTTGAACGTCAATCAGAATTAAGTAACAGTGTTGTCAAAGAAAGGTAATTTCATCATGGCATACAAACGTAAAACTGAGGATGTATACGAGGTCGTTTATGATTACGGTTATGGCGACGGCCTTGAAGTCCTTACCCGGTGCAGCACAATGCGGGAAGCAAAAGCCGACCGCAAAGCTTACATTGAAAATGAACACATCTGCCCCATGATCCGCAAACGCCGCTACCCCATTCATAACAACACAGTCCGCTAAAGAAAGGTCGAACCAAAATGAAAACCAAAACCCGCCACCTCTTCAACCTCCAGTCCGAACTCTCCCGCCTGGAACTCAATGGTGCCTGCTCTTACGACGGCAAGCCCCTCATCCTTCTGGAACAAGCCTACTGCTCCTATGATTGTTACCACGGTATCGCCCAGTACGTTGCCACAGCCATCTGCCCCAACGAAATCGCCAAGGATTTAACCGCCCCGTGCTATGTCGTCACCTGGCCCATCATCCGCCCCTCTGCCGAAAACGAAGAGGATGCCTGCGATTGGTCCACCCCCAACGGCCTCACTCCCCATGGCGAATATGATTTGGAACGCCGCTATTATTATTGATGTCCAACATCTTGTACTAGCGTATCACAACGTTTGGTTGTATAATCCAGTCATAAGCCAAACCGCAAACAAAATTATTTCTCCATTTCCACCAAACTTTTCGAGTCAAAATCCGCATAAATTCTACCATCCTAACAAACATCATGAACAAATTGTAAATTCAAAAAGAATCCGCAAGCCACAAAACTGCGCAGCATGAAAGGAAGTACCGCCCCATGTCTACCCAAATTCTCAACCTCACCCCGCACGAAATCAACATCGGAACCGCCTCCATCAAGCCCTTCGGTGTGGTTGCCCGCGTCTATGTTGAATCCATCTCCGACGGCGAATTCACCACCGCTTCCGGCGTAACCATCCCCATCTCCCACTCTTACTATGGCGATGTCGAAAACCTGCCAAACCCCATGCCCAATACGATTTATATTGTCAGTGCCCTTGTTGCCTCCCGCGTTCCCACCCGCTCCGATGTCTTTTACCCCTGCTGCATGGTCCGCGATACCCAAGGCCGCGTCATCGGTTGCAAAACCCTCTGCTGTGCCGCCGCCCCCGTCCTCGCCGCGGTGCATTAACCTGCGGTGCAAAACGATTCAAGAAAGGAGATTGAACCATGGTTTATAAAGTAACCACCTTGAAAGACCTCCCCGGTATTCCCGCAGGTTCCCAGTTTCGGTATGATAAGTCCTGGGGCGAAGAACCAAAGCTTTCCGATCTCAATGAAGATTCCCCCGGTGTCCTGACTCCTGTTAGTATTAAGTTTCTCATCTGGGATGTTATTGTTCGCAACCCGGACGGCTGGGTAACACTTGAACCTCTCTATGATGAACTTACCGACTTCAAATGCCCCGATTGCGGTAAAACGCAGGGCATTCTTCATATCTATAAACCCGAAACCCCGCAAAGCAAACCTGTTGTAACAATGGAATGTATCTGTGGTCGTAATTATGATCTGGATTTTCAGTATCATGAAAAAACTCCTTTGGGAGAAACTTAAAAATCAATCACCCCCAAAGCCCTGCCTACCCGCAAGGCTTTTTTCTTTTGCCTATTAAACTCTAAACCAAGAAAGGAATTATTTACCATGACTGACTTTGAAAGAAAAATCACTTCCGAAAAAGCTCTTGACGCCGCCATCCGCCAGCTCAAAACCCAGGACGACTGGTTCCTCACCACCAAAACCGGCCTGGCAAAACGCATTGTCACCCTCTACGATGAAATTATTGCCGCTGCTGATTTTCCCGTCTCTCTTCCCGTCCGCGATGTCCTCAACTACAGCTCTGCCGCCTTCATGAATTATGTCAAGCTCGGCTGCAACTACATCACCCGCAAATTTAATGTCCGCCACAGCCCCACCACCGTTTACTCTTACGGCTACAACTACAGTAACGAAGCCATTCACGAAAAAGCTTCTTATCCTTACACCATTGATGATTTCTTCGCCGACCCTCTTCGCAAGTCTCTGTTCGTCATCGGCTGCTATAACTACCTGCACGATGTTATTGACGGCAAAATCAAACCTACCAAGATGACGGAAGCCAAAGCTGAAGCAAAACCTCCGGTAACCCTCCAGTCCGCCACCACTCTTGCCGCTCCTCCCATCGCACCCACCATTCCCATCACCAAAACAAACACCGTTTCCTGTTCCGCCACCAAAACCTGCGCCGCCTATAAACCCGTACCCCAGAGTCCCGCAAAACCGTAACACAAGCGCAAAACCCGTTCCCATTCCAAACGCCGGACGCACCGCCCTCTTATATATCTATCTTTATCTTTATATATAAACGCTATTGACGTGCTGTTTTCAGCCCGATTTTGAACCTTCCTAGTCGTATTGACACGCAATTTTTAGGCCGTTTTGGAACATTGCTTTTACTAGCCCACCACTTTACCGGGTTTGTACTGCTCAAAAACGAACATATCTTGTCATCGGCCATGCAACATTCTCACCGCATCAAGCAACATTTTTACGTCTTGAACATTTGCGAAAACTTGTATATAATCAGAATCACAAAGTCACCCGCCAGCATGAAACCGCATCCCTCTCAGCGCCCCACACAGCCCCTACAGGCCGTGTTTCCTTGTGGCTATGCAGTTTCTCGCCCGTTTTCTTCTCGTTTCTCACAGCGCATCCCAGCCTTATTATAATTTGTTCCCCGCCCTGCCCCGTCTGGCAGGTTTTATTTCACCCTGTTATTTACAAGTTTTCACAAACAAAGGAGTTGACCCTCATGTACATCATCATCCCCACCCACGGCCATTACGAGATCCGTGACGGCCCCACCTTTATCCAGTCCGCCGATACTTACCGCGAAGCCTGGCATGAACTCGCTTCCCTCATCAATTCCCCAACCTAGGCAACCGTGCATTCCGCACTTGCAAATATTTTTTACATTGGCTACACGCCAAAGAAAGGACACACATTATGTCTACTGTCAAAATCAACGAAACCACTTTCTCCATCACCTCCGCCCTGACTATGGCCCAGCTCAAAACCCTTCATACCAAGGCTCCTCAGGCCCTGCAGCTGACCAAGCCCGGCAAAAAGTCCGGCGATGACGATGAAATCATCTTTGCCATTGCCCCGTCCGCCAAGCAGAGCATGTCTACCTACGGCATCTGCTTCGCCAAGTCCGCCTTCGGTACCGACAATGCTATCTACGTTGAGGACCTGCCCGCCGACCTCGAAAACATCACCAAGGCCAAGGAACATGTCGCCGAGCGCATCGGCTTCGCCAAAAAGCACCTGGATGAAATCGAAACCCAGGCCACCGCAACCCTGGCTCAGCTCAAGGCCGACCACGATGCCATCATTGCCGGCATTGAAGTTTCCACCCCGGCCACCCCGGCAAACGAAACCGCCGCTCAGTAAGCAAAACGGCCGGTGCTCACCCCCACAACAAGCAGCCCGGCCATGATTTTTCTTCCCAAATCCACAATCCAACACAAAAATATTTCATCATAAGGAGATTTTTACCATGATTAACGTCACTATCGTCGATAACCTGCACCGCAACACCTACCCCGTTGACCCCAACACCACCCTGCGCTCCGTCCTGGAAGCTCATGATGTCGATTATACCACCGGCCAGACCAAGCTGGATGGTTCCTCTCTGGCCGCAGGCGACCTGGATAAGACCTTCGCGGACTTCGGTATCGCGGAAAAGTGCTACCTGGTCAACATTGCCAAGCAGGATAACGCCTGATTGATTCCTCTCCGGTGGTGTCTCTTCCCCCACCGGGGTGCTGCCTTACAGGAACAGCCTCCACGCGGCCGGCAGCGGGCAACGCAAACGCGGCCAATCGTTCCAAATCTAATCAGAAAGGAAAAATGAATCACCATGCCACTCCCACACTACGCCGATATTCTCAACTACATGTCGCCCACCATCACATGGCAGGACAACACCCCCTGCCGCCCTTCTTTCAAACCAATTTTCACCAAGGCTTTGGCCTGCACGGTCTACCCCCGCCTCACCGCAGGCAATACCCTTACCATCCTCGGCGATGATTCCGACCTGCAGTCTTCCACTAACCCGAATGAATCTCGTCTGTTCTTCGTCACCGATAAAGCCACCATCCCCGTTCTCATCCAAGAAGTCAAGGATATCGGCGCTTATCTCTCTGACAAGTACAAAGTTTATCAGGATGCAGCCGCCCGCATCACCATCGTCCAGCTCCAGCACGACAGCGGCCTCTACAGCAGTACTTTTCACCGCCGTTTCGCCTCGGCCATGCCCCGCCTGCTGCCCTGGCTTTTCAAGGACCACCCCCTCACCTCCGATGAACTCGATTACCTTCGCGCCCTCTCCATCCCGGATACTGACTCGGAATCCCTCGCCCGGATGGTGGAGGCCCTTTATAACAAAACCGATCTGCCCTCCAGAGTCGTAGATAAAGCGATCGAATCCCTCCTCAAAGGTACCATCGACCGCCGTAAAACGGATCTCAAGCGCCGAATCGAATCCCTTTACCGTGATCTGAAAGAAACCCGCGCCCGTATCTCGGAAATTTTTACCAACATCACCACCATCAACTGTGAGCTGACCGGCCTCGACTCCAAAGATGAATCCACCTTTATCACGGAACTCAAGGATTATCTCCACACCCAAAAGGGTATCTCCGTCGGTACTGACGACGGAGCGCTTCTCCTCACCATCACCACATCCCTCTCCAACTATGACCCGGATGATGTTGAAACCTTTATCTTCAACAGTGATCGCCCTTATGAGGACCTTACCGGCGAAGAAGAGCACGATGTCCGCATCCTTTTCCGGGCTGTGTTCATTGACCATATCTTCAAAATCAAACTCGCTGCCACCTATAAGCTTGATTACTACTGCCATGTCACAGCAATGGCCGGCGATATCAATATGAACGTTGTTCAGGCTGTCCCCAACCCTCACATCAATCGTCACTCCTGCCTCGGTAACTATGAACCCATGCTGGAGGATGCCGAGGATCGCCGAGATTTTATTGCCGCCATTGCCATCTGTCAGCAGAGCGCCAGCAGCATGAACCTCGTCGAAACCATCTCCACCAAATATTTCTTTGATGATTTCGCCACTGCCTATCACACGGATATCCCCGTCATCCTTACCGCCGCCGGTGAATCCATCACCCCCAAGCAGGCCATTGAACAGCTCAAATCCGCAAATGATTCCGCTAAGGAAGGAGAATAATCATGCAAGTTATCCACATTGATCAGACAGCTTTGGATGCCGCCATCGAACTCTATCGCCAGCAGCTCCTCACCGGCTCTGTCAAGCTCGCCAAGACCAAGGCAAAAGATAAAATCAACATCAATTTTACCGCCGATGCCTGGGCCAAACAGTCCCGCCTCATTGATGATTTCACTTCCGAGGTCGCCTGGCACGGCCTCATGCGCCAGCTCTCCCCCACCGAGTATGAAATCTATGATATCCTTGTCTACCCCCAGCAGGTCACTGGTGTCACCGTCGAAACCGACCAGGATAAATACAACGACTGGCTGCTTTCCCAGCCCGATGAAATCTTCAACAACATCCGCTACCAGGCTCACAGCCATGTCAACATGTCCACTTCCCCTTCCGGCGTCGATGACGAAAACGAGTCCAAAATTGTCAATAAGCTCAAGGGCAATGATTTCTACCTCTTCATGATCTGGAACAAGCGCGGCGAGTTCACCGCCCGCTTGTATGACTACGCCGCCAACAAAATCTACGATAAAGACGATATCTCTGTTACCTACACCGATACCCTCTCCGATTTTGCCGCTGCCGCTCAGTCCCTTGTCACCAAGGCCCCGCCCATTTATTCCACAACAAAACCTCCCGTCAAGACCACCGGCGGCACCGTACCCCACGTCTTCTGGGATAACGCCGCCCGCTGCTGGATGGACGATGACGGCAATTATTACGACCACTACCCCACCTATTACGATTATCACACCAATGGAGGTGCCTTATGAATCTTGCCAAAAGCCTGGATGTCTTCTCCCCGCATGATGTCAAAGGCCGCATCCACATCATTGGCTGCGGTTCGGTCGGCTCCACCATCGCGGAGCTTCTTGCCCGCTATGGCCTGACCAACTTCACCCTCTATGATTTTGACAAAGTGGAAAAGAAAAACATCGTCAACCAGATGTTCTTCGACCCTCAGGTCGGCCAGCCCAAAGTGGAAGCCCTCCGCGATATCCTCTGTGCCATCAACCCGGAAGCCAAAAATGATATCCGTCTGGAACCCTCCGGCTGGAACGGCCAGCCCCTTTCCGGTTACGTTTTTCTCGCCGTGGATAACATCGAGGTTCGCCAGAAGATCGTGGATGCCAACCGCTTTAACACCTTCATTAAAGCCATGTTTGATGTCCGCACCGCCCTCTTTGACGCCCAGCTCTACGCCGCCGATTGGTCGGACCCCAACCAGGTCGCGGAATTCCGCGCCACAATGAACTTCACCCACGCCGAAGCCACCGCCCAGGTCCCCGTTTCGGCCTGCGGCACTACCCTCGGTGTTGCCCCTACGGTTCGTGTTGCCGCCTGCTATACCGTCACCAACTTCCAAAACTTCATCAAAAAAGGCGAGCTGTTCCACACCGGTCTCTCCGCTCCCTTCAACCTCCAGGGTGAATCCGCATTCCTCGGTCTGTAACCCTGTCATCTTAGCGTTCCATTAAATTTTCGTTTGTGTTGTATACTGTAAGCTTTTTTCGCTTCAGGCTCTTCGGTCATATCCAAGAGCACGAACTTGTTACCCCGACCCACCCCACACCTGATCCTGGGACCTCCTGGCACTCCGGCTGCAAGGCCTTTCCCGACCACTACAGTACGTCATCCGAGTCTTGTGTCAAGAGCCAATTCAGAAGAAAACGCCTAAGCCCAATCCACAGAACACAGCAAGCAAGGGGTGCATTAGTACAAAGGTAGCATCAAAGATTGGCCAAAACCGCATCTACTAGAACAACATTTCCCAGTCCGACTGACGGTGATATCCTCGGCAGCCAACATCTCCCATCAGAACACAAACACAACCCTCACATAAGGAGCACTCACATGGTTTACATCACTTATAACTGCCCGGAACGTTTCCGGGAAATGACGTTTGAAGAACTCCTCCGCGGGGATTTCAACCTCGCCAACCTTTCCACAGGCGGCCACGGTGCTACCCGTACCGTCATCTGCAACAAAGTTCCTCCCCGCATCATGCGCATCACCAAGGTGGAGCAAATGATCTTCCAGCTCCAGGCGTTCAACCAGCAGTATGAATCCCTTCGCCTCACCACTCCCCGTTCCAGCCTGTACAACCATTTTCCCATCCCCAAAGCTTCCGGCGGCCTCCGCTGGATCGATGCCCCCAATTCCGACTTAATGAAAGCCCTCAAGGAACTCAAAACCCTCTTCCAGTCCTGGATGTTTGCCAACCACCACACCTGCGCCTTCGCTTATGTCGAGGATCGCAGCGTCCTCTCAGCTGCCAAACGTCACCAAAAGTTCAATGCCTGGTGGTTCGCCCACTTTGATTTCCACGGTTTTTTCCCCTCCACCACGCCGGAGTTTGTCCTCTCCCAGTTTGAACTCATTTATCCTTTCAACCTCATCCTCGCCAGCCCCACCGGCCGCGCGGAGCTGCTCAAAGCCCTTGACCTCTGCTTTCTCAACGGAGCACTGCCGCAGGGCACCCCCATCTCCCCACTCATCACCAACATCATGATGATCCCCTTTGACCACGCCTTCGCCAAGGCCGTCAATCATTTTGAATCCGGCAAGCATAACCCGGACGGAACCCCCATCACCGACCGCCTATGCTACACCCGTTATGCCGATGACATCATCGTCTCCTGCAAAGTTATCTTCAATTTCCATGCTGTTGAGCGCCTCATCGTCCAGCTTCTCTCCCAAATGAACGCTCCTTTCACCCTCAATGAAACCAAAACACAGTTCCACTCCCGCGCCGGCCGCAACTGGATTCTTGGCGTCATGCTCAATAAGGATAACCAAATTACAGTTGGCTACCGTAAGAACAAAATCTTCAAAGCCACCATTGATACCTACTTCCGCGATAAACAAAAGGGCAAAAAGTGGCCGGATGAAGACCTTCAGTCCTTCCAGGGCAATATTACCTGGTTCAAGGATGTCCAGCCCGATACCACCAAATACATTATCCAAAAGTATAACGCCAAATACGGTCTTGACCTTGAATCCTGTATCAAGGCCGATCTCGCCCCGCCCAGCGTAACCGCATAATCTAAAAAATCAATTTGTGTTAAAGGTAAAGTTTCGTTTTGATTTTATTTCAAGTCAAAGCCAAACACCCTCCGGTAATATCCGAGGGTTTGAATTTGTTCCCCTGTCCCACCCCCTGGCGACGAGCCACTCCCGTCGGAGTAAGGACTGCACCCAGTCTTGAACTCCCAAATACACGGTAACTGGCTTCGCGGCGCATCAGAAAGGACTGCCAAACGCCCTAATCTTCAACAAAATAAGCGAGCAACATCGGCGGTAGCTCCAATCAAACTCAGAAGATCAGTCATCACCACCGTTTCGGCTCCGGTGGCTGCCTCTCATCAGCTTTCACAAATTGATTTTTATTTTCTCCATTCCGCCCCATGGTTCCGGGGCATTCCCAGGCGCTTCAGCTGTTTCTTTCCTTTCTTAGCAGCTCGTTGCGCCCCCTGTTCGTGCGCCTGGTAAACGCACGGTCATGGTTTTACTTTCCTTTCGCTGGGCCTCCGGCCATCCCAATGGTTGGAGCGCCTGGTAATACCCCGGAACCCGCCCACACAATGAATTCAGGTGATTTTTTATGAAACTTATCTCCCCCGGCTCACGGGTAAAATTCCATACCGTAAACCCAATTATCAGTCCGGATCACGATCCCCTGAAAACTGAATTTCAGATCATCTTTCTCTCCGGAACCGTCCAAAAAGATAACGGCAACCGTGTCACCGTCTGGACCGATGATTCCCGCACCTTCCATGTACCTTATGAATACATCACCGAAATCCATGACCCCAACGATTCCTTTGTCTATAAGTCCCCCAACACCGTACCTTCCCCAACGATCTCTTTTGACCAGCTCCTCCAAGGCAGGTGATTCCTCATGTCCCCTTTCCTCCCCGGCTATAGCCCCGGCACCTGGGTCGAAATCATTTCTCCGCACGAAATGCTTCGTTCCCTTCAGTATGATTACGGCCCCACTTTCACCCTCACCGATTCTCTCCCCTATGATCCTATCCTCGGCAAGCAAGGCAAGATCGTTGCCATCCTCGGCAAATCAGGTCTCCTCCGCCTCTACTTTCCTCATAACGATTCCTATCACATTATCCAGCCCAGCATGATTTCTCGCACTATCCCCGCTCCGTACCCCAGCTTTGATTCTCTTATCGCAAACCTCTAACCCCCATCACAGAAAGGAAGCTCACCATGAATCCCACCTATGAAGTTGGCGATATCGTCCAAATCATTTCCGAAGAAGAAGTTTATTCCTGTCCTACGGATGACCGCGGCAATTTTATTCTTACCCATTCCCTCTACGGCGCAAACGATTCTTTTCACAGAGATAAACTTCCTGTTTGCGGCTGTCCGGCTGTCATTACCGGCATTTCCAAAGGCTATGAAAGGAGCCTATACGATCTCACCCCTCTCTTAGCTAAAGATAAAATCGTTTTTCCATGGGATGAGTGGGTCTTCTCCGACGCTGAATTTCACCCTTATATCGTTTCTCCGCCCCCGGTTTCCATGTCCTTCGATGATTTGTTGAAAGGAGTTGCGCAATGAAACTCCCCACTACCTACCCCGTTGGCACCCTCGTTCAAATCATTTCTGCCGCAGAGTTTGACGCTCTTCCCAAAAATAATGATGGTTATGCACTGTTTCTCGATCCCCTTCCTAATGGTAACGCAGATTATATACCCCCTAAATGCCGTTCTCTTTGTGGCAGCATCATGCAAATTGATCATAAATTTGGCGATTCTGACTTTTACTTCTTAAAACCCTACGATCTCTCCACCGCTGTCGATCCCTCCGCCGCTGCCAGATTCTCTTGGAACGTCAGTCTTTTCTCCCTCAATGAATTCCACCCCTATGACACCCCGGTTCCCATTTCCCCTGTTTCCTTTGACGATTTCCTGAAAGGAGGCATTTGAATGTCAGCCCCCTACCCCACCTACCACGTCGGTGATCGCGTCATCGTCCGCACCTGGGATGATATGATGGAAGAATTCGGCTCCGATCCTTACGGTGATATCGCTGTTCATCCCAATAAACTTTCTTTTGTTCTTGGCATGAAACCTTTTCTGCGGCAAAGAGTTTATTGTTGTCAAAATCGTTCATGATAAAGATCTTCCTGATGAACCCACTTATTTTCTCAATTATTCACCAGATGCTTACGTAGACCTTAACGATGGTGATTCTCCTTACGTTTGGTCTTTCACTTCCGCCATGCTCCTCCCCGCAACCCTCCCCCATGAACCTCAAAACCGTTTTCCCACCCCTTCTATTACCTTCAATGATTTACTTCAAGGAGTCCTATAACTATGGATACTGCCATTAACTCCAATCACTATCCTACCTACAACGTCGGTGATGAAGTTACTATTCGCCAGTGGGAAGATATGGAATCTGAATTTGGTTTGAACAAACTTGGTGACATCAACACTCCAGGATATATTTTCGCAAGGTGTATGAAACGATATTGCGGGCAGACACTCTCCATTGTTCGTATACGCCGCCATGCACCTCCAAATTTTGATTCTTATTATCTCGGCGGTAGCTTAACGTTTTTTACTTCTCCCATGTTTGAACAATCTTGTCCCACAGTTGTCTGCGCCTCCACTCTCTCATTTGATGATTTATTGAAAGGAGCTACCGCTCAACTGGCAAATCCCCAAGCATAAATACCACGGCGCTTCCATGGCCGATTTTGCCAACCACACCCTGCCGTGTCCCAACGATCAACCTCAAAAATAAAACAGTCTAACAAGGTATAGAATCATTTGCTGATCTTATTTCAGTTCATGCTTCACTCTTCGGTTATATCCAAGAGTTCGAATTTGTTACCGCCTCCCCTCCTGGATCGCAGACGCCCTCTGCAGACCGTCCGCCTCCACACGAATTAGCAAGGACATAAAAAGGAACTGGCAAGTCCCAAAAACAACGAAGCTAGGTCATTCACAAATCCAGCCATCGAGCCTCCCAAGAAGACCGTTTTCCCACCAGCTTGTTCCCTGTTTTATTTTGAATCTATTTTTTTACATCAGAAAGGATCAACCATTATGACCAAACTTACCTACACCCTCGCTATCATCAACGGTACTGTCTGCTATGAATGTCAGCCCTCCACCCCTCACGCTTTCTATTCGGGCGGCGGCTGGTTTGCCCCGTTCTGCACCGTCCTCGAACTCATCCGCAAAAACACCGTTAAAGCATAACAAATATCCAATATCCATTTATCCCATATCAATTCAGAAAGGAATCTTCAAAATGACTCAAAATCTTACCCTCGTTACCCAAAAGCCTTTTGGCTCTCTGACCTGCAACTTCTATAAAGATGATGCCATTGAAAACGAATTTTATATGACAAGGCGTCAAATTGGTGAAGCACTAGGCTATGTAAAAGCTGATGATGCTATTCAGCAAATTCATAATCGAAATAAAGACCGTCTTGATCCACTTTCAACAACCCTCACTTTGGGGGGTGTTGAAGGAAATAGATGGGTAAATCGAAATACCCGTGTCTACACCCTCCGCGGTGTTATGGAAATCTGCCGCTTCTCCCGCCAGCCCAACGCGGATAAGTTTATGGACTTCGTATGGGACGTTATGGAATCCCTTTACCATGGCCGCAGCGTCCTCGCCACCCCGGACCAAACTTCCGCCGTCGCCATGCAAACCATCCAGGCCCTCGTTGATTCCACCCTCAAAACCCAGGCCGAAACCACCCGCTGCATGGTCACAATGACCTCCACCCTCGCTGCCCTCGCCAACCACTTTACCGGTGCTGTCCCCACTCAGCAGCCTGCCCCGCAACCCGTCACCGTCGCCCCCAAGGATTATGCCGTACATGATGAACCTGCCCCCAGCCCCAAAAGCAAATCCACCCCGGCACCTGCCCCGCAAAAGTCAAATGTCTCTGTTGCTGTAACCTCCAAACCTGTATCTGCCCCCGTCACCTGGCGTGATGAAGTCTACCAAACCATGGATAAAATCATCCGCAACGCTCCGGAGCTTTACTCCTCCCGCCGCGATATCCTCAACCAGATCTACACCAAAATGAAACGCGATTACGGCTTTGTTCATGAGCAGGAGCGCATCGACTACCGCAAGTCCCACCCCTATGATCCCAATCTCTCTACCATCCAAATTGTTGAATCCTCCACTACCTACCGCGAAATCTTCGATTCTATTTTGAACGATCTCTATAACGATGCCATCATCAAGCACGTCCGCAAAAACGATTCCAACCCCAACTCTCAGCTTCCCATCGGTGTCCAGCGGGAACTCGGCCTCATCAAAAACGAACCCTGCATCATCAAATCTCCGGCCACCTCCGTTCTGGATGAACAGCCCGTCCCCGCCCCCCTGCCGGATGAATCCGCAAAGCAGCCCAAGCCCGCCCCCTCTCAGTCCCTTTTGGATGAACGCGCCGCCGCCATCAATGCCGCCATTGCCAAGGCCGCTGCTGTCTACCATGATACCTCCTACAACTTCTCCGTCACTTACCGCAACGTCTATAAAACCATGAATACCGATTGGAACGAAGCTCACATCCAGTTCCGTAACCGCTATCACCGCACCGCCCAGCAGCTCAAAACCCTTGTCATGTACAGCGGCGTCCTGTTTGATCGCTTCAATACCGCCGTCAACACTTATATTAACGCCGCATCCAAGCCGGAAGTTGAATCCGCATCCAAGAAGGAGGCTTGAAATATGTCCACCCTCACCATCCCCGTTCAAACCAAACAAACTCTCACCGGCACCTACGCCAAATCCGGCAATGATCTTTATTTCATCTCCGAAGAACCCGACCTTTTCCCGCCCAACCCCCGCACGGATTGGGATTGCTACTCCACATTCTATATCGCCCCTAACCGTTATTTCTCCGGTGATAAACCTGTCAGCGCTTTTGTCCCTGATGTCAAAGCCGGCATTGAACCTGAATACGTCAAACTCCCTATCTATACCTACGTTCACTCTGCCATCGCTCTCTCCACCACGCCGTTTCATGATGATTTTGATTCCGGCCTTGCCGGTTTCGCCGTCTGCACCCGCCAGAACGTAGCTAACCTCGGCTACTCCACCCCGGATTGGCGCTCCCGTGCGGAGGACGTGATCGAAAGTGAGCTTGAACTCTATCAGCAGTACCTCAACGGCGAAGCAAAAACTCTCACTCTCTATCAATATAACCCCGATTCCAATGAGTGGGAAGAAAACGATTCCTGCGGCGGCTGCTACAGCATTGAATCCGATCAGGATATGGTTGATGTCTTCTTTACCAACGCCACCGCGCTCGACCACCCAGATTTTGAATCCTGAACCCCCTACATACAAAAAAGGAAGTTGATCCCATGCTCTACACCGTTAATAACAAAGAATATTCTTCCGATTCCACCCCCAACCAAAGAATTCTCGACCAGCTCATCAACCGCGAAGTCTTCTGCAATATGAACCTGGAAATGGATTTTATCCTTTCCGCACTCGCTTATGACGCTAGTATCCCGGAAGCTCCTCCTTTCGATGAATCCGATTACGAATCCGCTATCTGTGATGCCTCCTCCCAAACCTGCTCCAAGTGCGGTAATTCCAGCTACTTTGATGAAGTTGACGTCACGGATCTCGATGATTCCAAATTCCAAAACCCGGATTATGATTCTGACGTCCCGGAACCTGTGGACCCCTATATCTGTCCCGTCTGCGGCCTCACCTACCCTACTCTCGCCCAAGCCCGTGCCTGCTGCGAGTCCGAAACGGTTCATGTTTGCCAGTGTTGCGGTGCTGTCTACAGCGACGATGAATACGATGACCTCGATACCACCCCGCCCGAAATCTTTGAATGGTGGGCAGTCTCCAACTGGTTCGGTGAAAAGCTCAAAGCCCGCGGTGAAGTCGTTATTGATTGCTGGGGCAAGTCCTACTGGGGCCGCCAGACTACCGGTCAGGCCATCTCTCTTGATTTCGTTATCGCTTCCATTGCCAAGGAAATGCAAATTCTGGATGGCCAGCTCTATTCCTGGGCACCCAAACCCCAGTCCAAATCCGGCAGCCCCACCCCTATGCCGAATCCTATCGTCTCTGACGCTGCTTGTTATGGCGCTCATACTGTTCAATGAGGTGATTTTCCTATGACCTTTCAAGACCTTTACCTCGGCCAGCGCGTCCGTATCCTCTCCTGGGATGAACTCAGTTCCATCAGCCATCATGATGGTATCGGAGGTATTTACTTGTCGGATAACACATTCTTTAATAACAAAATGAAATACCTCTGCGGTGCCACTCTCACCATCGTAAACGAACCTTCCTGTTTTAACAGAGATAAACATTATCTTTCTTCCGATATCTTCCAGTTCGACGATCCTCTTCTCTCTCTCTCTTGTGACCACCACTCTACAATTGGATTCCACCACTGGCTTCTCTCACCCGCCATGCTCGCCCCTCTTAACGAATCCTCTCCCGTCATTCCTCCCGCCATCTCTTTTGACCAACTCCTTACCGGAGGTGAACTCCCTCAATGAGACATCTTAACCCTGCCGATTATCCTACCTACAACGTCGGAGATAAAGTTACCATCCGTCAGTGGGATGATATGGAATCCGAATTTGGTTTGGACGAATATGGTGGAATCAAAGTCCCAAAAAATTTCACAATGTATATGAAAAAATATTGCGGACAGACATTCCCCATTGTTCATGTAAACCGCTATCCATCTCCAAAATTTGATTCTTATTTTTTCGACGGTACTTCCGTGGTTTTTTCTTCCCCTATGTTTGAACAATCCAAACTCCAATCCGTTCCGCCCTCTTCTCTTTCCTTTGATGATTTACTTCAAGGTGGTGCTTAACCTATGCCGTCTTATCCTCCTAAATTTCAGCCTGGCGATACGGTCACCATCCGTACATGGGATGATATGCTCTCTCAATATGGCAGCCGGGATTGGATTAAAACCCCTTATATAGCCTTTAGCAATGATATGAAACAGTATTGCGGTCGCTCTTTCAAAGTCAAAAGTGTCCGGTCATCCTTTAACAATGAACATTGGATCTATGCACTAGACAACATCTGGCTCCCTTTTACTGAATACATGTTCGTTTTACCCCTACCTGTCCCTGCTTCTACCATTTCCTTCGATGACCTTCTGAAAGGAGCCACATAATGAGTTCGTATTTTCCTCAAGTCGGTGATTTTGTTATGATCCGCCCCTGGGATGATATGGTAAAAGAGTTTGGCACTGATTCCTTTGGGGAGATCCCAACGCTTCCTATCACCATCTTTCAAAGTATGAAACAATATTGCGGTCATTTCTACACTGTTGAAAGTGTAACCACTACCGCTGTTGGTTCCTGGTGCTCTTTTGCGGATGTAAGTTATGATTTTCCTGTCTGTTCTCTTGTGTTACCCGCCTTTGAATCCTCTCTCACCTTTGATGATCTTATGAAAGGAGCTTCTTAATGGATTTCAATCCTCAACCCGGTGATATCGTCACCATCCGCACCTGGGATGACATGGCAGAAGAATACGGTTTGAATGAAAGTGGTGGAATTAAAACTCCGTATCTCACCATTTTGAACGGTATGAAACAATTCTGCGGCCACTCTTACATTGTAAAAAAGGCTTACTATACATCTGATAGACGAACGTATTCTTTTTACGATTTCCCTTTCTACTTTCCTATCTGTGCTCTTGTCGGTTATTTTTCCTCCTCGCAGTCCATCCCCATTTCTTCCATCTCTTTTGATTCCCTCATCCAGCCTCTCATCACCCCTGAAAGGACTACCCAATGAAACAATTTTTCCAAACTGACCCGGACACCCGCCAGTACTGCCGCGCCCTCTCTCCCACTACATACCAGTTTACTGACATCGTTCCTTTTCACTCCAAATCGGCTTCTCCCAACCGCAATTATTATGCCGTTGCCGCCGAAACGATCGACCTCTCCGCCTATACCATCCGTCAGTTGGAACAAGCCGTTGAGCCTTATTACTGTTCTCTGCGCGGTCTTGTCTCCGCCTATGGTTCTAATACCACCTTGCCGGAAATCCTACAGATCATCGCGGAATGTGTCTTTGAAAACATCGAAACCCCAAAACTTGTTTCCCCTGCTGCTGATTATCCCCGTGTTGTCTCCTACCAACGCCAGTGGATTTCCCGTCAGGAATCTATCCCCGGCCTGCCTAAAACGATGTTCAAATCCCTTACCGATTCCGCCGCCGCATCTTAAATTAAGGAGATGATTCTATGTCCTACTTTACCCGCCATACTCTCGATGTCTTCCGCGATGACGACCCCACTCTCATCCCGGAACCCACCCGTCATGCCATCCAGCATAGACTCCAAATCCTTTACGCCGATGCCTCCCCTTTTCTCAGACCTTTCGATCCTTCCGCCTATTTCTATGATGACCAAAACGATATCCTTACATTCGATTCCGATAACGAATGTCCGTTCGATATCGCCAACGATATGATCTCCCTCTCCTGCTCCTTCCCTTCCCTCACCTTCCGCGTTACCTCCAAAGGCGAACGTGACGATGACTATTGGCGTCAGTATTTTGTCAATGGCAAAACTTGTATCTGCCCCGGCAAAATCGAAATCACTTATACCCCCTATGACCCCCGCAACCTCAAAGCCCCGGACTGATAACCGTACCACTTCCCATTTTTGTAATATTTTTCACCACCTTGTTTTATTTTTAACATTGTTCCGTAATAAAAATTAAAAGGAGTTACATATTTATGAAAATCGTCAACACCGGCATCAAGTACCAGATCTACGATGATTCCCTTCGCACATTTGATTCCCTGCCCGCCGCCACTTATTGTGTCCGTTTCTCCAAGCTCAGCGGCTTCTATCTGGAATCCCGCCCCAATATGCAGGTCAACGAAACGGTCTATGGCCCGCATGAATCCAAGGTTGAAAAAGTCATAGCGTCCTACAACGCTTTCCCGCGTTCTCTTGGCGTCATCCTCAGCGGCGCAAAAGGTATCGGCAAGTCCATGTTCGCCCGCCTGCTCTCCACCCGCGCCATCTCTGCTGGCTTGCCCGTCCTTATTGTCGATGAAGCCATCCCCGGCATCGCCTCCTATCTCGAATCCATCGACCAGGAAGTCATGATCCTCTTTGATGAATTCGATAAAACATTCGCCCATCCCTCCGATAATGATAAAACCGATCCTCAGTCCACCATGCTCTCTCTGTTCGATGGCACCTCCAACGGAAAGCGCCTCTTCGTTGTCACCTGCAATGATCTCAAAGGTCTCAATGATTTCCTCGTCAACCGTCCCGGCCGCTTCCACTACCACTTCCGCTTCGATTACCCCACCGCCGATGAAATCCGCACCTACATGCAGGATAAGCTCAAGCCGGAATATTATGACCAGATCGATGCCGTCATCGGTTTTGCCGGTCGCGTTGACCTCAATTATGACTGCCTGCGTTCCATCGCCTTTGAACTCAACACCGGCCTGCCTTTCACGGAAGCCATCAAGGATCTGAACATTGTCAACCTCAACGCTGAGCACTATAACATCACCATGAAATTCGCAAACGGTGTTGTCTATACCGCCAGCAATGTCCGCCGTGATCTCTTCGATCCCTCCTTGGAAGAATACGTTCGATTCTTTAACAAAAACGGCGATTTTATCTTCGAAGTCACCTACGACAATGATTCCGTTCAGTTCGATAAAACCTCCGGTACTCCCTTTGTTGAAGGTAAGGACCTCACATTTGAATACCGCCACATCTCCGATGATGAACTCTCTGACCCGGACGAAAAGGGTTGCTATGATGCCATCGCCCAGATCAAATCCACCACTCCCGACGCTCTCACCTTCCGCCGCACCCGATCCCGCGATATCCACTACGCTGTCTAAGGGGGTTGTCCCATGTCCGCCACAAATCCGCTTTACGATGAAGAGCTTCACTGCCGTCACTGTGCTTATCAGGGTACCAAATGTAAGCGTGCCAATAACACCACTGTCAATCTTGTTTCGGATTGCGCCCATCTTCATCGCGGTTCCTATCAGGGCATCTGTTCTGATTTTGCTCCCAATCCCAACTACCCGTTCTACTTCAAAAACTGGACAAGCTTCCAGGATTATTTTGATCATGCCGCCCCGGATATCCCTCGTCCTAACCTGGCCGACCAAACTGCCGCCGCTGTTTTCTGTTTCAATGGTGATCGCAGCACTCTTTACTTTGTCAGCCAGAACGATTTTATCTTCGGCAACCTTTATCAGGATGGTAAGCTCCGCACCGTCTATCGCCAGGTCAAAACCAAAAACATTCATTCTTCGTCCGGCTATTCCTACCCAACCGAAGCCTGTGATTTCACTCCTTTGCCCCAAGGTGCTTCCGTTCCGCTGGAAGCTATCTGCACCACCCAGCCCGCCTATCCGCCTCTAATCTACACCCCACCTCTCACCTCAGAACAGGATTGTCCTTACCTTTATGATGAAACTTTTACCCCAAAAGTTTGGGAAGGCAATGATTTCATGCCGCCACCCACCGTTTGCCACTGGGGTCCCAACGTCCACCGCTGGCTCTCTTATTTTGGCGAAGGCTACACCTTGGCAAAGGATGATTCTCCCCTCGATCTCTACTGTTCTCCGTCCGCTGGCATCCGCCTGCAAGTTACCGGCCCCTACTTCTACTTAACGGAAACTCATCCCGGTACCGAGCTTCTTTTCACCAACAATGAATCCCATCGCAACTTTCTGGCTCAAGCCTGCACTCTTTCCACCGCGATATGTCCAGGGACCGTGCCCTGCAACTCCTCTCCCGCACAAAACCGGATTGCAAACTATGGCAGATTTTGCGTACCCACTGCCTGCCCCTTGCCCAGTCCGCCTATGATTTCACCCAATAAATCCAAGGGTATCACCTAATTTTGCAAATACCCAAATCTAACAAGGAGCTGACCCACCACTCCACTCATGTCTTCCCGTCTTGATCCTCTTGCCCGCAATTATTATCGCCGCAACAACTACCGGCAAACGGCCGGCTACCCCAAGCGTGAATGGACCACCGAGGAAATGAATCTTATCCTCGCCCACTCCATCCCCGACCGTCAGCTTTCTGCCCATCTTCAGCGCAGCGTCCAGTCCATCCAGGTCATGCGCTGCCGTCTTCGTTCCAAATAAATTTCAATTTTCAAAATCCAAGGAGGTAGCAATATGCCAATTCTTTGTCTTCTTGCGGCTGTTGTTATCGCAACTCTTATATTCGCCGCTGTATATGCCTTCTCATATGGTATTGCCAAAGTCGCCCTTAAAGTTCTTCCTGAATCCGACCCCAACGAAGGTCTTCCCATGTGTGCCCGCAAACAGCAGGAGGTCCAAGATTCCTGGCTTGCCATTGCTGAAAATGGCCACAACCTGCGTGGCGAATATGCTTTCCAGGTCCAGCAAGAACGCCACTGTTCCTGGTCCGAGGCAATCTATATTATGATTTGTCACGATTGTGAAGATATGGGTATCCAGGTCAATCATGAATACGCCGCCAATGTTTCCGGCTATTCTATTGAGCAACTCAACCGCCATTCTCTTGAACAATACCGCGTCCCCGGTACCTGGAAATCTCAACCTCTCCCCGGCCACGAAGGCAAAACCCTCACTTACGCTCAGGCTCAGAAAGCCATGAAAAATCGAAAGGAGCACCAAAATGAAAAAGAATAATGATAAAGGTACACTGATTTTTATCGGTATCTGCTTTGTTCTTGTAGTTCTTGATATCTGGGTCAAGCTATAAACCATGTATAGTTAAGGCAGGTGAATCATTATGCCCATCAAATTTCTTCTCCTACTCCTCATGCTTTTCTCCCACCTCATTGCCGATTACAATCTCCAGGGTATCCTTGCTGATTTCAAGCAGCGCTTATGGTGGAACCTCAAGTACTCCAAAGAATTCGTTCAGGAACACTATCCTGTTGATTACATCACCGCTCTCATCGAACATTCCTTCATGTGGTCAACCTGCATCATAATTCCGCTTCTGGTTTACTCTTTGTTCGTTCCTTATGATCCCCATGCAATCGTCTATTTCTGTTCCTCCATTCTTACTAATACCGGTTTTCATGCTATTATTGACCACCAAAAAGCAAACGAAGGTTCTATCTCTCTTACCACCGACCAGCTCCTCCATACCGGCCAAATCTTTTTTACCTGGCTGCTCTTCGTTCTGTTCTGTTAAAAAAATAAAAACCAGGGTCGCAAAACCCTGGCGTACATCCTCCCCTTCAAAGGAGCTTTATCATGAATTCTATCCCTCAGTCCTCCCAACAGCTTGTTGAGCTGCTCAAATCCAAATCTCTTCACATCTCTGCTGCCGAAAGCTGCACCGCCGGCCTCTTCTCTTCCTCTCTTGCCAGCATCCCCGGCGCATCCAGCGTTATGGAGTATGGCTTTGTCACTTACTCTGCCGCTGCCAAAATGAACCTTGTCTCCGTCAAACCGGATACCATCAAGAATTACACTGTTTATTCCGGTCCTGTCGCCGCCCAAATGGCAATCGGCGCAGCTCAAAAATCCGGCGCAGAGCTTGGCGTTGGCATCACCGGCATTGCAGGTCCTCATGCGGAATCTCAGCCTGTCGGCACTGTCTATATCGCCGTGGCCAATTCGGAGATCCAAAATGTTTTCGTTCGCCGCTATCTTTTTCAGGATCACGACCGCAACATCATCCGCCAAAAAGCCGTCCTTGCTGCTATGGATCTTGTCACCGCCGTCGTCACTTCCACCGGCCGCCAGCCCCACTTTGCTTGGTCCTGCAGCCCCGCCATTATCCATACCATAACCGAATCCAAAACCCACTCATTCTAATCACTATATAATAAGGTAGGTAATTGTTATGAATAGAGAACGCCGCTCCAGAATTCGCGGTCTTATCAAAGCTTTCAAGGATCTCTCCTCCACCATCCAGAATGATCTTTCCTCCCAGGTTCAGGACCTGCATGATCTTGAGGAAGAAGCCTTCGATAATATGCCGGAGTCTATGCAGGATTCCGACCGCGGCACCGCCATGCAGGACGCCATAGATGAACTTCAGTCCGCTGTTGATCTCTGTTCTGAAGCTTCCGATACCATTGATTCCATCGTGGATTCTTTACAGTCCGCTGCAGGATGATTTTCCCTCCCCATCAGGTAGTCTACTGTGCAGTGCATCTCGTCCGCCAATACACCCAGCGCCCAAAACCCTGGGTAATTGATTCCGTTCTCCCACCCCATCACGGTGTGGGTTCCGCATCGCAGCCGCTCTGCCAGTTCCCGCTGGCTTATTCCGTTTGCCTTGCGCCACTCTCGTATAATTTGCCCAATCTCCATATTTTCGTGTCCCCTTTTCAATGTTAGTACAGGTTTCCGTTCTAGTATCTTGAATTCCTTTGTGCTATACTCGCATTATACAACAAATGGTTGTCAATTACAACTATTGGGATTAAATTCTCACCATTTTCCAGTCCATCTTTTCGGACGTCAACGAATAAGGAGGAGCCATGAACACACAAACTATCACCCTTGCCCAGCTTGCCACCGCCTGCCAAAACGCAGCCTACATCAATGTCCACCTCTACACCCCGGCCATGTCATCCCTCTCCACCTTCAAGCCAGATCAAATCCGCTTCATGTCTGCCTCCACCGGCGTCCCGCTGCTTCTCTTCCAAAGCAAAACCAGCACCATAGTCCTGCAGTCTCTCAGCATTCAGGCCGCCGTCACCCCCAGCACCCCCGGCAACGAGATCCCTTTTGGCCGCTGTACCTACTCCTACACCACCTATGATTTCGCCCTGGACGGTGTAAATTATTCCGTAAATATTTTTCAAAAAACTTGAAATTTACTGTTGACTTCTTGTAAGTAACGTGGTATGATAATATCACAAGGTAAGCAATAAATAAATAAGTAAAGGAGGTTTCCCCGCTATGTTCAAACCCAGTACCTCGGTTCCCAAATTTGGCGAAATCCGGCTGGGCTGCGCTCCGCAAGACCATGCCCTGCTCGGTACGCACAAGTACGTTGGTATTCATCCCTATCTGGTCGTCAGCAATGATGTTTATAACAAATTCAGCGGCCAATGTGATGTCATCCCCTTCACCACCAAGCGCTTTGCAAGTGCCAGTCCAACGCATGTTGATTACCCGGCTGGTTCCATTCATGGTCTTACGCGTGATTCCACCCTCGTGGTCGAAGCTCGTGATACTCTTTTGAACACTCAGCTGGGTGAACCGATTGGCCGCTTCTCGGATGAAAACTGGCAGCTGGCCAAAAAAGCCTTTCTTATCCAGAACCCATTCCTTACCCGCTGGGTCATCCCGGAACCCCGCCCAACACCGGTTGCATAGTTTTTCTTTGCATTTCCTGTCTACATACGTTATACTATAAATAACTAGAAAGGCAGGATCTGTATGGGCAAAACTATTATCGATCGGTATAACAATGATTCTGTTCGTATTGATCGTTATCAGCAACTTATCTCTGATATTACCAATGCTTATATTACGGTCAATCACGGCAAAACCGTTCCGCAGTATATCCAAAAAATCATTCCCCGGCTTTCCTACACGCTCGAAACGTATGAGCATCAGTACGGCACACGGTTTGAATCCTTTTCCTATCAGCAGTACGCATCGTTTTATAAGCAGGCAATCATCGGCAACTCGGCAAGTGCAGTTATCAACCGCAACAAGCTGGTCCTTCTCTCCTGTTACCTGGATTACCTGGCTCTTCAAAACGTTATCACGCTGGATCAGTCAACAGGTCATCCGTTCCGTCAGTTTCTTCAGATGTCATTGGCTGATAATGAGGACGATTCTCAAATTCCGTCCAAGCCATCCCTCACTACCGTTTCCAATCCCAGCAAACCCACTCTGCAGCAGTCCCTTGATTCCTATTCTCAGCAGATGCTCTTTTCTGATGAAGAATTCGAATCTCTGCTGGAAGCTATCTTTAATAACAGCGATCTGGACTGTATGCCCCGTGCAATCTATACCCTTGCCTGGTGCGGTGTGGAGGTCAAAAACATTGCTCTTATCAAAAAAGCGGATGTCGATCTTACCCGTATGGTAATTTACGCCACCGAACAAAATCACCTCCCGCAGGATATTGTGATTTCTTCCTCTTTCTGCTGTATCAACCTTGAAAAAGCCATGCTTGCGCAAGGTATCCTGGTGCCCAATCGTACCGGTATGCGTGAAGTATCGTTTTTTGGCCGCGATGATTATGTGATCCGCGGTATAAAAGGCGCCAACAAGGCCGAAACGCCGGAACCGGACGCCAGCGGTTTTTATATCGTCAATAACATCAACCGCGTCTATTCTCAGCGCCAAGAACAGCTTCCGGTGAACAATCCCTTCAAAAACAAAAAAGTTCTCGTCAGCTCTTGTTATAAATCCGGCCGGTTCCTGCGGCTCTTCAAAACACAACAGCTGTCAGAAAAACTCTGGGGCGTTTATAGCAATGATTTCGTTTACTCTTACAAAAAGTGGCTATCTTACAAGCAGCTCAACTTAAAATAATTTTTCCTCATCGTGGGGCATCGTCGTCCCACATTTTTACGGGCGCTATATTACAAGTTTTCGCAAACACTATTTTCAGGAGGTTTTCCCATGACTACCGAATCCATGTCCATTCACCGCGCTCTGGTGGAACTCAAAACTATTGATTCTCGCATCATCAAAAAGATCGATTCCGCCAAGTTCTGTGTCGCCGCCAAAGCCAAAGCTACCAAGCTCGGTGCAGTTACGGTGGATGAATTCAAAACATCCGCTCAGGCCAGTTATGATTCCGCTATGGATCTCATCAATCGCCGCAACGCCATCAAGGCCGCTGTCTCCAAGTCCAACGCGGTCACAGAAATTTCAGTGAACAATAAAACTTATACCGTGGCCGAAGCTATCTCTCTCAAACAGCACGGCATGGAATACCTGGACTACCTGCGCAGCCATATTCAGGCTCAGTATTCAAACGAAACTTCTCAGATCACTTCCGCCAATCTCCATGTGGAAGCCAAGGCCGATGATATGGTCAAATCGATCTGCGGTGGCGATTCCAAAACCAAGGATGCCGATCCTGAAACTGTCGCCAAGATCCGCAACACCTATCTTGAACAGAACTCCATGGAGCTGGTCGATGGCCTCACCAAAGGCTGTACTCAAATCATTGAAGACCTTCAGTCACAGATCAATTCCTTCAACAACGAAATTGATTCTGCCCTCTCTGTTTCCAACGCCGTTACTCAGATCACATTCAGCTACTAAGCTGTTTTGATACCATTTGCCTGTGTACCGAAAGCGTCAAACCACAAGCCGCTTTGTCCGCTGTGGAATAATGACAAAGTTAAAACTATAAACACCTGTTCCACGCTATCAAATTATGATAAAAAGATTGGTTCATTCTTTGCGGCTGCATTTTTGTATGCCCAGCCCGTCAGAATGAATGTTTTGCCCGGAAAGTTTAATGCTTAACGCTTAAACCTCAACGCTCAAATTTCAAACTTTATTTTTTTCATCAAGGTTTATTCCTCAACCCCCAAGGCTCAAGGCTCTATTAAATCCTTGGCGCAAGGTCATGTGCATGGCTGTGTCGGCACCTCGCTGTCCTCAAGGCTGGTACATGGGCAACGTGCGAAGGCGGTAGCACGTTAAAACAATCCGCCCTGGTATGATTCCCGGCAGGTCGGCTGCTTCACCGGTTCAATTCCGGCGGGAATCTCAGCGTCCGCAGCTTAAAGCGGTCAAGCGCCTGACTTGTAATCGAGAGATTGTTGGTTCAATCCCAACCGGGCGCTAATCTGGGGTGTTCGTATAATGGTTCGTACTCCTGCCTTCCAAGCAGGCAGCGCCGGTCCAACTCCGGTGCACCCCTCCACAACAGAATAACTTCATTTTGGTTTCACACCGTAAAGTCCCGTCACACCGGCGCGGCCGTGGATTGGCCGTGCCGGGTAGCAAACGGCTCCACACCTCGGTCATATCCAGTGGTCAGCGGCTTTTTTTCGGAGTTCTTGCTTCCATTCAGTTCAAACAGTTTGTCGAGCTGTCTGCGGCTGAAAATGTTCTGTTCGTATTTCCAAATGAACTGCGAAAAGCTTATGCCCTCTTTGTTATCAAACGCAAGCCACTTGTCGTAAATGGCGTTGTTACAATTTTCCTGTAAGCTGCGTATATCCAGGTGTTTGAATTTGTATCTATGTGCCCGTCACCAGTACAAGCATATGTACCATATCGCGGGGTGTCGTCTCCATCATGAATTTATTCTGTTACTATGCCAGGTTAGCTCAATGGCAGAGCAGCCGTTTTGTAAGCGGCAGGTTGTGGGTTCAAGTCCCCCACCTGGCTCCACCGTTCCGGTTCACACCGGGGCGTCATGGCTCCCAGCGCCGGTCAAGTCTGGGGTACGCGGAGGGCAATCTCTTCGTCAAATCAGTGGGTGAAATAAACTCGCTGGACGCTTTATTCTGGTCTAACCCCCAGATGCTAAAGCAATGGCAGAGCAGCGGCACACTGCCTCAAAACTATTCCGTTTGCACCTTCGGGCAGGTAACAGTCCACCTTGCCGGGTTCAAAGCCGTCTTTACGGCAGTCTTAACACGCAGCACCCGGCATGAAACCGATCGGCGGAACTTCCAGTTGGCTTCCAAACACCTTTCCAACTGGTGGCAAGATGGGAAAGTCCTCCGGGCTGCGGCGAGTGGTAAGCAGCGGTAAGTACCTATCGACATATAGTGAGACGGCTAAGCACGTCACTGGTACCTCAAGGGTGGGATGCCCTTTTACACGGAGCAATACTCAAGCTGGTATAAGAGGCGTCCCTGCTAAGGACGTAGTCAACAACCTCGCCTAAACCGTTCCGCCGGTTATAGACGGGACTTGCGGGGAAATTCGTAAGTCCGGTTGATTAGCCTAAGCCCGTTGCTTCTGCAGCGGGGGAAACTACGTTGTGTACCAATAATATAGGCACCTTATCCATACTCCACAAGTGGTAAGCTCTGCGGATGTTTGTTAAAAATCTCTGAGGGTAGGAGAAGTGCGAACATCATACCGAAAGGTAAAACAGTACAACAACATTGGCGATGTGGACCACAGGGCGCAAGCCCTGACTTATTGATTTATTATTTGCGAAAGGAGTGCCTTGCATGAGCACTTGCGCTTGTGTTCTCAGTAAGAATGGCGAACGCCTGATGCCGACCATCCGTCTTGGCAAGGTGCGCCATCTCCTGAAAGACGGAAAGGCAAAAATCATTAAGCATCATCCCTTTACTATCCAACTGCTGTATGACAGCAAGACGGATACTCAGCCTATCGAAATCTGCGAGGATGTTGGATACAACTACATCGGCATCAGCGTGAAAAGTGAATCTCATGAATATGTGTCTGTACAATATGATACATTGCAGGATGAGAAAGACTGCCACGATAGTTGTCGTAAGATGCGCCGCATCCGTAGAAACAGGTTACGTTACCGCAAGCCGCGTTTCGATAATCGTAAGCGGAATAAAGATTGGCTTGCACCATCTCTTGAACATAAGAAAGAACTCAACGTCAATGTCATCAAGATGTATTGCGAGGTAGTTCCTATTACGCATGTAACTGTTGAAGTTGGTTCTTTCGACACAATGCTTGTAAAAGCCATCCAAGAGGGTAAAGCTATACCGGAAGGCGCAGATTATCAAAAAGGCCCTCGCTACAATTTGGCTACCTTGAGAGAAGCGGTATTCTATCGTGATAACTATACTTGCAAAGTTTGTGGGCGCAAAGCCAAAAATGATAGCGCCATTTTACACGTGCACCATATGTTTTACTGGAAAGGTCGTCACGGTAATAGTCTTAATGAACTATTGACGGTGTGCGAAAAATGCCATACACCAGCTAACCACCAAAAAGGCAGCAAGCTCTATGGGTTCGGTGAAAATATAAAGTTCGCCAACCTTTCCGGTGCAGCATTTATGAACACTGTGCGCTGGCAAATCGTTAATGAGCTTTACGCTACTTTTGGAAAACTGTTCGTCACATTCACTTATGGCGCAATGACCAAGGAAAAGCTGATTGCTCTTCATCTTGAAAAGTGTCATAACAACGATGCGTATGCAATGGGGAACTTTCATCCAGTTGACCGCTGCGCGTTTGAACATTATAAAAAGGTGAAACGCAATAACCGCATTCTCGAAAAATTTTACGATTCACGATACATCGACATTCGCACCGGTAAAGTGGCTAACGGCAAAAGCCTCTTTAACGGTAGAATCAACCGCAATCATAAAAAGGATTCCGAGAATCTACACAAGTACCGTGGAAAGAGAATCCGTAAAGGTTACCGTGCTCTACGCCGCAAGAAGGTGTCCCTTAATCCCGACGATTTGGTTTCTCTTAACGGAGAAATTCTTGTTGTCCATGGCACTCATACCAGAAAGAACGGTCCTGTAAGCGTGGAATTCAAAGTTCCATCAAAAAACGGTAAAAAGTCTGCCAGTCTCAAAAAACTGAAAATTGTTAAAACATCAAACTCCATGCACTCTGCGTGGACTAAAGTATCTTAAAAACATTTGTACTTACCAAGTATACCTCAAATATACTCTTGGCCAGCGCATTCCTTACCGCCCAAGTCGCAGGTGACTATGGACGGTGTAACATGCTCCCATATCTCAATGGTAGAGAAGCGGCCTTATAGCCCGCCTAGCACCAGATTAGTGCGTAATCCCTGTTCAAGTCAGGGTGGGAGTACCAGCCTTACGGACTTGCCGTAAGGGATTGAAACCTTTTTGGTGATTTATCGGTCAAAAAAAAAACCACCGTTCGGTATGGCAGCACCGATCAAGAACCAAACCTGCCACCCAATCACCCCGCTGGTAAAACCGTGCTCCAGCACCGCACTCCGGTCATATCCGAGCGCTTATCCAAGTCGGATGGGTTCATTTTAATGCGGTGGGGTGATTTTTTTCTTTGGTGTTTCGCCCCTCACGGCGTTTCATATTCCGGCAAAGTCCCTGGTACCCACAGGCACCGCCTTCACGGCCTGCCCCGCACACCGCTTCCCGGTCATACCCGGAAGATTACATTTGTCACAATGATGTCAACCTTCAAGTTCTCGCTGTACGGCTCGAACTTGTCGTTTGCCGGGATTTTATTTCTTTTTGATTCTATTGACTATCGGTTGTAAGGAGAAAATTGAAGTGAACAATAATTATTGCCCGATTCTCGGCGCAAGCCAGCCGAAAGAACCAGTGCGGCTGATCGATGCAAACAACCTATTACGTTTAATAAACATAAGCGGTAGCGCCTATGACGGAATCGAATATCAGGCATATAAGGCTGGTGTCGAATATGTTCTCGGTCTGATCGAGGACGCGCCAACCATAGACCCTGAATCCCTGCGACCTACAGCGCACATTATGCGTGGAACTGTGCCTGATACACACGATGATGCGTTTTGCAGCAATTGCCGTTCATATCTTGGTGTTCCTGGCGTTGATTACGAAAATTATGATTCGGTTTCAAATTACAAATATAAATATTGCCCATATTGCAGTGCAAGGATAGTGAGCGCAGATGAATAATATGAGGTTCGATACAAAAAACAGCCGGTGCATCCCTGCCGAACGGATGACGCCGGACGAGCTGTGCCAGCTGCACCGCCTGGCCATTGAGCACCGCCCTGAAGTCTGCCTTGGCTGCGGATTGGAACATGATTGTTCCGTGCATGGATGTGCCGTCATCCGCAAAGCATTGCAGCTGTTGGGAGGTGAGGTGGATGCCTGTCTTTGATTCCAACTGTCTCTATTAACCATCATAAAATGGAAAGAAAGAAACCGAAACTTTTTCCACCTACTACCACAAAATTAAAATTCCCTGAATCCTCATTCAGCAAAAAAGCCATAAAGCATCGCAGTACATTTTCTGCGGGGCTTTCTATTTTTTACTCTTTTCAAAGGGGGTGTTTCCATTCCAGCCGCATTTGTCCTTCTCATAATCCTCGCAGCCATCCTTTTTTGGGCTTGGCTTTCCCCGCACTATGATGAATTTGGTTCCAAAATTCTCAATTTCTTCCGTCAGTTCACCAACAAAAAATAAGGAGTTTTTTCAATAAACAAAATCGTCGGCGCAGTTATCTCTGCCTTTATCATCATCTTCTGTATCGTTATTGCTCTGTTTTGTACTGTCCGTATTCCTGCTGGCTATGTCGGCGTCATTTACAACATGAACGGCGGCGTGGCGGAAACCACCCTTACTCAGGGCTTCCATCTTGTCAAACCCACACAAAAAGTTACTACCTACACCATCGGCATCGAACAGTCTTACCTTACCTCCGGTTCGGACGGTGATTCCAAAGGCGATGAATCCTTCGAAGTCCCGTCCAATGATGGCAAAGGTCTCACGGTCGATTTAACTTTTACTTACCGTTTTGATCCCGATCATGTCGCTGATACCTTCACCCGTTTCAAGGGTCAGTCCGGTAAAGACGTCAAAGAGGTTTTTATCAAGCCCAACATCATGTCCTGGACCAAAGAGATCACGGCCAAGTATTCCGTCATTGATCTGCTTGGCGACCAGCGTGCTTCCCTCAACTCGGAACTCACCGCCTATCTCAAGGATAAGTTCGAGCCTTATGGCATCATCATTGAATCCGTTTCTCTGATCAATATCGACCCCGATGACGAAACCCGTGCTGCTGTCCAGAAAAAGGTCAACGCTCAGCAGGATCTGGAGCTGGCAAAGATCGAGCAGCAGACCGCCAACGTCAATGCCGAAAAAGAAAAAGAAGTCGCTATCACGAAAGCCAACCAGGAAAAAGAAACCGCTCAGATCAACGCCGAAGCCAAACTGATCGAAGCCCAGGCTCAGGCCGATGCCAACCGTCTCATCTCCCAGTCCCTCACCCCGGAACTGATTCAGCAGCAGATGTATGAAAAATGGAACGGTCAGCTTCCCACTGTCCAGGCCGGTTCCGATGCTCCCATTATTGTCGATACCACCAACTAAATCATGTTCCACATTGGGAGGTGTTCTCATGGTCATTCTTAATTCCGGTACATTGTTGCTTCTTGTTCTGCTTACTTTTGCTGCCGGATTTCTTGTTGATGCTGCCATCGGTGTCCGCGCCTATCTCCACGATAAGGAGGATTGAATTATGAACACTTCTAAACCTAATCCGCACACTGTCACCTCCACCACCGTCATGGAATCTGATTTCGATGAACCCACGCCTCACCGCAAACCCGGCAAATCCACCGGCCGTCCACGCTCCCGGCACAAGCACATGTATACCCCCGGCTGGGCCTCTTATGATTTCGTTTATCAGCTTACTGGCAAAACGTTCACCCGCTACCTACCCGTCAATTATTGCACCATCTGCGGCCGTCTTGGTGGCGTGTCAGTTTCCCAAGTTACCGGTCAAGAACCCAAAGTCCCTCCCATTGGTTCCAAGGTGTTTGTTGTGCCGTCTTTCAGCACCAACATTTTGGATCTTAATAATTTCACTGTTTTCAAAGGAGAATGAATTATGAAACCTAAGTTCCATCCTGGCGATCGTGTCACCGTCATCAAACCTTATGTTGCCCCCATCCCCGATATTGCCAAGGACAGCGAAATTTTCAACGATCTGTACAAGGCTTTTGGCTTGGACAAAGATATCCGTGGTGTCAAGCCAGGCGATACCTATACCATCATTGAAGCCGAATCCAAACCTCGCACCCGTTCCGACGGCAAAACTGTTTATGCCTATTCTTACCAGGGCAAAAGCGGCGAGCGCTCCGGTTTTGTTTTGTGGGAAGATGAAATCAAACTGGTCGAAGCCACCAAGCCCGCCCCGGAAGACGATGACGAAGAGCCGGATACCGTCACCATCGAGATCGAAGTCTCCCTGGACGATAAGGCCGAAGCTCACCGTATCGCTCACAAAGCTGTCGAGCTGGCTTTCAAGTCCTATGCCGCTATCACCAAGGCCACCAATGATCCCTCCTCGATCACCTGGACTGATGATGAAATTGCAGCAGCCCGCAAAAAGGTTGTTGAAATGTCTTCCCGCGTCACGGAACAGGGCGGCGATATGATCTTCGAGCGTTCCGGCAATACCGTATACTGTGTTATTTACACATCCAGCTTTGACGATAAGTCCGCTTCCAAAGGTTACGCCAAGCCCTTCGATCACGACCCCTTCAATGAATGGATCGGCAAGTGTGTCGCCGCCTGCAAAGCTATGGGTGAACCCATTCCAGGCTTCATCGCCCACAAAAATACCAAACAGGATGCTGCATGATGGGCACAGCACGTCAATAACCCACGACTGAAGTCGCGGGCTTGTGGAAACATAAGTCTGTAATTTCAGCTGTGTCCGCAAGGATATGTTGACTACCCTTTGCACATTAAGTTGTGCCACGTTATAAGCGAATAGATAGTTACCGCATAGTGTAAATCCTAGCCGTGCGCTCTAAGACAACACATCACATAAAGCTGAGGTAAAGCCGACAGGTGTGGCTGTATTAAACCGCTTATGACATTGGGGAAGGATTAGCTTCTTCGGAAGTGACTCCTCTTTGGAGGAGAGGACAGCTTTTTATTAGCTGCTAACTTATCAAAAGGAGCATGGCATTATGCAATATGTGTATGTACTTAACAAACACGGCGAGCCTTTGATGCCGTGCTCTCCACGGAAGGCTCGTTTATTGTTAAAGCAGAAGAAAGCATGCGTTGTAAAACGCACACCGTTTACAATCAAGCTTCTGTATGGAAGTACAGGATACAAACAACCTATTACTTTGGGTGTTGATGCAGGTAGCAAGCATATTGGCATATCTGCTACCACTGAAAAGTGCGAACTCTATCGCGAAGAGGCAATTCCACGCAATGATGTGGTTGATTTGCTTTCTGCACGCCGTGCTTTCAGACGCAGCAGACGTAACCGCAAGACCCGTTACCGTGCGCCGCGTTTCAACAACAGAGTGCATAGCAAACATAAGGGTTGGTTAGCGCCATCTGTGGAGGTCAAGATTCAAGAACACATTACGCTTATCAAGCGAGTATGTCGTATCTTGCCTGTTACGCTCGTCAGAGTAGAAACAGCAGAGTTTGACACACAACGCCTAAAAGCAATGTTAGAAGGTAAACCTCTGCCGGTAGGTACAGATTACCAGCTTGGTGAGACGTACGATGAGTATAATGTACGCCAGTATGTATTAAAACGTGACAATTATACTTGTCAATGTTGCGGTGCGCATCCAGCAAAAACAAAAGCTGTAAAGCTGCATGTGCATCATATCGAGACCCGTAGAACAGGTGGCAATGCTCCCAATAACCTGATTACGCTTTGCACAGCTTGTCATAAAGCTCTACACTCTGGAAAAGTAACACTTAACGGCAAAAAGCGTGGCAAGCCTCTCAAAGATGCAGCTTTTATGGGGATTATGCGTAAGACACTTATGGAACGCTTGCTTAAAGAGCTGAAGATTCCTGTACAAGAGACTTATGGCTACATAACCAAGTACTTGCGTGAGAAGCATAGTATTCCTAAAAGCCACACCAATGATGCACGCTGCATTAGCAAGAACCCATTGGCCATACCTTGCGATACTTGCTACTACACGAAGGCTATACGCCACCAAAACAGACAGCTGCACAAAGCAACTATCCTAAAAGGTGGTATACGCAAGGCTAATCAAGCTCCGTACACCGTAAAAGGTTACCGCCTTTGGGACAAAGTATTCTATCATGGCTCAGAATGCTTTATCACAGGCAGACGAACTTCTGGATACTTCGCTCTTAAAAAATTGGACGGTACTGTTGTTTCTAATAGCGCGTCCTACAAAAAATTGCGGCTACTAGAAGTCGCAACAAATTATATTACAGAAAGAAGGTGAAGGAGCAATTCTTCCCATGACTGAAGTCACGGGTATCCTTGCCCCGCTTGATGAATTTATTGCCCGCATACGCAGCTTTGCCGAGTGCCAGCGTCTTAACCAGGTCGCCAAAGAATGCGGCCAGGTCGTTGTCATCGACCGCAACGGCAACCAGGCTAACGCCAAAAGCCTGCTCTCCCTTATGAGCCTGGATTATTCCGCATCGGTTCGCGTTGTAGCCTCCACAGCGGAAGAACTCTTCGCCCTGCATACCGCTCTTCTCGCCTTGAAATGATTTGTCAGGAGGTGTCCGCCACGTTCATCCTAGCGCGCTCCCCGCCCCCGCTTTTTCGTCAACCACCGCAATCATTTTTTTCACTTATCTTAACGGGGGTGTTCTTACATGTTTATCTGCAATGTCTGCAAAAAGATTTTTCCTGATTTCAAAAGTTACGGTATGCGCATGAACTACCGCTTCGGCTATGGCTCCGAAAATGACGGCGATATCTTTGACCTCACCGTCTGCGATTCCTGTGCCGATACTGTTGCCAACGCCATTGAATCCGTTTGTGCCATCAACCCCCATCTCACCGTCGATGATGCCTTCTTCCCTTGCGATGAAGCGTGTTCCGGCGATTGCTCTAACTGCTCCGGTGATTGTGCCGTCTCCCAGGACGATGAATCGTATGACTTCGAGGATGACGAGACCGATGAAGAAGACGACGATGACGATTTTGACACTGATTTTGACGGCTGATTAACCACGCCTTTTTATTTTTCTTTATTAAATACAAGTTTTCGTAAATACGCTATATTAAGGAGTCCTCTATGCCTAAAAAAAACAACATCATCACCTTCAACTTTGTTGGTGATTTTACTCCTTCCACTAAAAATGATCTGCTTACCTCCACCCAGGTTACTTACGGCGGCATGTCCGATACCCGCCTCAATCTCAACTTTGGTGTCAAGGTCGGCGGCAGCGTTCAGTTCGTCTCCCTGCTGGATACTTCTCGCTCCGGCGATGTCATCAAAACTTATGACCGGGATAATAACCCCATTGATATCCGCTGGTCTGACCGCCTTGACCCCGATGTTATTTCCAAGGTCGCCCCCTACCGCACCTACCGCACCAACATCGGCTCGGATGAAACCAAAACATTCATCACCGGCTATGACCTTGCCGAGTACCTGGCCGAAGCTCTCAAGAACTACACCGGCCGCATCACCGTCAATGGCCGCATGGTCCTCCGTTACGATTCCAAAGGCATCCTGCGCCGCAACTTCAACATTGATTCCGTTTGGAAACCACTGCTCGATAAAGACGGCGAACCGGTCGAAAAGCCCAAGCTGGCCATCATGGTTCCCTTCATCTTCAACAAGGATTGTATCGACAAAGCCGACCTCAAGGAAACCGGCAAGATCTACGTCAACGGCTATGTTGAATCCTACATCAATAAGGAAGAAGGCGATAAGTATCTGCCCCTCCAGATGGTCTTCAACACTGCCGTCTACAACATGGATGACCCCGGTGAAAAGTCCACCTATGAGTACCGTATGGGAGAGCTGGATACCAAAGCCAAAACGATGTTCTGCATGATGTGGGAAGGCCGTGTTGTCAACGGTGCTGAAGAAAAGCCGTTCGATGAATCCTGCCTCACTCCCTTCCAGCTGCGTTCCATCAAGGCCGGCAATGCCACTCTTGACGATTTCCGCCCCCGCGGCTCCATCTACGGCAACCGTGTTCAGGAACTCCGCCTCATGCGCCCCATGCCCCGCAATGATTTCAAGGATGGCCCGATCGACCTCGGCCTCAAGAATTCCGAGTTTGTTGATCTGATCTACACCCCCACGAAGGATGAATCGGTTGCCGATATGGAAAAGTCCACCAAAAAAGAGCCGGAACCCTCGCCCGCAACCGTCCCCACCTCGCGGGATGAAGACGAGCTGTTTTAATTAACCACCAACACAAAAGGAGCGTGAACCTATGGCATTCAAAATGAATCAGATCAGCTGCGATCTTGCCAGCTACCCCTATTACATGCTGCTGTCCCCGCGCAAATTCGGCAAAACAACCTGGTGGCGCAACCTCGTTGTTGCCGCCTGGGGCAATGCCTCCAAGGGTCTGCTCATCTCCTGCGGCACCGAGTCCGGCTTCCACCACCTCGATAACCTCCAGGTCGAAGAAGCCCTCACATGGGACGATGATTACGATGAAGAAACCGGTCACCGCGGCCTTGTCCAGATCGTCGATGATCTGATCGAAAACAATGCTGACTACGGCATCAGGGGGGTCTGCTTTGATACTTTTGATACCCTCTTTGATATCGCCACCGATGAAGTCATGCGGGAATCCCGTCGTGAAACCGGCAAGTCCTGTAAATCCATCAATGATGCCTTCGGCGGCTACAACCGCGGCTCTGACCGTCTGATTAAAATTATCAACGATCAACTCTCCCGCATCCGCAACGCCGGCATCGCCGTCTTCATCCTGTCCCATACCAAGTTTAAGGAGCGCACGGACCCCCTCACCGGCGAAAAGTATGAGCAGCTCACAAACCTCATGCAGGACCGTACATACAGCGCCATTGCCGATAACGCCCAGATGGTTATGGTTGGCACTATCGAGCGCGATATCGCATCCGGCAAAATCGAAAACGAAAAGCGCGTCATCCATCTGCGCGGCACCTCCACCATTGATGCCGGTTCCCGCTTCAATGACCTGCCCGAAACGATCACCCTTGATCCGCAGGATTTCCTCGCCGCCTTCAAACAGGGTGTAGCCGGTGCTCACACGGTTGCTCCGGTTACGGATAAGCAGATTGACGCTGCCGCCAAGGCCGAGCAGAAAGCCGCCGCCAAACAGGCAGCCGTAGCCCGCAAAAAAGAGGAAGCCGAAAAGCAGGCCGAACAGGACGAATCTCACCGTGATGAATATTACAACACCATCGTCAATGGCTTCTCCAATGCCTCAGATGAAATCAAGGCCAAAGCCAAGGAGCTGTTGGCCGCCACCGGTGAACCCAAGTTCTCCTCCCCCAACATCCCGGCTGCAACCCTGCGCCAGATCGCTGACCTCTTCACAGCGTAAAGGTGGTGTCAAATATGGCAGCACCCAAAGTCCGTAAAGGCCGCCGCGTCATCTGTCACGCCACCGGCATCTATGGCAATTCGCTAGATTATTTCAAGGCCCCGGATGGTTTTTATTATCAAACCAAAGAGCTATATGAGCAAAAAAAGCAGGAATCTGATTATTACCGTCAGGTCGTTACCCGCATGGCCTCCTATATGGGCTATGAGCCGGGTGATGTTTTCCCAACGGTCATCACCCGCGGCCTCATGCAATTCAAGCATTACGGCTATGCCGCTGTCCTTGCCACCATGGAGGAATGCCAGTCCAAAATTGAATACGCTCTGGCTTCCCGCTCTTTCGGTTCGGACTATCAAAAAGCATCCTACCTCATGGCCATCCTTACCAACAATATCAACGATGTTGCCCGCCGCCTCAAATCCCAGCAGGAATTTGAATCCCGTCAGGCTGCACCCCAACCGGCTCCGCCCCCGCAGGATTTCACTTCTGCTGCTCAGCCCAAAGATATCACAGATTTTCTGGAAGGCGGTGACTAAATATCGAACTCCAAACCTGTCTTGATAAAATCAATACCTCCCGCGCTCAAGACGAAGCTTCTTTTGTCTTCTGCCTCTGGAAAGAACCGGTTTTGTTTGGCGAGTACGATCAGGTCAACTTCGGCAATGATTTAACCATCAAAACCAAGGATGCCATCTTTTACTACCAGCTTGGCCGCGGCATGTATGATTCCGGCTTCCGCAATTTCGATAGTATTTCGGTCGATACTTACCTTTCGGATAAAGCCGATACCCGCAAAGTCTTCTCGGCCTACGGCGGCTACCCGGAAGTCGAAAAGCTCAAAACCCTCGTGGATGTTGATAACGTCGAAGCCTACTTTGACCGCATCTCCAAGCTCAACACTCTCTCCGATCTCTGCGAGCAGTTTTTCAAAACTTTCCAGGATACTTCCCGCTTTGATTCCATGTCCAACTCCCAAGTCTACGATTTTTTCGACTATCAGCTCAACACCATCAGCATGAACTCCACCCGCGATATGAAAGTCGAATCCGTCGCCTTTGATGAATCGTATATCACAGAGCTGGATAAGGGCGAAACGGTCGGTCTGAATTACGGTAAAAACTGCCCTCGCCTCAACTGGGCCACTCTCGGCCTCCCCCTTGGTGATCTTTACATGCTGGGCGGCTTCTCCGGCACCGGCAAAACCTCTTTCGTGTTTGAAAATATGATCCTGCCTTTAACCGAATCCGGTGTCAAGTGCTGCATCATTTCAAATGAAATGCAGGTCCGTGCTTACAAACAGCTTCTCACCATCCATATCCTTACCAATGATCTCGGCTACTGGAAAATGACTCGCAAGCATCTTAAGGTCGGCAAGTTCACGGATGAACAAAAAGAAATGCTGATTAAAGCGGCAGCCATCAGCCAAAAGAAATACTCTTCCATCCGCTTCATCAAAATGTTCGATAACGATACCTCCCGCGTCATCAAGTCGGTTCGCAAATATTCCAAACTCGGCTACCAGATGTTCCTGTGGGACACCATGAAATCGGACGATGACGGCGGCAATATGGAAATGTATCGCCAGCTCTTGCAGTCATCGCGCAAAATTTTCCAGTGTGCCAGTCGGGAAAACGTCTCCATCGTCTGTACCTATCAGCTGGCCCTCTACATGAAAAACCAGCGCTTTCTCGATGCCTCCACCCTTTCCAACGGCAAGCAAATCAAAGAGGTCTTTTCCGAAATGATTTATATTCGGGAACTCTGGCAGGATGAATACACCGGCGAAAAATGTGATTGTCACGCATACACCCGCACCCGCAAACCGGATGGCACCTGGGAAAAATTCACCACCCCCATCACGCTGGATAAAACCAAAAAGTACATCGTCGCCTTTCTCGATAAAACCCGTAACGATGAAGACGGTCAGCAATTTTTGTATGAAGCAAACCTCAGCTGGAACAACTGGAAAGAGGTCGGCTATTGTACCATCCGCAATGACCATGTAGCCATCGGCCGTTAAAGGGGGTGCGCCCATGAACGCGGCACTCCTCTCCCAGCGCCTGATCGGCCACTCGGATGATATCTACACCATCCTCGAAACTCTCGGCTATGAAAACATTACGTTTAATTCAGCCAAAGCCCAGTTCCGCTTTTCACGGGCGGACGGCACCAACCCTACCAGCATTGTTCTAGATGTTGATTCTTTACGGTTTTATTGCTTTTCCACTAACGGCAAAGGCAATCTTTTCACCCTCATCATGTCGCGCCTGAACTGCACTTTCCCGGACAGCTTAACTTTTGTCACCACCGTTCTGGATCTCGACCAAAATGATTTCTCGGCCAAAGTTCACTACCCCTTCGGCGGCTTCTACCGCAAGCTCCTCCCTGATCAGCCGGAGGATTACTCCGTGCCTCCCATCCCGGAGGAAACCCTGCAGCCATACTTGGGCAAGTACAACCAGATGTTCTTCCGCGATGGCATTGATTATGTAACGCAGGAAAAATTTCAGGTTGGTTATGATTTTCTTTCCAACCGTATCACCATCCCGGAGCGCAATTTTGATGGCCAGCTCTGCGGTATCATGGGTCGCTCCAATGACCCCAACTGCCCCCATCAGGACCGCTGGTATCCCATCGTCAGCTGCCCGCGCAGCAAAACCCTGTTCGCCCTGCAGCAAAACTACCAGCGCATCATCGAAACCCAGAACGTGGTCCTTTTTGAATCGGAAAAAGCCCCCATGCAGTGCGCATCATTCGGTGCCCATATCTCGCTCGGTCTCTGCGGCTGCCATGTCTCTCAGGCCCAGCGCAGCATGATTTTTTCTCTTCGCCCCAAAACTATTGTTCTCGCTCTCGATGAAGGATTAGAAGAAGACGCTATCCGGGAAGAAGCCGCCAAGCTTGTCCAGAACAATTTAATCCTAACTACCAGGGTCGGTTATGTCTGGGACCCTGACCACGATATTATTCCCGCAGGCAGCAAACAAAATCCCGCAGACCTTGGCCGCGATGCCTATGTCGCCTGCCTGCAAACGAAAGTGAGGTGGTTATAATCGAACGCGCCAAAGACCCCCGCCTGCAAGAACTAAAAGATGCGGGCGTCCATTTATATTCGTATTCCAAGCTTAATTGTGTAAACGACTGCTTGTTGGAAGCCTGGTACTCCTACATCAAGCACGAACCCGGACTTCAAAGTGTCTATGGTCTGCTAGGAGGAGCATCCCATCAAGTTACAGAAGACCTCATCGAAGGCAAAGCAACCTGTGACGACCTCCTTCCCGCTCTACATAGTGCCTTGGATGAATGTGATACCCTCGGCCTTACCTTTCCCAAGGACTTTCGCGGCAATGACTCCATCAAAGAAAAATGGATCAATGATATGACCCACTTCTGCCAGAACTTCTACCCGCCTCGCGGCAAGTACATTATTGAGCAGTTGGTTATCCTCCGCGTCACTCCTACCCGCGCCCTGCAAGGCTATATTGATTTAACCAAACTGAATGATGATGGTACGGTATCTGTCTATGACCTTAAAACCAGTTCCCGGTATAAACCGTCAGATTTATTGGAGCATGGCCGCCAGCTCGTGATCTACGCTATGGCATTGGAACAGGCCGGTTATAAAATCAAAAATCTCGCCTGGATCATGCTCAAATATGTCGAGATCCGTTACACCTGGTACGCCACATCCCGTTCGCGCAACAAAACCCAGTGTATCCGCATCGTCAACCGCTCCAAAATTTACGATACCATCGCCCCTGCGGTCGAATCCGCCTGCCGCGATGCCGGTATGGATGAAGCCGAGATTGAATTTGCCATGCTGGATTTCAAAGAAACGAATCTTCTCGGTCCCAAGTTCCCCATGTCGGTCGACCAGCAGTTCATCATCAAACCTTTTGTAGAGCCTTACCCTTATACCCCGGAACTCAAGCAGGAAGCTATTGATTACATCAACAAGGTTGCCGATATCTACGAGTCCCTGCCCCAGGATGAAACCACTCCCTGGCCTGCCCGTAAGGTCGATAAGGAATGTGCTTTCTTCTGCAATAACCTTTGCAATTACCGCAAAATCTGCCCCGCCATTCGGGATTATAACGCCCAGGCCCTCATCGCAGACCCGCCCAAAACCGAAGCTGATCTCTTCTAAAGGAGCCGCCCATGACCACCCGTTCCCCGCCCACGCAGGGCTTTTGAAATAAATTACAGGAGGTGAATCGATCATATGGGCAAAACTACCTGGACTTTCGAAATGGAATCTCAACTGGCATTGTTTTATGAAAAGCATACGCCAATGAAAGAAATGTGTGAATGGTTCCATAAAAAACCTTGTGCAATTTCTTCAAAAGCTATGTCCATGGGATTAACACAAAAATATCCAAAGAGCAATGCCAAAAACTTTACTGCTCCTTATCAAAATTATGACTGGTGTTATGAACACTATATCGTAAAAGGAATGTCTTTGCAGCAAATGGCAGATGAACTGGGCTGTCAAAAACGCGTTGTCCAAAAATGGTGTACCGATAAATTCGGCTTACACCGAAGAACGGCAAAATTTTATATTCAACCGAATAGCGAACAGCATCAGATTATTTTAGCAGGAACGTTAGGGGATGGCCACATTAGTGCGCGAGACAATATTTATATTGAATCGCATGCACAAGACGAAAAAGATTATCTTTTCTGGAAATATGAAAAACTACAAAATTTATGTGTTTCTTCTCCTACATATTATCCCGAAAAACTAATAACTCATCTTGGCGGTCCACGAATTCAGCAACCCTACTATCGTTTCGAAACAAGAAAGATTCAATATCTTGAGGAAATTAAAAGCATGTCTATCTCTGATAAAATCCGTGCTTTAACCTCCTTTGGCCTTTGTCTTTATATGTTAGACGATGGGAGCCGAAACCATAGTAACTGGATTTTATGTACAGCTAAGTTTTCGCCAGATGAAACTGCATTGTTTGTTAAAGTCATGCAAAAGAACTTTTCTTTATCTTGTCACCCGTGTAAAGATTCACGCTACATCATTTTCGATGCTGATTCCTCTCGCAAACTCGACAATATGATCTTATCTTTTCTTCCTCAAAATCTCGATATCATTCATAAAAAGATTTTCAAAGACAAGGATGTGGCTAATGCAGAACTACCATAAGCACACCTGCTGCTCCAACATCTATACCCCCGATTCTCCCGCCACCTATGAACAATATGCTAAACGCGCTGTTGAACTCGGTCAGAACATTCTCTGCTCTCTGGAGCACGGCTGGCAAGGCAAATACCACGAATGCCGCGAAATCGCTATCAAGTATGGCCTCAAGTTTATCTTTGGCACCGAAGCTTACTGGGTCAAAGACCGGCACGAAAAAGACCGTACCAACTGCCATATTGTTCTTCTCGCCAAGAACGAAAACGGTCGCCAGTGGATCAATGAAGTTCTATCTACCGCCAATGAGGACGGTTATTACTACCGCCCACGTCTGGATGAAGAACTCCTGTTCCAACTGCCGCCCAACGATGTTTTTGTTACTTCTGCCTGCGTTGCATTCTGGCATTATGAACCTGATTATGTTGAAAATCTAGTCCTTCGTCTACATAACCATTTCAAGGATAACTTCATGCTTGAAATTCAGGCTCATAATACCGATAAGCAAAAGCAGCTAAACGCAATAATCTTGGAGCTTTCCAAAAAGTACGGTATCCAGATGATTGTTGGCCTTGACAGCCACTATATCTACCCGGAACAATCTGTTGAACGTGATGCTCTTCTTGCCGCCTCAGACATTCATTACGATGATGAGGACGGCTGGTATATGGATTATCCCGATGAAGATACCGTTTGCAAACGCTTTGCAGAACAGGGCGTCATCCCGCCAGAAGCAGTTGACCAGGCTGTTCGCAACACAGACCTGATTTGTGATTTTGAAGATTATGATAGCGAAGTTTTTCAAACCAACCGCAAACTTCCCACCCTGTACCCGGATAAAACCCCAGAGGAAAAATATCAAATCTACAATCGCTTAATCAGTTCTAAGTTCCGCGAGTACATGAAACACGTTCCGCCAGAGGATTATCAGCGTTACTTTGATGGCGTCAAGATGGAAGCTCATACTTACCGCGATACCGGCATGGTGGATTATCCACTAATTGACTATCAAATCGTCAAACGCGGCATTGAATATGGTGGCATCATCACAAACACTGGCCGTGGTTCTGCTGTCAGCTACTTTACCAATACCCTCTGTGGTTTCAGTAAAGTTGACCGTTTCAAATCTCCCATTCGTCTGTACCCAGAACGATTCCTCTCTACTACTCGTATTATTCAGACGAACAGCCTGCCCGATATCGACCAGAATATCAGTGCGCAGGAACCATTCGAGCGTGCCCAGCGCGAAATCCTCGGTGCAGACCATGCTTACCCCATGATTGCCTTTGGCACCATGAAAAAGAAAGCTGCATTTAAGATGTACGCCCGTGCTCAAAGGCTGGACTTTGAAACTGCCAATAAAATCAGCGACCAGCTTGAAAAGTACGAAGTTGCTCTCAAATATGCCGATGATGATGATAAAGCCGATATCAGTATCTACGATTACATTGACCCAGAATATCAGGATCTTGTCAAACGCAGCGAGGTTTACTGGGGCTTAATTGTATCCAAATCAAAAGCTCCCTGTGCCTATCTTCTTTATCAGGGTAGCATCCGCCGCCAGATTGGTCTTATTAAATGTAAAAGCGAAACAACCAAAAAGGAATATATTACCACCGTCATTGATGGCGCTGTGGCTGAAAAATATAAGTTCCTTAAAAATGACTGGCTGATTGTTGATACCGTAGCTCTTACCGCAGCAGTATTCAAGCGTATCGGCATGGAACCTCTGACCGTTGATGAACTATCAGAAAAAGTCAAGGATAATCCAGCCGTCTGGAATATCTATGCCAGCGGTCTCACCTGCGGTGTCAACCAGTGCGAAAAAGCTTCCACCACTCAAAAACTCATGCGTTACAAACCGCAAAACGTTTCTGAGCTGTCCGCTTTTGTTGCTGCCATCCGCCCCGGTTTCAAGTCCATGTATCCCACATTTGAGCGCCGCGTTCCGTTTGATTACGGCGTTCCTGTCATTGATAATCTGATTCAAACAAAAGAGTTCCCATACTCCTTTATTCTGTATCAGGAAAATTTGATGACGATTCTGAACTTTGCCGGCTTCCCCATGGACCAGTGCTACGGCATCATCAAGGATATTGCCAAAAAGCATCCTGAAAAGGTTAAACCGTTAAAGGCACAGTTTATCTCCGGCCTCTGTGATAAGCTTCAAGGCCAATGTCCACCGGGCAAAGAGCCGGTTGAAATCGCAAATCAGATTTGGCAGATTATTAGCGACGCCACAGCGTACAGTTTCAACTCATCACATTCAGCCTGTATGGCCTATGATTCCCTCTATAATGCCTGGCAGAAAGCCACATATCCCTATGAGTTTTACGAGGTCTGCCTGCAGCACTTCTCCAATAAAGGCAAAAAGGAAAAAGTAGCTGCTCTCAAAGCTGAAATGCTCCGCGGTTTTGGTATTCATGAAGGCCCTATCCAGTGGGGGCATGATAACCGCAAGTTTACCGCTGATAAAGAAAACCACGCCATTGACCCTTCGCTTCTCTCCATCAAAGGTTTAAGCCAAGGTTGTGCCAATGACCTCTGGAAAATGTATCAGTCCGGTAAATTCACCGATTTTTACTCTCTCTGGAAAGAAATGTCCCATACCCGCAGCTTAAACTCCGCCAAGATCGAAACACTTGTCCTGCTGGATTATTTTAAGCCATTCGCTGGCGGCAATAAGATTCTCAAGTTTATCAGTGCGTGTAATGACCTCTATGGCCGTTCTCAATTTCCAAAGGACACTAAGTCATTGTACAAACCTTACATTGAAGCTTACTCCACCACATCTGATCAGCTTAAAACCTATAAAGATTTCCAGTATGATTCTGCTCTTCAAGCCATCTGGAATGATCTGCCGGATGAACCGCTGTATGTTAAGCAGGTCTTAGATGCCCAGAGCGAGTACCTTGGCTACCTCCAATACCAAAACCCTTCTCTCGCTTCCACCTACCACTACATTCTCTCTATTGACGGCAAATATAAAAACAAGACCATCGCACTGTACCAGCTTGCAACCGGTCAAACCGTCACTTTCAAAATCCGTCCCTCCACCATGGATCAAAACCCCATCGTTAAAGGCGATATCATCAAGGTCCTTGGCACCAAGCAGGAGGGCAAGTGGTCCCGCACCGATGCCGGTTGGGTCCAGTCCACAACGGATTTCAACACCTTCCTTTATAAATACAGCCATGTACGTTAATTTTTTTCTGGTTATGGCGGTTCTCAATACTGCCATCAGTGTTATTGCCACTATTTTCGGTAACGTCACCAAGAGTTCGATGCCTGGTGATACGCCCATTTTGATTTCCACGGCTTCTTCCCCTCCCAGTTTGAACTCATCTATCCCTTCAACCTCATTCTCGCCTGGCTGGTGGAGCAGTTCAAAGCCCTCGACCAATGACAATCGGTTTTTATCTCATGATGCCTGGTTCAAACTCTTTCTCACAGCCATCGTTTTCAGCTGGTTCTGGTGGTTCAGATCTTAGGGGGTGATATTATCGAACCAGTCTTTGTTAAATCCGCCCTTGAAACTTTTACTATCCTGATCGATACCCGTGAGCACGAAACCTCGGCACTCACTCAGCGTATCCAGCAAATGGGCTGCCCAGTCGAACGGCAAAAGCTCAATTTTGGCGATTATTCTGCCAAGGTCATCTTGCCCACCGGCGTTCCCTACAGCCTGGAAAATATCGTCGTGATCGAACGGAAGATGTCCAGCGACGAAATCGCAAATTGCTTTACCTCCCAGCGTGCTCGCTTTACCCGTGAATTTGAACGCGCCAAAGCAGCCGGTGCCCGCACCTATCTGCTTGTTGAGCGTACCACCTGGGAAATGCTTTACGCCGGTACATACCGCAGCAAAATGTCTCCTGTCGCCATGGTGGCCAGCCTTACAACCTGGCTTGCCCGCTATGACTGCAAGCTCATTTTCTGTGAACCTCAAACCTCCGGCAAGCTCATCCATGATATCCTCTACCGCGAAATGAAACAGCACCTGGAGGGGGTGCAGCCATGATGCAAGCCGTTCTATTTGCCAATTATCCATCCGCCTCTCCCCTGCTCCGTGCCCACCGCAGCTACCAGGTCGTAACCCGCCTTCAAATCGGCTGCTTCGTCCTCGCTGCCGGCCGCCTGGTCTTTCTCCCGGCCGCCCTCCAGGGCAAAACCTATCTTCTCGTTAAAGGAGTTGATCCACCGCCCCCATGAATACTACCCGTGAACTCCACCGCAAAGAGCGTGCCAAGGCAGAGCTTGAATCTATCTGCCGCAGTTATGCTTCCAAATGTTCCGCTCTCATCATTACCTATAACATCAATGATCTAACACCCGCCCAGCGTGCAGCGTTCAATGCCCGCCAACCTTTTCATTCTTACCAAAGCAGGTGATCTTATCAAAAACAAAGCAATCGCAAACGCCGTCAACATCAAGCGCAACGGCAAAGCTATCGCCTGGCTCTATCAGAATACCGGAAATATCCTGGATTACAAAGATGGCGATAAAGTCAAGTTCGATCTTACCGCTATCCAGAACGATCCCGATTGGCCTAACCTTCGCCAGAGCTATAAAGATTTCATTCTCTCCAACGCAGATACCATTTTTACTCTGGAGTTTGAACCCCGCTACCGCAAAAACCACACTCTTGCCTGCCTGAAAGAAGATCCCGTCACCCCTAAGCGCCTGTTCTGGATCGGCCATCTTATCAAGCAGCGCGAACCCGAACAGGAGGTCGCCCATGACTGAACCAATTACTGATGCCATTGGCCGCGAAATCAATGTCGGCGATACCGTTGCCTATGCGCAGACGGATAAAAACAGCGGCATCAACTGGAACACTTATGTTGTGATCGGTTTTACCCCTTGCCGCGTCAAAGTTTCCAACCCTACCTACCGCGGTTATGCCTGGGAGAAAGATTATATCCTTCTCTACCCATCCAACTGCGTCATCTTACAGGAGGCACCCACAGAATGAAAATTATCCCTCAATCCCACGAATGGATCACCCCACTCAACCGTGATGTCACCATGCAGCGTATCGAGCGCATCGCCCGCACCTGCTATAAAAGCGAGGATGCCATCAAGCCCGGCAGTGATTCCAAAATGGTCGCCATGCTCTGCAAAAATCATCATTACGCCATGATCGAGCATATCAGCCTGACCATTAAATTCATCACTGACCGCGGCGTTGCCAACGAGATCGTCCGTCACCGTATCGGCTCCTATGCCCAGGAATCCACCCGCTACTGCAATTACAACAAAGATAAGTTCGGCAATGAAATCACAGTTATTGACCATGGCTATACCGGCAGGAAACGCATTTCCTGGAAAAACTATTGTGGCTTTGCTGAAATAGGCTATCGTGACATGTTGAATGCTGGTGCCACCCCGGAAGAGGCCCGCGATGTCCTGCCTCTTTGCCTCAAAACCGAGATCGTCTGCACCTGGAACCTGCGCGAATGGCATGAAGTCCTCCGCCTTCGTACCGCTAAGGATGCCCACCCCGCTATCCGCGCCCTCATGATTCCTGTCCTCAAGGAGCTGCAGGCTGTCTACCCTGAAATTTTCAATGATATCGAGGCGTCCGAATGACCCAAGAAGAAATCCGCAAGCTCCTCAAAACCTACGAGTTACATATCAACCAGGTGGAAAACGATGAAACTGCTCTTCGGGACTTGTCCGAAGTTGTCCATAAAGTCCTCACTGATTTCACCCGCGCTGTAAAGCTTAACGCCTGCGCCGTTGCTGCCTGGGCTTTGCACATTCCCGTCTGGGGGTTCGCCGCATCCAAACTTTGGAACTGGTTTTTAGCCATTGGCCCCATCCCCACCATCGGCGTCTTTCATGCAGCCGGCATCGGCCTGGCTCTTGAATTCATCGTCGATACCACCGGCATCCCCCACAAAATTCCCCTGCAGAATGATGTTCAAAACGTCATTAACGGCAAGTCCAGCTGCTTTGATTCCTGGTCTCTGCCGGATGGCTTGTGTGTTTTCCTCGGCACTCTTGCCGGTCTCTGCTCGCCCGCGTTGATTGCCCTCTTTGCCGGATGGCTAATTAAATTTTTTATGTATTTATAAGGAGGTTACTTCATGAATGATGTTCAGCGCTTTGATCACATCCAGGTTGAAATGCGCGATACCTTCAAATCCAAAAACGCAGATTACGGCAATTCCTTCTCCCAGCTCTATCAGGAGTTTGGAGATAACGGCATCATCACCGCCGCTGTCCAGATCTCCCATAAGTATCACCGCTTCATGAATCTTATCAAGGGTACCCCCGCCAAGGTCAATGAATCTCTGCGCGATACTCTGTTGGATCTCGCCAACTACTGCGTCCTCACTGTCATGGAACTGGATAAAGCCGAGGAGCGCAAAACCGGCCTTACCTCTGCATCCAACACCAACGATTCCGCTTCCGATTCCGCTTCCGCCGTTACATATCGTACAACTCCACAGTTTGATTACAGCAAGTATATCTCTCGATAAGAACAGCCGCCAAGCAGCAACAGAAAAATTATTTATTTACAAGGAGGGTTTATGGAAAATGTAATTCTCTACACCACGCATTGTCCGCGCTGTCTGATTCTGGCAAACAAACTGCAGGAAAAGGGCATCCACTATACGGAATTTACCGATGTACAGAAAATGCTTGAAATGGGCATGGATATGATGCCTGTTCTGCAGGTGGGCGAACAGCAGTATGGATTCAAAGAAGCAATTAAAATTGTAGGAGGTATGTAATGGCTATCGAACAATATGAAAAATATCAGCCGTATCTTGACTTTATCAAGGAGTATGCTGCATCCAGCAACGCAGCCACTGGCAGTAAGGTTGATGCGAACGCGAATGTGGAATGCAAGAATATCACCACTTTGACTGGTGAACTTTATAAAAAAGATGGTATCGGCATCAACCGTCTGCGTATGTGGCAAAAAATCAAAGAGTTGTACGGTCAGGAGTATGCCGACAAATACATTTACCAGCTTGACCATCATTTTATTTACCGCCATGACGAAACAAATCCGTGCCTGCCGTACTGCGTCTCCATTACCATGTACCCGTTCCTGTTCAATGGTCTGGAAAGCATCGGCGGCGGCTCATCTGCTCCTCACAACCTTGATTCCTTCTGCGGTGAATTCATCAACCTGTGCTTTGCCATTGCGTCTCAGTTTGCCGGTGCAGTTGCCACCCCTGAGTTTATCCCCTATCTTGATTACTTTATCCGCAAGGACTATGGCGACAATTATTACCTGCACGCTGATAAGGTAGTAGATCTTTCCAACCGTCATCGCACCATCGACAAGGTTATTACTGACCAGTTTGAACAGGTCGTCTATTCTCTGAATCAGCCTGCCGCTGCTCGTAATTTCCAGTCCATCTTCTGGAACTGCGCGTACTTCGACAAGCCGTATTTTGAGGGTATGTTCTCTAATTTCGTATTCCCCGATGGCACAGAAATGCAGTGGGAGTCCGTATCCTGGCTGCAAAAGCGCTTTATGGAATGGTTAAATCAGGAGCGTCTGAAGAAGATTCTCACCTTCCCTGTCGAGACTTTGAACCTGCTGGATGATGGCACTGATTATGTCGATAAAGAATGGGCTGACAATGCTGCCGAAATGCTTTCTAAAGGCCATAGCTTCTTTATCTATCGTTCCAATAGTGTGGACTCTCTGGCATCCTGCTGCCGTTTGCGCAATGAAATGAGCGACAATACCTTCAGTTACACTCTTGGTGCTGGCGGCGTGGCTACAGGGTCTAAGGGCGTTATCACCATAAATATGAATCGTCTAATCCAGACTGCTGTTGCCAATGGCCGTGATATTTGCGAGGCCGTTCGTGAACAAGTCAAAGACATCCATGTTTACCTCAAGGCATGGAACGCAATTTTGAAGGACGAGTTCAATGCAAAGCTGCTCCCTATCTACAATGCCGGATATATCTCTTTGGATAAGCAGTTCCTAACTATTGGCATTAACGGCTTTGTTGAGGGCTGTGAATTCCTTGGCTACACCATCTCCCCGGACGACCAAAACTATGTTGATTTTACGAACAAAGTGCTCAAGGTCATCTATGACGAGAACAAGGCAGATCGCTCTGACGGCATTATGTTTAACACAGAATATGTCCCTGCTGAAAACCTTGGTGTCAAGAACGCAAAGTGGGATAAGCAGGATGGCTTTGTAGTTCCGCGTGACTGCTACAACAGTTACTTCTATGTTGTCGAAGATCCTACCAAGCCGCTTGATAAATTCATGCTTCACGGCTCCAAAATGACGCAATATCTGGACGGCGGCAGCGCTCTGCATCTGAATCTGGAGGAACATCTGGATAAGGAGCAGTACCGCAAACTGATGAATGTGGCTATCAAGACTGGGTGCCCCTACTGGACGGTGAATGTGCCAAATACAATCTGCAATGACTGCGGACACATTTCTAAACACCACCTGCATAAATGCCCTAAGTGCGGCAGTGAGAACCTGGACTATGCAACCCGTGTCATTGGTTATCTCAAGCGCGTATCCAGCTTCTCCGAAGCCCGCCAAAAGGAGGCAGCGAAGCGCTATTATGCAGACTGATTGCAAACCGCTTCTGTATAGCCACTATGATGTAGCATTCCAAGAAGTCCCCGGCGAGATAAGCCTTGTGTTTGATATCACAGGCTGTCCGCATCACTGCCCTGACTGCCACTCCAAATTCTTATGGGAGTATAACGGCAACCCATTGCTAGAGAATCTTCCATCGGTCATCAATAAATACCGGTCCATGATTACCTGCGTGTGTTTTATGGGCGGCGACCAGAACAAAATCGAGCTACTGAAAGCATGCGAAATCGCACATCAGTACAACTTGAAAACATGCCTCTACACAGGTCTTGACTACCCAAGTTTTGTTCACCTGATGTATGACGGTGGACCGCGCAATTACGGCGTATACTTCAATTTTATCAAGGTTGGCCCGTATGTCTCTGAACTTGGCGGCCTTGACAATCCAAAAACGAACCAGCGTTTTTATGAACTCAGAGGAAATGTACCGATTGATAAAACAATCCTGTTTCAAAAGGAGTACACATGAAAATTATTACAAACCCCAGCTGGACAAAAGAGGAGGTCGAAGAGTTTCGCGCCTCCATCAAGTCCAACAACGGCTATTGCCCCTGTCGCATTGAGCATATCCCGGCCAACAAATGTATGTGTCAGGAGTTTCGTTCTCAAGTTTCCGGACAGTGCCATTGCGGCCTCTACCTCAAGGAAGATTAACTATGAATCTTAATAAATGCAACAAACTTTTTCGCTTTGGCGTGCTCTTCTCAGCGTTCTTCACAGCGCTTGTTTTGATTGTTTTCTGCCCCCGGCTCAGCGCCACCGCCAGCGCAGAAACTTCCACGCCCGAAACTGCAACCACTACTTACACCGTCACCTATCACGCCAATGGCGGCTACTGGTGGAGCAACTGGTCCCGTCCGGCTTATTCTTTCGCCAACAAAGAGTTCAAGCAAGAGGAAGGCAAAACCTATCAGATCATTGATTCCAAGCCTACCTACGGTGCCAACACCTTCAACGGCTGGAACACAGAGTCCGACGGCTCCGGCACCTGGTATTCCCCTCATCAGGAATATGTCTGTACCGGCAATATGGACCTCTACGCTCAGTGGCGCGGCCCCGTCCCTGCTCCCACAGCTGAACCTACTGCCACGCCGGAACCTACCCCGGAACCGACTGTTGCACCCACAGCTACTCCGGCACCGACCGCAAATCCCGAACCCATGACCACTCCGGCACCCGTTCCCTCAGCCAAGCCCAATTACCGCGCCATGTGCCGCGCCTGGTTCAGCTATCTTCGCCGCCATATGATTGGTCTGTATAAGTAAAGGAGATACTTTATGCACTATGAAACTCCGTATGTAAACTATACCATCCCTGTAGATTTTTCTCAGACCGTCCTGGATGAAGGTGATGTCGTTTTTAAGGATGAACTTTCCGTCAAACCTCTCGCCCCTAACATCCCTCTCCCCTCCTATGCTCACCCCACTGACGCCGGACTGGATCTGCACGCCATCAGTGTGGAAGCTCCAGGTACCGTCATCGTTGCCACCTGTATTATCCAGCCTGGCATGACCGCCAAAGTACATACCGGCATCGCCATCAAGCTGCCCCACGGCACATTCGGCGCTGTCTATCCCCGCAGCGGCCTTGCCACAAAAACCGGCCTCGCCCCCGCCAATATGGTTGGTGTCATTGATGAAAACTATACCGGCGAAATCATCGTGGCCTTACATAACTACAGCAATGAACCTCAGGCGTTCGCTATCGGGGATCGTATCGCCCAGCTGGTCGTTCAGCCTGTAGTCCACTGCACCGTCACCCAGGTCACAGAACTCCCCAATACCGACCGTGGCGTTGCAGGATTTGGATCTACAGGAGGTAACACTTAATGAGTCTTACTTTTGTTCCAAACGCCCTTGAAAAAATCTCTCCCACCTGGGTTATGTCAGACATTACATACCCCGATGGTATCATAACCCGCACCGAGGACGATTACCTTCGCCGCATCGGCAGCACCTTCAAGGGTATTTCTTTCCTTGGCCCCGGCTGTCCTGCCTGGTTTGAATACTCCAAAGATAACCTCGGCGCTTCCAAGTCTGGCTTCTTACATACCAGCCTTGTTAAAGAGCTTGAAATTATCCTGGATATAGGTTATGCCAAGCTTGCCATCACAACCGAACATAGCATTTTCTTTCTGGAATCCGCAGAACCCGTTCAGGAAACCGCTGAAATTCGTGAGCTGATGGATCAAATCAACGCTCTAAATAAGTAACAAAACAATTCAAGGTTGCGCTCTTAACGCGCGGGTGGGTATGGGGTTTATTATTTATGACATTATCAGAAAAATCAGAACTGCTGCGCCTGTTACAGCTCTATCAGGACGATCTTTTGCGTAAAAACCGTAAGAACATTGAAACAGCTGATGCTGTTGCCAAAAATAGCCTGTCCTTTATGGATGCTTCTTATTTTTACGGCATTAAGGCCCAGTACAACCACGCCCGCCTGATTGCTCGTAAGTTATCAGTTGAAATCAGTAAAGATGTCAAATCTTACTGAGAGCTGTCCTGATTCACAAACAAAAAAACCGTGCAGGCACAACCACCCACACGGTCTATCCCATTACTTTAATTTTTCCAAAATCTCATCAGCACTCATGCCGTTCGCCAGCAGCTGGTTGATCATTTCCTGCGCCTGAATTTTCTTCGCCTCCGCCTCAGCAGCAATGTCCGCCTTGGCCTTTTTCTCTTCCAACTTGGTCAGCTTTTTCTCTGCGGCCTTCACATCCGCCTTCTGCATTTTCAACGTTTCTTTCATGGATTGCAGGTCGGTTTTCATCTCCTCAATGCTGGCATTGGTCTTGGAAACTTCGGCCTCCGCCTCTTCCTTTTCTTTCTGAGCCTGGGAAATCAAAGCCTCATAGTTATTGGCATCAGCTTTCACTTTGTTCTTGCTTCCCTTGGTTCTCGGCATCGTGCTAACCTCCTACAAAATATTTTATGCGCTCAGTATATCACAGCGGTTTTCAAACTGCAATAGACGTTCAAAGGGGGAATTCTCTCTGCTTATTTTTTATGATACCTGCGCCCTGCTCAATATGGGCGCACATGTTGTTGATCGTCCATTTATTATCTCCGTCCAAACCCTGCTGGAGCTGGAATCCATAAAAACCAGCCGCAACAAAGATGAATCCGTTCGTTATCGTGCCCGCCAAATGGCTCACTATCTCGATAGCACCCACGATTCCGGCTTTTATCATGTCTCCAATGCTACCGATTATCTGAACGATGATACCTGCCCGTTTCGCAGCACACTGCCCAACACCCCGGATTCCATCATCATTTATGCGGCCTGGAAAACATACAGCCAAAACCAGGATATGATCTTCTGTACGGACGATCTCTGCTGTAAACACCTGGCCTCTTCCCTCGCCCACCTGCCCGTCTGTTCCTCCAAGGATCTTCTCCCCCGCCAAAGCTATACCGGCTTTCTGGAGGTCACTCCAACCGATGAGCAATACGCTGCCCTCTATGAACAGCCGGAACGAAATACCTTCGGCCTTATCACCAATCAATATCTTATCGCTCACAGCCCCGCAGACAGCTCCGTACAGGCATTTAAGTGGGCAGACGGTAAACATGTCGCGGTGGATTATAAGCCCTTCAAAACGCAGGCATTTGGCGCTGTCAGGGCTAAAGAGAAAGATATCTATCAGATGCTCGCCTTTGACAGCCTCTTACATAACCAAATCACCATGTTGTGCGGTCCTGCCGGTACTGGCAAAAGCTATCTGGCTCTGGCTCACATGCTCAAGCTGCTGGAAACCCACAAGATTGATAAAATCATCGTGTTCACCAACCCCTGCGCCACATCCGGCGCTGCCCGCCTTGGCTTTTACCCTGGCACCCGCGATGAAAAGCTGCTCGATAGCCAAATCGGCAACATGCTCGGCGCTAAACTCGGCGATACCATGGAACTCCAGCGCTATATTGACGCCAACAAAATCCAGCTTCTCCCCTTCTCAGACCTGCGCGGCTTTGATACCACCGGCATGAACTGCGCCGTCTATATTACCGAGGCCCAGAACCTTGATATTGAAATGATGCGGCTTGCTCTTCAGCGTATCGGCGAAGATTCCATCTGTATCATTGATGGTGATTATGATGCCCAGGTCGATCTCGATATCTACTCTGGCGATAACAACGGTATGCGCCGTCTCTCTCAGGTCTTCCGCGGTCAGGATTTCTACGGAGAGGTCAAACTCCAAAAAATCTACCGTTCCCGTATCGCCGCACTTGCACAGGAGATGTAAACAATGACAACTAATACAGATAAACTTCTTTCAATTCTTACCGGCATTCTTATTACCGTTTTGGTTTATTTTTTGGCCTTTTGGTTCCACCTGGCTCTCGCCAAGTTTATTTTGGTGCCTATGTTTGGCACCGCCATCTGCTCCACATTGAACCAATTATTCAACACCGCATCCTTCACCCCGCAAATGCTGCCCTCTACATATGCCTGGGCCTGCCTGATCGGCGGCATCTTCTTCTGGCCTCATATCAGCAGCAGTAAACATTAAGGAGTACACGCCATGAAAAAATATACCGCACAAACGCTCACTGATGAAGGCTACACCATTGAGAACGCTCAGATTACAAACGTATCTCTTTCAACCACAGATCACTGCTGCCTCTCTCTTGATCTTACTCTCAAAGCTGCCGGCTGGGGTGTTGTTTACGGCGGTTACTGCCTTGGCAAAATCTACCCCGACAGCTATGAAAAAGATTCTTATGAAGGTTCTGCCATCGGTATGGAGGCTATCATGCGCATCATGGATGTCGTCGGTGTTTCCCGTCTGGAAGACATGAAAGGTAAATACATTCGTGTCGCTACCAAGGGCTGGGGCAGCACCGTTAAAATCATCGGCAATATCATCAACAACCGCTGGTTCGATTATGACTCTTTCTTCAAAGATAAGGAATCAGCCTCAGTTCAAGACGCAATCGCAGAACTCGTTACCGTTTCAGCCGACCTGGCGGATTGATTACTTTCTTCGTCTTACCACCACTCGCGGCTGTGCGTGCCCAAACAAACTCCGCTTCGGCACTTCAAACGCTGTTTCAAACTCCTCGTCAAATTTGGCCCGCACCTTAAAATAGTCCGTGATTTTTGCCTGGATCTCCCGTAGCGCCTGCTGTTCCTTTTCAATCTGGATGTATTGTTCTCTTGTGCAGCTGTCCCCTTCCTGTATCCGCTGTTTCCATTCGTTCAGGGCATCCTCCTGGTAGCCGCACAGCTCCAGCATCTCATTGCAAAATCTTACACTTGTCGGTCCTGCCATCCATAACCACTCCTTGCCTTTTTCTTTTATCTTACCATATCAGAGGTGATTTCTCTATGAATTTCTTTACTGCTGACCTTCATTTTTCTCACCGTAACATTATCCGCTTCGATGATCGTCCGTTTCAGGACCTGCCCTCTATGCACGCGGAGCTTATCAAGCGCTGGAACAGCGTTGTCTCTCCGGGCGATAACGTTTATGTCCTTGGCGATATGTTCTGGGACCCGTCCGAAGCTCCTATGATCCTTGAACAGCTCAATGGCCATATCCATCTCATTAAGGGCAACCACGATAAAATCTCACCTGAAATGATGCGCTATTTTTCTTCCATCAAGGGCTATGATGAACTCACAGCCGGCAAATATAAACTTATTCTTTGCCACTACCCTATCATGTTCTACAACCACTCCTATTCGCCAGATTGCTACATGCTCTGCGGCCACGTTCATAACACCCGTGAGAATACCTATCTCGCCAAGTGGAAAGCAGAACTGCGAGATAACGCGGTCGGTATCGCCAGCAACAAGGGCAATATCATCAACGTTGGCTGTATGCTGCATGATTATACCCCCAAAACCCTTAACCAGCTCATTGCCTGGGATAAGGAAGGAGGCTGGAAAGTTGAGTAAAACAATCTTTACCTTTACGGAAGAATTTGATGATGCCGGCCATCTCATCAAGCGCACCATCACAACCGAACAGGGCGAAACAGTTCTACCGGCAACGCCAAACACTAATCCGATTGATAACATGCCGTTTATCCCCACTCCAACCCCCTGGATAGCGCCGCCTGATATAACCTGCAATTCTACTGGAGGTATCACCCATGAATCCTAAAGAATTTCAACTGGCTGCCTGCACCGCTATTTCCCGCTACTTTAATGATAACGCTGATGTAACTGGTGTCTATCTGTCACCGGATGATATCTACACCGTCTGGTCGTGTAAAACTCTTCAAAACAATAAAGGTCTTTTCACCACCCCTGTCAAAGACGGCCTGTATTACGAAGCTACCTATAACGGCGATAAGCAGGAACTCTACGTTGACTGTTATCAAAAGCTTAAAAACTTTGCAGTAAAAGTCAGCGAATAAAACAACAAAGCCCCTATCCACTGTCACCCAGCGGACGGGGGCTATCTTTTTAGTTCAGGCCAAAATCAGCAAACAACGGGTTCTTCAACAGCATCCCCACAATCACATACCGGTAAGATTTCACACTGCCGTCATAGTAAAGGGTTCCTCGTATCCTCTGCTTTTTCACCAGTCCGGCCATGAACTCTGCCTGCTCTTTTGTAAAGTACAAAGAAACCTGCGGGTAGTTCTTGTCATCCAGTCGCGTTGTAATGTGCCGGTTGATTTCCAGTTCTGTCGGCAGCACATAGCTTCCTTCCAGGTGCGGCATCAAAGCCCGGTATTCTTTGGTATCTTTCATCACGCAGCGGTCGGCACCCACTGCCATCATCCTGCCAAGCTCTTCCTGCAACAGCCGGTTTGCCACGGTTCCAATGCGGGTATCTTCAACCTCGGCCTCGTCGTTCAGCACCTCGCGTACACGCATACTCAGCCGCAGGTTGATTTTTACTTCCTTTGCCATCACTTAACCGTCTCCAGCAGCTCTTTCAGCTTCGCAGCTTTTTCAATCAGCTCTGTCAGCGTCTTAATGTCTTCTTCCCGCTGCTCCCGGCTCATCTTTTTCAGTCCTCTCTTATATGCCGGCGTTGCAATCTTCTTGCCAATCTTACCAGCCAGCGGCTGTAAAGTTTTCTGAACAAATGTTTTGGTTTCGCCTTTCTTCTCAGCAGTTTCAATCTCGCGTTCAAGTGCAGCCTGTTTTTCGGTTTCAGCAGGCTTTTCGGCCGCCATCTTTGTTTCAAGTGCGGTCACGCTTGTTTCAAAACTTTGTAATACCTGTTCCAGCCTTTCCTCGCGTTCTTCTGTCGAGTCTCCGTTCCAGGCATCGTCCAATCCCTGTTGAGTGTCATTGCGGATTCTGTCTCGGTCTTCTTCGTTCACACAGTTAATCGCAAACAATCTATTGTACAAACTCAAAAGTTCCTGTTGCTGTTTCTCTTCAAATTTAATCAATCTGTCGCATTCTGAGCGTTTCAGCTTTTTGTCATCCAGCAGTTTCAGCAGTCCTTTATTCAAATCGTTTTCCAGGCGCAAATCTCTATCAATCATTTTTCCACTTGCGGAACTGATTTCTTTCAAGGCTTTCTTGGCCTCGGCCTGGTTCATGTTATATGGTTCTTCTTGTAAACACTTAATAAATTCGGCTGATGCCTTACGCCGGATCATTTCATCACCGAAACCACCGCGCACCTGCAGGTTAGCGCTGTACAAAATAACTTTCTTTTCATTGGGGGATAGGGGAGTGGTAATTACATTACAGTTCTTGGCCGCATTCCATGTCGCGTCCTGTTCCTGCAACAGCATCAATGCTCGGTATCTCCGCTCGCCAGAAAGCAAAACATACACCGTCTTACCATCTTTCTGCTCCGGGAACACAACCAGGTTGTGCAGCAGGCCATTGCGCTTAATGTCTTCGGCTAATATTTCAATATCTTCTCCATTGTCATTCTGGCGGAAAATCTCGTTGTCCGGGTTCAGCCGGATGTCTGCCAGGCTGATATCCTTATTTTCAAACTCAATGGTCTTATTGCCAACAATCTTTCCAACCAGGGCACGGCCGGCATCGTTATCGTTCACTTCTTTTGCTGCGCTGCTGGTGGGGATATTCAGTTTCTTTTCATTGCCTTTCTTCGGCTTTGATTTCAAACCCATCTCACTTTTCCTCCTTGTCCAGTTTTTCAAGCCGCTGTTTCAGCTCTTTATAAGCCGACACATAGCTCTTACCAATCGGTTGTGTTTTGGCAGAATAACATACCGGCACACATCTTCTCACCGATGTCTTCACGGCCAAAGCGCTGGGTATCTCAGTCTTGAATAGGGTAGGGCCAAGCACTCTCTGGCATTCTTCCCGCGTCTCTCTCGTGGCCGCGCCCTTGTCCACCATGGTCAAAATCACGCCGATTCCTTTCAGGTTCGTCTTTGGGTTCTTGCGCAGCTCATTGCAAATGGAATAAGTTCTAAATGCCGAATCCTCAGAAAACGAATCGCACATCATCGGGATCAATACATAATCCGCTGCTACCAATGCGTTTGAAAGGATCATACTGTCACGGGTCGGCTGGGTATCCACAATGATATAATCATAGTCCTCCCGGACCTGGTCCAAAAAGTATAGCAAAAAGTCGGCCGTAGATTCCAACCGTCTTGGGTCGCCAACATCATACTGCTGCGCATCAGCCAACAGGTCCGGCAGTCGCTTGTTAATCCGCGGTGTCTGGCTGCTTGCCGGGATCATATCAACATTCTCATACTCTGTCCCCACAATATACTCTTTCGTGGAGGTATACTTGAATCCGTCAAACATATCGTACAGCGCTTTGCGGGAATAAGCATTGCTTGTAATCGTATTGCCGCCGCTCAATGCAAAGGTCAAGTTGCCCTGCGGGTCGGTGTCTACGCATAAAACCTTTTTCCCTTCATCTCCCATTAAGTAGGCAAGGTTAGAAGCCGTAACCGTCTTACCAGAGCCGCCTTTTTCAATCGCAATCGTAACAATTTTTGCTGCCATAGCTAACCCTCACTTGTCAAACTCAAAAGTTCCTGTTGCTGTTTAATTTGATTATATCACACTTCGTGGCAATGTCAACGGGGTAGAGCATCTGTCAAACTCAAAAGTTCCTGTTGCTGTAATAGAGTTAAAAATAGGGAAGCCACCTCGTCAGCAGCTCCCCCTGGTTATTCTTCAAATGTTGTCTCATCCAGCCGGAACATCGGCTCTTTGCCGGCCTGTCCCATCCGCCGTTTTCCGCCTTCAATGATCGTGGCGGAATTTTCTACAATGTCGCTGTACACCACTGTTCGGTAATACTGCGCGGATTTCTTTTCCACATCCTGCTTCAGCATCACGCTAAACTTCTCCAGTTCACCCAACGCCCAGCTTTTCAGCCCGTGGTTATTCTGGATGATTCCGTTCAGCGCTTCCAGTGTCTCTTCAGCCTGGTCCTGTTTGTTCTGGTTGGTCAATATCTTGGCCGCATAAGTAAACACATTTGCCAAAACATTCCGCTCTTCTACGGTCAGCTCCTTTTTGTAGCCCGCATAGCCAGCCCGGTCTTCTATCTCGCCCCTCGCCTTGCGGAACGTCATTCTCATCACAGCCGGGGGCAGGGGAGAGACCTCTCCGTTTTCAGCCGCCAACACAGATTGTTTCTTCGCCTTTTGTTGGCGTGCCACCTCCTGGTCGCTGCGCTGGTTCGCGCTCAAAAATGCCCGTACCTTCTCCATCTCTTTGCGTGATTTGTACTTGATAAAGATATACAGATGGGTGTATTTCCGCACGCCTTTGGTTCGCACCGGCTCATAATCAAACCACAGGTCTGTCATCTCGTTGATTTCATTTTTCACCAGCTTCAAAACATTGCGTTCAAAGTCTGAAAAATTCGGGTACTTTTCTGTCAACGGTTTTTCGCGGTCATACTTGTTATCCACATCGGACTTTTTGCGGTTCATACCGCGCTCTTCTTTGGTCGGTACAGACAGCAGGTTTTTGAAATCATCAATGCCAAACTTTTTGTACTTGTATCCGCGCAGCTGGCTCCGCTTGGCGGGGAACATCCCCAGCACCTCGTCCGTCACCGGCTCAAACACCAGCCCATTGGCATATTCGTAGTCCCGGTTACCGTTATCATAAGATAAGATAATTTCATACACCCGCATGGAATAGGTGCTCTGCATCATCAGCAGGTATTCAATGCTGTAAGATGTGTAGTTGCTTGTCAGCTGGGCAATGTCTTTCCAAATGTCCTCGTTGAACCGCATACTGATGGTTTTACCCTCAGTATCAATAATCGAACCTTTGCGTACCCAGCTCATGCTCTTGTATTTGGTCGGGGCAATCGGCACCCAAAATGTCCGGTTCTCCAAATTTTCAATCGTGTGCTGCAAATATGCCACATAGGCCGGCTTTTCCGCATTCACACCTGTCAGCTTTGAAAAGTCGCTGAACGTAATCGTGTAATACTTCGAAGCATCCGTGTCATTTTTCTGGTCAATCTTGGAAAGCAGCATGAACAAAATTTTCTGTTCGTTGCGCGGCAGGGAATACTTGGTCTTCTGGATCAGGTCATTGCTCTTGGTGATGTAAGATCCAACGGCAAAAGGGGAGCCGCTCTTATTTTCCTGCTCCTTTTTCGCCTTAACCTCTTCGTCCGTCATAACCTCTCCGGTAATCGCCGTTCCTGTGCCTGCACGGTTTACTTTTTGGTCTTTCATTATTCTGTTCGCCCGCATAGCCTGTCCGCCATGTCAAGCTCAACCTCCAAATCACAGTGTATGTATCGCATCGCACAGGTGGGTATACCTAACGCATTATATCTTTATCTTACTCTATTTTTATCCGCTCGTCAAGCCTGATTTTTTTGCGCTTTTCTTCAAAACAAAACTCGTAGTAAATTTTTTTGCGCTTATTATTATTTATTATTTATATTTTATATTTATATTATATAAGGTATATTGCGAGTTTCTTTTACACAAGCTGCGAGGTTCTTTTATTCTACATACGAGTTTCTTTTATACTGGCTACGAGTTTCTTTTATTCCTGCTACGAGTTTCTTTTACGCAAAATCCTGCTTTTTGCTGTCAAACAACCTCGTAATTGCCGTCAAAAAATCTCGCAGTTCGCATCAAACAATCTCGTAATTCACGTTAAATTTTTTGTTTCCTGCGCTTTTCGTCAAACAAACTCGTAGTTTTAAGCCAAACGGATAGGGTAGGGGAGTGGTCCCGCCCCTGATTTTTTTATGCCTTTTCAAATCAAACAAACTCGTAGTTCATTTCGCTGCATCAACCATCCATATATGGCCGTCTGAACTATATTTTTTCAATCTTTTAGTCAAACAAACTCGTAATTCTGGCTATGGATGGTCATAAATCAACTTCAAGTCCTGCCATACGCCGCCCGTCCATACCATCCTGGCTTTATTACAATCGGTATTTTTTGCGCTTTTTCACCGTAAAAGAAACTCGTAGTTCAGCTCTGAATGCTCTGCCCATCAATTGGCAGCAGGGGAGAGGGTTTGATTTTTTTGCAGTTTTCGGCGTAAAACAAACTCGTAATAGCTGCAGCAGCCAGCACCGGTCGGATTCAATCTTGTCGCATGTATCATCTATTAATTCATAAACCGTTCATATTGGCCGTTTTCTCGGTTTCACACCCCATAAACCCATATACCAAAAAGTATACACCCCACATGCCGGCAATTCAACAAAAATCAATCCCGTCAACCAAATAACAACCGCGTACACATTCTTGGGTATAACTTTGTACAACCTGCCTATTGTATTCGTACCCACACCTTGGTTTCTTCACCAATCTAAAAGACGCAGCCGCTGCCAGAAAAGAAGCCGAAGAAATTCTTTACAATAAATTTTTGACGATAACGCCGGTTGGGAACAGCGCCTGGCAGACGCAATGGCTGAATACAAAAGAACAAGAAATAATCTTCAACTTCGCTAAAGCTTAATTTAGCGAAATATAGGGAACCCAATAAAATTTTCAAAACCTCCTTGACATATGACATAAAATGTCATGCGAACAGGAGGCTTTCTTATGGCTCTTACTACGGAACAGGTTTTTGCACTGGGTATTCTTTATAATAAGCTCGCCACGATTGTCTATGGCGAGGATGGCCCCAAGGCCAACAACCTCCAGAACGCCACCATGTATCCTTTAATGGAAGTCGCGCAGCTTATTCTTCGTGCCCACACAGAACACCGCATAACACCGGAGCTGGACCGCCTCATTGCTCTAACTTACTCCACAATTACCGAAGATGATATGCAAAACGAGTTTTCTAAGCTGCTTCCTGTCGAGTTGCAAGGCGCTTTCGCTCTCGGTTATTATCATGGTCAGGCCGAAAAGTATTCGGATATCAAGCCCATCGGCCTCAAAGCCATGCGTTCCCGTGCCAACTTGACAGCCCAGCAGGTCGCGGATAAACTCGGTATATCCCTCCGTCAATACCAACGCATTGAATCCGGCGAAAGCAAACCTACTGTTCAGGTTGCACAAACTCTTGCCTCGCTGTTTCAATGCTCGGTCAATGATTTATTTTAAGAGGTAGTTTCATGCTTCGTCGTTGCACTCGCTGCGGAAGTTCATTTGAAGGGCAAAAAGAACAGCGCCTATGCCCCTTATGTCGTGAACAGGCCGCTCATAAACCACGCATGATATCTCATGTTTGTAAGTCGTGTGGTGCTACTTTTACCGGTGGTCCTCGTGCATCTTTCTGCCCAGAATGTAAGGCGGAACGTGATAAGCAGGCTGTAAAAAAATGTCGGAACCTTGCTAAAAACAAGACCACTCGCCAAATTGGATCTACCGATATCTGTCAGCGGTGTGGCAAGCCTTATATCGTAAAAGGTGGACTTCAAAAATATTGTCCAGAATGCGCCCCGATCTCCTTAAAAGAAAAAACCGAGCCGTTAAAACGTGCCTGGGCTGCCAATTACCGTGAACAAAACCCAGACCACAAAAAGAACATGCAGAAAAACGGAACAATTTGTGTTGTCTGCGGAAAAACTTTTGCTGCAGTAGATCGTAGTAACGCTTGTTCTCCTGAATGTTTAGCAATTCTTAAAAAGCAACAGCAATACCATAAGGACATAAAACGTGGGCGTTATAAGAAATTATTAAATACAAAAGGAGAACCATCATGATAACTGAAATTATTGTAGGGGTTCTTGCCTGTACCTGTAGAACCTCGGAACATAGCCCCGTTACAACAACCTATTTTACATTTGTGTCAAATGATCCGTATCAGGCCCACCGTCTTCCGGCTGGCTTGGTTCTTCAAGGTCAAAAACCATCCGGTGTTCCCTGTAAAAAACTCGTCACCATCGAACTGCCGGATTATATTCATGATGCCGATAGCGATTTTGGCACTCACTATATCTCTGAATATTCCACCAAAGACGGCAACGCAAACAAGGTTTTCTTTTTCTGTGATGCTACCCCCGTTATGGACGGCTTTGAACCCGCAATCAACTCCGCCATTCAAACCATCAAGATCTCCACACCAACCCCATCCGGCAAGCGCGAGGATCTTCCCGCCAAAGTTCTTTCTGTCTCCGAACTGTACTGATACTTCTAACCGGCTAAAAAATAGGGAGCACCTAAGGTTTCAAACCAAAGGGACTCCCTATTCCTGTTTGTATAATTCTTTGCTGTTTTTACTAAAGCGTAAAATTTACTTGCCACTAGCTGGAAGGCTGAAGGGTGGCAAGCTGTCAACCTTAACGCTTAAACAAAAACTCCTGTATATCATCAAATGCTCGCTGCATCTGCTCCACATTGTCGCCGTTCAGGTTGTGCCCCAGCTGTGCAAATTCTGCTCGCAGCAGCATGTTAATGCTTTCATCCAGGCTATTCAGGTGCTTCTTCACACCATCCAACTGTTTGTCAAACGTGTCGCAGCGCCCTTCCACCGTTTTCAGCCGCTCTTCAATCTTGTCCATCCGGGCATCCTGATCTTTGTTTGGCTTTTTCAAAAAGTTGTTGAACTTAACCCCCTGGGCAATCGCATTCGAAATACTAACCACCGCCGCACAAGCTGAAAGCACCAGCATCAGTATGTCCTGCGCCGTAAATGTAAATACCGGGTTAGGCATCTGCGTTCACCTTCTCTCCGGCAGCAGCTTCACCCGCCTTCATCTGCTCGTAAGCCGCCTGGGCAATCGCACGCGCCTGCTCCTCTGTAATGGTAACGCCGGCCTGCTTGGCCACTTCCATAATCAGTTCTGCGGCGCGTCTGTTCTTTTCCTCGCCGGAAATATCGTTAAAATATTGCTTGATATATTTACAGGCGCTTAACCCCCACTGCATCAACAGCGGGTAGCCGCTCAACAGGTTCAGCGCTTTATTTACTGTCTCCTGGGCGTTCGGCAGCACATATTTGCCGACCATAAAAGCAATCACGCAAACCAGGCCCATCACAATATATACAACTCCCTGTTCCATACCTAACCTCCAATTTCTTCTGTTTCACTTGTCTCATCAATCGGCGTAAAAATTTCATCACCAGGGGGCGCATTGTCACCCTCTGTTCTTTCTTCTTCCGCTACTTTTTCCCTCACCTTAATCCAGGCGTTACACAAATTCTCTGCACTCATTGCCGCAAACAGACCAATATTAAAAGATGATTCCGGTAACTGTCCGGTCCTAAAACACAGGATCATGTATACAATCGCGTAAACAATCGTTGCGCCCATTGTAAAAACAATAATCTTTTTACTGAACCTCATCAGGCTCCAGTTTTCCTTCATAAAAATCACCTGCTTTGGCGGCACTCAGGTATGGCTCTTCACCGCTTTTTGGCTGATATAACCATAAACCGTTTTGAACCAGCCGTTCACGACCGTCTCATACCCAATGCAAACAGGCTTGCCGGTCTTGGCATCCGGGCTGCTGATCACCCCAACGGACTGGTACTGCATTCCGGCACCCTTACGCACATTCCATTTGCCGTTGTTCATGGTAATGGCTTTTGTCACAGTCTTTTTCACTGCCGGTTCAACCTTCGGCTCCTCAGCCGTTTCCTGCTTGTCCACCTGTACACTGTGCTGGTTTGCATTAGCCCACAAAATCACACCGCTGCTGGCCGGCTTAAAGTCGTCATCCAGCCAACATAGCGGGTTCTCGCGCACACCTTTCCAGCGCACCTCAAAGTGCAAATGGGCACCAAAACAGTTGCCGGTCTGGCCACTGTAGCCAATCACTTCGCCAGTTTTCACCTTTTGTCCAACCTTCACCGTGATAGAATTCAAATGAGCATACAACGTTTCCAGCTTGCCGCCTTTATACGCCGTATGCTCAATCTTCACCATATTGCCATAACTGTTGGTGTCGCCCTGGGTCACTCGCCCATTCCAATGGTAAACCACGCGCACCGTTCCATCTTCCGCCGCAAACACCGGTGTTCCCACCAAAGCGCGGAAGTCGATTGCCCTGTGCAGCGCCCCACTGTTATATTTCCAGCCAGCCGTAATCACATGCTGTGCCAATGGCCACCCAAAACACACCTCTCCATTTTTCAGCCGCATCTTCCATCAGCCTCCTTTTAACATTCCATCGTATTGTAAAGTAATTTTGCTTCACGGCTATTTTAGCTTAGTTAATAATCTCACCTCATTTCACAAGTACCCGGATGTGGTTTTCATCCAATCGTTCCATCACGCGGTATCCGGTTTCTGCTTTAGTTCCAATGCCATTATCATTGGCAGCACAAAATCCGTTTACTTCACAGGTGCCGTCGTCCACCACAACCAGCTTCCCCATCAGGCCAACAGCATCCCATTCCTTGCGCTGTCCGCGGGCAATATACTGTTTGTCATTATCATAGTTTGGATTCAACACCAGGCCGTTCTCTGTGGTGCTGTCATGCTTCAGTGCTCCAAAAATATCACGCTCGTACATATCAACCCACTGGTCCTCAGCAGTATCGCCCAGCACAGTCGGGCTACCGGATACAATACCTAAAATGTAAGTATCTTTGCTGTTTGCCAATCGAATGTATTTCCCATCCAGCGTCACAAACATGCCACGTCGATCTTCTCCGTCCGGGTTTCCATCCTGCCACTCAAACATTTCCGCATAATCAGCGCCGGAAGAAGAATAGGTACCGCCGTAAGCATTTCCGTTAGAAGAAATGCGAAAACAGTTACTTACTCCATCAGAACTTCCATTTCCAAAAATCAAAAGGTTTGTTGGCAAGAAAGTGCTACTAGAATTTCCTCCTCCATTGGTACTTTTACAATAACATCCTCCAACAAACCCGTTAGATACAGAGTTGCAGTAAAATGTCACATAACCGTTTTCTAAGGTAAGACCAGTTACATTATTATGGTCGCCAATAATTAAAGAATTATTTGGGCCTGCCGAAACCCCGCCTGAAGTGACTCGTCTAGCGGAATTATCTCCAAAAATTACATTACCATATTGATCTACGCCTAACGCGTTTGTTACATTGGTTTTACTAATACTAATCGTTCCATTATCAACGGTAATATTATCGCCAATCTTCACTCCACCCAAGGTAGAGCTTGTTGCGGTCGGCAGTGTATACGTCGTTACCGGTGTCATATAAATCTGGTTTGCGTTCAGTTTTCCAGAACTTTTCGCATTGTCATACTGGCTTTGCGTCAGGTAGTTAATTACCAAATTGTCCAGCTTTGTATCAGTTGCCATAATCATATACCTCTCGTTACAATCGCGCTGATCGCCGTCAGTCCACTCGGCAGCCCAGTCAGTTTTCCGTTGCTGATGCTTAGGCTCAGATTGGTGCTGCTTGGGCTTCCATACATTGCGCTATTGTAATACTTGTCACCCGCAAACGCGACCAGGCTCGTAGTCTGCTGGCCCCAGCCGCCGGAACTGGTCATGGTGCCGTAGCCCCAAATCTTGATTGCCCCGTCAGTGCGCTTAAAATTCACGCTGGGGTTGGTGTTCGTAATGGCGTATGCCTCCACGTTGTTATTGCTCTCGGCAGGCTCCGCAGTACCGGTAACGTTTACCCCCGCCGCACTCGTAAATGTTTTGCCTTTTGCAACATCCGCAGCAGTAGCGTTGCCAAAAAGAATAGCATCGGCTCCAAGCTTTATGTAACTGTTGTGCCGCATAATCTTGTCATCGTCAAAACAATGGATTTTTATGCTGATGTTATCGCTGTCGCTGTCACGCTTAATCGTGATCTCTTCATCGCCGGAGGTATAGTAACTTAGTGTTTCCCCTGCAAGGTATTCTGTCAGTTTGCCCGTAACTTTTTTGCCCTGCATATACGCCGTTTTGCCTTTAGCAATATCGCTTGCTGTTGCCGTAGCATCACTGGTATTCGTACCGCCAGAACTGCTGCTCCCAGCATAACTGCCTGTCACATTAAAAATCTTCACACCGTTTCTAATGTTACCGGCGGTCAAATTGCTGTCACCCTTAATCGTCTGGGTTCCATTCAAATACTGGCCGGATGCAATGCTCTGGTCACTGGTACCCGGCGTATAAGTCGCAGCACTCTTTTTCGTTACGCCGCTTCCCACATAAGTTCTCGATACTGCATTTACTGTAACCTGGCTCAAACCGTCATAGCCATTGTCTGCCTTGATCGTCTGTGCGCTCTCACTGGGGCTAACTGTCTTGCTCTGCAAACTCGCCCCACTAGCACCACCAGTCACAAAACCGCCTTGCATATCCACTTGCGTACTTCCTAAATAAACTCCCATATAAAAAATCACCACCTGCTAATTGTCACACTTGTTGCGCCCACACTAGCTGCCGTAATACTGATCGATTTCGCACTGCTGCCATCCCATGCACCCTGGCTTGTCCCGTTCAGGTTAATCGTCAAAGCTGCATTCACCTTGTTGGCGCTCGTTGCGGCACCGCCTGCACTGCTGGACCCAGCATAATTGTGGGTGTGGCCGCTTGCCGCCTTACCATCAATCAAGCCTTTCAATACCTTGCCCTGGTTTGCGCTCAGGCTATCTGTGTTCGAACTCGAAGTCAAGTTGTCCTGGATTCCTCGCCATGTATTTGCCGGCACAGCCCAGGTCCCGTCTCCACGCAAGTAATATGTCTGTTGGCCTTTGGCCGGTGCCGGAACAAGTCCTGTACTGCCCGCCACATCAGCGGTCGCTTTCGCAAATACGCCATAGGTTGTATTCGTATCCGGGGGTACAGCCCAGGTTCCGTCACTGCGCAGGTAACGGTTCGCATTGCCCGCCACCGGCGCAATCACCAAACCGGTACTGCCCGCTTCGCTTGTGGTCGCTCCCTTAAAGGTGCCATAAGTCGTGTTGGTATCCTGGGTCGTAATGGTACTGGTTGTACCGTCATCTTTGGTACAGGTAATCGTTGTGCCGTTTACACTCAGGGATTTAATTACACCATGAGTATGGCTGCTCGGTGTAAAGGTACTCGGTTTCCCCGTCACGCTGTCCCATGTGTGAGTGTGTCCGGCCACAGCATAATCACTGGTGTTCTTGGTCACAATCGTGCCAAATGCGCCCCTGTTGCAATAAATCAGGTTAGAACTTGTTCCACTATACGCGCCGTTCCAATAAGCGATAAAACTCATATCGGGCACATACTGCTGGTCGGTTGCCGCATCTTTCCAGCCACTGGCACCTTGTGCTGTCAAAGTTCGCACATTCTTGGCGGCTGCTGTCCCCAGCGCCGGGAAGTCTGTGATCTGGCTCTTGGTGTGTGTGTGGTTGCTCGGCGTAAATGTGCTCGGCTTGCCTGTAACATTGCTCCATGCAACAGAACTTGCCGAGCTTGCATTACCAGCGACAGAACCATGAAACACACCGTCCGGGCTAAAATAGCTTTTGAATGCACCGTTCTTAGCAATCTGCAGATAACAGTTGTCGTCATCGGTCAAGTTCAAAACAAGATTACCCTGATCGCCAGCAGTTGTCTGATAATAAATGCCAGCGCCATCCGTACTGCCACTAAAAGCAAGTCCGGCAGATGTGCCCTTATCACCAATAGCGGCAAATGTGATCGTGCCAGACATCGTGCCGCCAGCAAGCGGCAGATATGGATGGCTATGATTGTTTGCCTTTCCAGAAAGCTTAGAATCAATCTCAGACTCCGTATAATACCGGTCATCATGTGTGTGGCTTGATGCGGCATAGCTACCCTTTGGCTGATAAGTAGCGTCACCCTTGCCCTTGATGTAACTCCACAGGGTAGAGAATTTCACACGTCCAAAATTATTGCCGCCTTCCGTATCTTGTCGTACAAAGTAAGTGTTATCTGTAGGAATTGCAGTCCATGTAGTGGTAAGCGTTGCCAACAGACTGTTTGCCCCAGCCTCAGACTTATCCACCTTACCGTCCAGCAAAGCTTTAATTTTCTGCCAAAAATGAAGCAGACCGTTATAACTCAAAAATGCCATATTATTTCCTCCTATTCGGTATTCGTAATTCGCTCTGGTGCCTTAAAATCTGCTTTTGCTCTCAGAGCCTGTTTTTGCGTTTCTACACTGATTTTAAGATTGAAACCCACCAAAACATACTGTATAATGGACAATACGGAGGTGCTGACCTATGGCCAGACCAGCAAAAACCGGACGGTCAAAAGGCCGTCAAACAGTCCGTCAGCTTTGATCTAGAACTGCTTGCCCGCGGTGATAATGTGCTGGGCCAGGGGCCAGCTGAAAAGCACATCCTCATTTTCCAGTCTCATTCTTTCCTCCTATCCTGCCGCTTGCTGTACTTTGCGCCGACAAACCAAAGCTCTGCAAGCAGCACTCTTTCTGTGGTGGTATCAAGATCTTCATCTTCAAGTCTGCACAGCGCTGCATCCGCAAGCCCTATGGCCACCTCAAGCGCCGCGGCAAGCTCTTTCTCGGCGTGTGTCACAGCGTTTTCGGGCGCGGGCCGCAGATTTTTACGGCTTCTTCGGCGCTGATTGCACCGCTGTCCACGCGTTCCCAGATCTGTTCCGCTGTGATCTTTTTCATCCGGTATAATAGCTGCCAAATGTTCATGCTTCGGCACCTCCCATTACAATGTCTACAATATCAGCAAGGGCGGTTTCTACCGCGTCCATGCGCTGGTCTAGCGTCAGAGGCGGTTGTTCTTCCCATGCTTCCGCGTAGGTCCACCAGTCCGCCAGATTAGCGGTAATGCTTTCCACCGTTTCAGCTTCGCGATCTGTGCCCAGCAGTGCCACTGCAGTGCTGGCAATCCAGCACACGCCGCCTTCTTCGCCTTCCGGTGCTTCGGTTTTCGCTTGTACCACGTCCTTGTGCAGCCGCAGCCAGGCAGTGCCGTCCGGCAGCCGCTCCAGCTCCACAGCAGCGGGGGAGTGATCCAGTACTTCTGTGTATTTCATTTTACTCTTACCTCTCTTTGTCTTGCAGCAGCACCTACCGCCCACTTGGCAGCCTTGAAAAGGTGCCGCTGGTCCAGCTCGGCAGCTGCGCCGTTGGTTTTTGTGCCCACAAAATATCCGTTGTAGCTTATTAGGCGGTACGATCTGTACAGTGGTATGCGACCGGTCTTGCGCAGGTCATCCGCTGCCCGCAGGCTTTGGCGGCGTATCCGCTTAAAAATGCCGCGGCGTATGGTGGTGTAGGTGCGGTGCATCCTGTAGCCTGCCATGTCAAAACCAGGGCAGCCCTTGGCTGCGCCTTTCAGGTGCCGTCTGGCCCGCTCTTCTTCCACAGTCAAAAAGTCAACCCGCATCCACTTTGGCTTGATAGTCAGCCCCAGCACATCCTTGGCCCACTTCGTGATCTTCCGGGCTGCACTCTGCATATCCGCCCATCGTCGGCCAAACAGGCCCAGGTCGTCCATATAGCTGCAGCAGCGTTGTACCAGCGGCAGGCTGGCGCCTCTGCGTGCCTTGGCGTAGCTCAACAGCTGCCGCATCAGGTAGCTAGCCACCAAGTTAAAAAGCCAGGCTTCCAGGTATCCGCCAATCAGCAGGCCGCCATGGGGCGCCATGGCCAGCAAACTGCGCACAACAGCAAGCAGCCAGGCCGCGTGCGGGATCTCATGTTCTAAAATCCCCATCACTACCGCGTGGCTTGTGTTCTGGTAGGCAGATTTCACATCCATTTTTAGCCCATACCGCACACCCAGGCTTTTCCGCCGCAGCCAGCGTTCCACTTGTCGCTTTAATGCCACCTGGCCCTTTTCGGGTATGCTGGCAAACTGGTACGGCAGCAGCTTAGCCCGCAGCAACGGCTGCAGGGCCAGCACCGCCAGGTGCCCAAAGCACTGGTGCATGGGGCAGCAGTCGCTTAGTTCCCGCGTTTTCATGCTGATGCCGTCAATGCGGTAAAAGGTATGTACTGGATCCAGGTCCAGGTCGTCCGCTGTCCCGTCCATCAGGTCCAGCACCCGCTGTTCCATCTCCAGCGCTATGCCGTGCACCGCCTCCAGCTTTGCGTGCATTTCATTTTTGGCCGTTTCGGCCTTTAGCCGCCCATAGGCAACACCTCCATACTTTTGTGCGTCCGCCAGGTAATTCTTGCGGAACCATTTATCTTCAAAGGCTGCAATAGCCGCTTGTTCGCACAGCTGGTGCGTCAGCGGCAGGTATCGCTTTGTATGCATTGTCAGCCCTCCATTCTTGCTGATGTTCAACGGCTTTCGGTTGCCGCCCATGCCCTTAAAGCAGGGCGGGCAGTTTTCTACTACTCGCCGCCACGCAGGCCCACGGCACTGCGGCCAGACGCTCACTGTATGCCGGGCGTATCAACTCGCACCGGGCCAGCTGTCTGGTGTCGGTATTACATGATTGTAGCAGTCAACTGCAAGCGCGGTGCAGCGCTTATGCCTGTTATGGCTTTTTGTCATCAGCATGCCGCGGGACGCCGTTCCAGTTGGAGTTGCCGGGGCCATTGTTACCATTCGCGCAGGGCAAACCACAGTTGCCCCCATCGTTGAGGTTGCCGAAGCGCCAGGGCGCATACACACCGGCCCCGCCAGGGGAATTGAAGGCGGCCTTGACGTAGGTGATGCTGGAACCGCCGAACTTCGTCGGGATTTGTGCTTCAGCCGCCATTTTGTTCAATGCGCGGATATAGTTCCATCTCCACTCGTTCGCGTTCGGCAGGTCAAATTCGCCCACCTTCTGGTAGTTGGCCGTAATGCTTCCGGCCAGCTTCTCACTGTCCCGGCAGCTATACACATCATAGCGCCAGTGGTCATCGTCCACCAGGCTAGCCTGCCACAGCGGGTCAAGCTCTTCACAATAGCTGCCGATCTGCATTTCCATACCGGCAATGCGGTACGGGTATTTGCCGTTGGTCAGGTTACCAATGCAGCCGTCACTATGGCCGGGCAGTGCTTCGGTGGTGCCGCTCGGCCATGGCATCGTGCTGACCAACATCGTGGTCGTGGTGTCGATGGTACTTGCCAGGTCCAGGTTCACGGCTGCATACTCGGTATCGTTCACGGTCACGGTCTCAACACTCAAAATCTTGGCAATATTGAACACATCGTGGTTGTATGCCTGCTGTCGGTCGTTGTTCGTATTGCTTCCGCGTTCACCCAGGCACACGCAGCTGCCCACCAGCAGGTTGGCACCCTGGGCCTTGGTCAGCAGCACGCGCTTCACGCCGGTTTCGGCTACCGCAAGGGTGTACTGGTAGTCGTAGTTGGTGCAGCCTTCCAGCTGCTCGCTATTGCTTAGCGTCCAGTGGCGCAGCCGCCAAGCCATCAAGGCAAACTGGGTGTCACAATCGCACCACAGCCCATCGTAGGCGGTCAGCTTGCGGGCC